ATCCGTCCTCCATTTCACTTGTGTTTGCACCTCCCTTGAACGATTTCACGTATTCAATGAAATTGTTGTAATATTGATTGTAGTTTTTAAACATATGTTTTGGATGTGTAAAATTGATTAATATTGGTGCAAAGATATATATTTTTTTTCAAAAAAACAAGAAAATCTATTTCATTTTTTCCTAAATGTCTTATTTTTTATAAAAAGGATAAACTATGGATACAAAGAATTTGGACATTTTCATATGTACACATAAGGACTTTAAATGTCCGGTAACGAATGATGTCTATAAGGTGCTAGACATGAGAAATATTGATGCTAGCATGATGCATGAGGGCATTAAGAACAGCAGTTTCTATTCTGAGATTATAGGAATGATGTATGTCAGAAAGAATCTTGAACTTAAGAAGTATGTCGGGTTCTGTCAATATAGAAGGTATTTTTCATTTATGGATGAGATTCCGGACATGGATGAGATATGCAAGGAATATGACTGCGTCATCGCAAAGCCGATAAAGTTCAATGGATGTGTAAGAGAGCAATATGCAATATATCACAATGAAAAGGACTTGGATATTGTGGATGACATTATAAGGGAGAAGTTTAAAGACTATTATAAGGCATGGTTTCTGTATCTTAACGGCAGTATATTCATCCCGTATAACATGTTCATTATGAAGAAAGAGGACTTTATCGACTATATCGACTTTATCGAGGGTGTGTTGAATGAATATATCGATAGGGTAGGAAGCGATATCGAGAAGAGGATAGAGGACAATAAGGAAGACTATATCAAAGATTTCCCGCCGTCAAATTCAGCGGAATTCCAATATAGGGTCGGCGGATATTTGGCTGAGAGGCTTACCCCGGTGTTTATGATTAACAGATTTAAGTCAATGAAGCCATACATGGTAAAAATAACACAAAAGAAAAATGAGACTATTAGCAATGGAGAGGAAAATGAACCTAAATCAAGAGACAATTCAGAGCAGCAGCAAGAGCAGCCTAAAACAAGAAAAAGAAGCAGAAGTAAGAGTAAAGGTGAGTCAGTACAAGATGTTGAGCAACACACTGTGCGAACTGATGACGAAAAGAAAGCCACAAAACGTGGTAGGAAACCCAAGAGTGATGGAAAAACTAAGAGCGGAACTAGAGGAGACGGTGAATGAGATAGAGGCGTTGAACAAGGAAATTGATGCACTTGAGATTACCAATGACTCCAAAGAGCCAAATGAAGACACTTCTTGGAGAATTATCCATAAGTTGCTCGGTGATTCCGTGTCAATTGAATTCTCTGACTTGATTCCAAGTGAAATGATTAACTGCTTGAGTAGGCAATGTGGACCAAATGGGTTATATATGTCAATCACGGATTTTGTATGTGAGTACGGACTAACCGAGAATGAAAGCGTCAGATATTCACTCATTGAAGTCCTAAATGACATCAAGACAAATTCCGGTAAGTTTGATATAACAGTAAAAAGACTTACAACTGACGGAAAGGTTCTATGCTATACTATTTTCAAAGATTGTGAGATTACTTCAATACGTATGTCTGACATAGGTCACTCAATAGACGGATTTTCAAAAGTTGCTGTCTATGTTTCTTATGGTGATGAGGTAAATGGAACAGTTAACTAAGAGAAACACGCAAGCAAGTGGAAAGAAGAAGAAAAAGACCCTGAGGCCCAAAAGAAAACACAAGCAATTATATGGAACGTCAAAGTTGGAAGAGGATTTTGCAAGTGACTTCTTGGATAAATTGGGTGTCGAGTATGAATATCAGTATGAGGCCAAGGATATTGGGCGGTTCTACGACTTCAAGGTGAAGGACGGCCCAATAATAGAAATACAAGGCTCGTATTGGCACGGTGACGCTAGGATATATGAGGAGAAGGACTTGAATCAGATTCAGAGAAAGAACATGCGTATCGATGAGTATAAGCAGAAATGGGCACTAATGCACGGCATTCCAATATATTATATATGGGAGAAGGATATCAGAGAGAATCCTAAAATGGTAATGGATGAACTGAAGAGAATATTATATATTGAGGATAAGAAGAAAGAAACGGCCACGAATAAAAGAAAAAGACACGTTAACAAGATTAAGTAAGAAAAAAATGGAAGCAAAACTATTTATACAATATTATACTTATGACGATGATGATAAATTCGATGCTAGCAGCGACTATTACAAGGATGGTGAATATGCCAAACTGATGAATAGCGAATATGAGAAGAGCAAAGATGTAGTCTTTGAATCAATGTCAAGCGGCGGAAAGGTGAGCAAACCTTCGGCGGGGTCATATTGGGAACAGTATGGAATATCTGCACCAAGCCAAAATGATGATAAAAATATACGCTATTCTAGTACGAACTGCATTCTCTATAATGAAAACGGCGAGGAAGAGAGTGTTGACGGCATCATAGACCATTATGTTGACCAAAAACCGTTTATCGAAATGGTTGAAATCGATTGTGACAGCAGTGAGGATGAATTCATATCTGAATTTTCAATGTGGCTGAAAGAACATAAGAAAATATCGGAATTCATGGAGAAAAACCGTGTGGGTGACGATGTTGTTTGGAAATATGAGCCTAAGCGTGACTTGAAACTTAGTTTCATCAACAAGGCAAATGAAGAGGTATATGCTGCCCTAAGTGATTGCAGGGTTATGGATATTATTGACGATAAGACACTTATTGTTTTTATTGGCAAACTAACGTTAGTGGATAAAATATAAAAATTTTTATGGCAAAGAAAGTATTGACAGAAGAGCAAGAGAATGAGATAAAGATGCTCTTGGAAAATAACAAGATGTTGGAAAAGACAAAAAAAGAGGCAGAAGAAAGGGGGAATACAAAGTCTGTGAAGCAGATAGAGAGGGCGCAGCAAGAGGTAATCGAGCACATAAACAGTATAGACCCTATGGCATTGACATCCGCCTCAAATAAAAAGAACAATGTGCAGCAAAACTTGTTCAATGACTCCGATATGTCTATTTTCGATATTCTTGAAGAGAATAATAAAGTAAGGAATGAAGAAGCAGTAAAGGTTGACGAAGTAAAGGCTGAGGAGGATTTGATTGAGGAGATAACGCCGAGTGAGACAACAATTTCAACCGATTCGACGTTTAATAATGTTGAACAGACGCTTCAGTATGACGTAATTCAGTTGCCTAGCAACGGACAATGCTATAAAAGTAAGGTTGATAGGGTTCCGGTCGCATATCTGACGGCATATGACGAAAATATTATTACGTCCCCCAATCTGTACAAGGACGGACTTGTAATCGATTATTTGCTGAAGAATAAGGTTGTTAACAGTCAGATTAAGGTAGATGACTTGGTCAGCGGCGATGCCGACGCGATTATTCTCTTCTTGAGGGCGACGAGTTATGGCCCGGAATTCCCGATTGTCGTTAATGACCCCGATACCGGTGAGCAGATTGAGACCACGGTTGACTTGTCAACGCTTAAGCCAAGGGACTTTAAGTTGGTTGGTGATGAAAACGGGCATTTTGAGTATGTCACTCCGATTAAGAAGGATGTGATTAAGTTCAGATACCTCACTAGAAAACAAGAGAGGCAACTTAAGAAGGTGACGGAACTTGAGGGGTGCGGAACAAAGGCCATGATGCTTCAGAATGAGATTGAGACCATTAGGGCCGCAATGATGAACGACAAATACATTTCAGAGAATGACAAGAAGACATTGAGGGCTGCTATGGCGGCAATGTCCAAGTGGTCCACAAAACTAAAAGAGGTGAATAATTCTGAGTTTATCAAGGTAATGACCAATAACATGCAACTTCAAATTGTTGCCGTTAACGGCAATTACGACAGAGAATTTATTAGGAGGTACATTAACCAAATGCCCGCAAGGGATTCGTTGATGCTGAGAAAATATATAAACGATAACAGACCCGGAATTAATTTTGACATTAAGGTTGAAAGGCCGGAGAGTCTTGGAGGTGGCTCCTTCGAAACCTTTCTTAACTGGGACGATTCTGTTTTCCTTAATATCGCCGACGTATGAGAAATACCTTAAGGATGAGTTGTTCGCATGCAATCAATTTTTAAAGATACCATTCGATGTTTTGGACAAAATGCCGATAATGGACCGGAAATACTACATCAATAAGTATATTGAGTACATGGAACAGAAAAATTCGGCAATGGAAGGCAGCGGGACCAAGACTTCAACTGATGACATAACTTCATTTACGGACATGAGCCAAGGTTTGGCCTAAATTCTTTAAATATTTCATAGTTTCGATGGTGATAGATTAATTATCTGTCACCATTTTCTATGGGTTAGCGTTTGCCATACTATTGTATGTTTGCCTTAGGCTGTCTAGAGTTTGGAACACCGGCCTAATGGTATTGTTGGTTATTCCGTCAATATTATACTTTCTGTTCTTTGAGTTGTATTCCCTTTCCCATGTTTGAAGCCTTTTCATACATTCCGATAGTTTTATGGACTGTATTGTGTTTGGGTCATATTTTGGCTTGAATTTGGTGCCGCTATTGCCGCCTAACTGCCTTTGTGTCCACCTATAACCACTTCTAACATCATTGGCAAAATTTCCACCCATTGCGGATGGTATTTCCAAACCAAAGTCACGTAGGCTTATCTCATTTATATTGTTTGCCTTGACACATCTGTTAATGGCGTGGATGGTTTGTGCAACAAATATGTTGAACTCATTGAAAAACTTGTTTAAATACTTATCCAATTTCGTGGGGTCAATTGAGGTATTCATTCTATTTATCAATGTATTCAAGTTCACACCAAATTGTTCTAGAGAACTAATGTTCTCATCCAATATCATCATTTTATGTATTTCTTCTCTTAATATTTCTCTGATTGTCATTTTAAAAACGTATTTTCTCTATAAATATCACCTCCAATAAAAATGAGCAACCAAAAATTGATTGCTCATTTCATTTGAGGGTGTTGAGCGTTCATAGTTATTTTTGTACGAGGAAACCCACCAATCTTCAGTTGGTGGGAGGAATCGCACATTTTTATACCTTTTTTTTCTTATTATTAGTAATTTTTTAACTTTTGATACTATTTATATATATAAATACCTTCACTAAGGGAAACTATGGTAATAAAGACCTACAACATAAGGATTAATGGTGAACAAGGGTTCACGGCGTTTTGGCTCACGCTTCTGCGTGAGACAAGGGACGCATATAACCTCTGTTCCGACACCATCATCACCGAAAAGGTGAAAATAGGTCTGACAGCCATTCACAACGCTTGTTATGACAAACTGAGAAGCAGTTTCCCTTCGCTCCCTTCACAAGCCATCATACGAGTGCAGAAAGAAGTGTTGCAAGCGTTTAAGTCAAAAAAGACAAACAAGCACAAAGGCTCTGCGCCGCACAAAACTTCACTGTCTCTCACTCTCGACAAGAGGCTTTACTCGAATTTCACCGCTGAAGGTATATCACTTACAAGCGGAAAGTCAAACTGCCGTGAACGGTTCACGTTCAAACCGTACCAAAAAATCGCAGAAATGTTTGCAACGTCAGTTGCAAAAGACCCGACGATTTTCTACAAGGACGAGTCCTTGTGGCTCTCCATACCGTTCGAGGTACAAGGGATAATGGTTCAGAATGACCGCTCCATAGGTGTAGACCTCGGCATGAAGAGGTTCTTCGTTACCTCTGAAGGCAAGTACTTCCAAGACAAGGAGTACCTTATGCAAAGGAGGAAACTGCGTTACCTCAAGAGGTGCTTGCAGAGCAAGAACACCAAGGGCGCAAAGTCCCACCTAAGTCGGATTTCGAGAAAGGAGCACAACATTTCAAAGAACGAGTGTTACAAGGCGGTCAACGCCTTGTTGCAGTCCACGGACTGCGGTTACATCGTTATGGAAGACCTATCCAAGATAAAGGTTAAGACCTCCAAGAGCAAGGACGGTTTCAAGCGCAAGAGGCACAACAATGCATTATCGCAAGTACCGTTCTATACATTCAAGTACATACTGACATACAAGGCAACGCTTGCAGGCAAGCAAGTGGTATCAGTTTCTCCGGTCAACACAAGTCAGAATGACTGCCGCAGTGGTAGCAAGAACGGCACCCGCAAGGGGTGCAGATATTACACCAACGATGGCTTTGTCTTCGACGCTGACTGGAATGCGTCAGTTAACATTGCACTTCGTGCAGAACACCCAACCTCGACACCTCTTCCGATTGACGGAAGACTTGTTGCCTTGGTTGGCAGGGCACCGTCAACTGCCCAAACGCTCAAAACACGCTAAAGGTTTTCTGCAAGCCCACGAATCTTTAGTTCGTGGGTAGTTGACCAAACTAGTGCGAACATCTTCCGATTAAGTAAAGCGTTCCCAATATTAATACAATTCCGACTATAGACCCGACTACTCTCCAAAACAGCATGTCTAAAAATTCACCGATGGAATTAAATTCCCAAATTATTCCACCCCATTCTTTGTAAAACTTCATATTATTATATTTTTAATATTTTTTTGCAAAAGTACCATAAATTCATTAAATGGGCAAATTTTTTGAGTTAAATATTGTTAAACGCTTTTAAAACCAAAATTTTGATATTTATATAGGAAAATTGGTTTATATATGTGGGCATTTTTAAAAAGTATAATAAGTTTGGTTGGTGGTCTCGGTAATGGGGTGCTTCAGACGGCCTTATCCATTATGAAGGAAGGGTCGCGTGCTGCTGTACAGTTCCACGAAGAAGCCATTTCATTCAGTAGAGATTTGGGTCTTGGACTCAGACAGTCTAATGCGTATACCAAGGCATTGACTGAAGATACCGCCAAGTTAGCAAGGACATATGGTGTTACCGCTAATGCAATTAAGGAGGTTCAGAGGAACATTGCTGATGCCACCGGTAAGCAAATCCTATTGAACACTGCACAGAGGGAACAGTTAGTCCAAGCCAATAAACTTGTTGGTGCACAGACGGCTGTTAGGTTCGAGGAAACCATGATGAATGGTTTCGGTGCACAGATAAATACTGTTTATGGTGCCATCGCAAAGGCATATGGTACTGCGGCAAAGAGTGGTTTGGCGGCGCAGAAATTCAGTCAGAAAATAGCCGACAACCTTTCAATGGCCAACAGACTTAATTTCAGAAACGGAATTGACGGTCTTATTAGGATGACCGCAATGTCTGAGAAATTGGGTATGAATCTGCAATCTGTCGAGACTGTTGCAAACAATTTTATGGATTTGAGCAGTGCCATAGAAAAATCAGCAAATTTGCAGATGCTTGGTGGAACCATAGGTGTATCATTCGCCAATCCGTTGGAGGCAGCATACGAGTCGTGGTATGACCCGGAAGCGTTGGCAAGAAGACAAGAGAATGCCTTGAGGGGCATGGCAACGTTTGATGAAGCAAAGGGTATGGCCGTGATGGGTGGCATGAACCAAAATATCCTCAAGGAATATGCCAATGCGTTGGGACTCAATGCTGAAGAGGTTATCGGAAATGCCAAGAAGATGGCTGAAGTATCATACAAGGAGAATAGGTTTGCATCAGATTTAAACTATTATTCCGGCGGTAATGAAATGAAGCGCAACCTCATATTGAACCAATCTCAAATTGGTATTAACCGTATGGGGCAGCGTGAGTTGCAAATCAACGGAAAGGGTTTGGGTGAGATAAGTGAAAAGGAATGGAGGGACATTTTCGAGTTGTCCGGAAAAGATGATACCGAACTCTTGAGAGACCAAGCGCAGCAACTTAGGAGCATAAACGAAAGTATTAGCGGTGGTCTGACAACGACAATCGCTAGTTTTGCCAAAGGTCTTCAGTTTGATAAGAATGCCGGAGACATCATTAAAAACATAGACCGGTTAAGTGATACGACGAAAGATGTTGCTGAGAACTTGGGCATTGCCGTTGGCGACTTACTTAACAGATTCTTTGCTACCATTGAATCACATAAGGGGATTTTCATTGAAATTAAAAATGGCATAATAGCGTTGTCCAAGGCGACAACCAAAATTGGTGATGCCATTGATGAGGTAAAAAAGAATTCAGCGGCAATATTGGCAATATTAGCCTTATTTAAGTTTAGGCGTTCCATATTTGGCGGTGGCGGTGCAAGTGGTGGTAGCGCAGGAGCAGCCGGAGCAGGAGCCGCAGGAGCAGGAGCAGCCGGGGCAGGAGCAGCCGGTGCTGCCGCAGGAGCAGGAGCAAATGCTGTAAATGGTAATCGTACACCGGGACGGTGGGAGTTAACAGTAGGTCCAAATAAAGGTAAATATACTAAGACTGTCAACGGAGAATGGTTAGACAGTGGTGGCAATGTAGTAACAGACCCGAAAACACTAAACCAACTAGAAAATCAAACTAGAGCAATTAAGGCCGGTTCGGTTAAAAAAGGTGGTACAGGTGCTGCCGGGAGCACAACCGGAAGTACCGCAGCAAATACCGTCGCAAAACCATCAGTTCTAAAAAATAGTCTTAAGACCGGTGCAAAAGTTGGTGCTAAAGCGGGTGCCGTTGCTGCTGTCATAGAGACCGGATTTGCCGGATATGAGACTTGGGCCAATAATAAGGAATATAAGGATAAAAAAGAAAAGATACTCAATGATAAGGAGTTGACCCTAAATGAGAAGGCACAAAAATTATCTGAAGAGAAACTAGAAAAGCAAAAGGGTAACAGAGGCGCTTGGGGTAATGCTGCCGGTGCTACTGCCGGTGTCACTATAGGTACTGCTGTGGCAGCGGGTATTGCGGGTGCTATAAAGGGTGCTACAGCCGGTGCTACTGCCGGTTCAGTCGTACCCGGTGCCGGTAATGTTGCCGGTGGTATTGTCGGTGCTATAGGTGGGCTTGTGGTAGGTTCACTAGGGGCATGGCTCTTAGGTAATGCCGGTCGTAGTATAGGTGAGAGTATGGCAAGTGAAAATAGTGCCAAAGTCTCACAAGATGAAGTCAAGAGAATGATTGAGGAGAACAATAGGAAGCAGTTGCAGTCGGCGGAACCACATGCACACAGTGGTATTGTCGGCGGAACTTCTTATTCCGGAGACAAAGTCCTAACTAGACTAAACAGCAGGGAATTGACTTTGAGTATGGATGACCAAGTATCACTTTTCAATTTCATTAAGAATCTTCCTACTTTGTTGAGGAAAGTGGGTGCCGGTGATAACGTTACATACTATAATGCCTATGATTCTAGCAATAGGTCATTCCATAATATACAGAGCACAAAATATCTCACGGACAGAATATTGTCAACAATGTATAATAGTCCGTCGAATGTGATTGCGTCTGCATTGGAACCAAAAAACATAATTCCGACACCGTTTGGCGGTAATAGTTTCAGACCAATACCAAATGGAAGTACCGTAGAAAGATACAACGAGGTCAAGGAAGTGTCTGTAAAGGACATTAATCTGAACGTCAACGGTACGATTAGGCTAGATTCCGGTATCATGTCCAAGAGCATAAACATTAACGAATTATTAAGTGATACATCATTTATGTCATCTTTGAAGGAGATTATTAAGAATTCAATAAACAATGATATGAACGGCGGAAGGTTCATGAATGATAATGCAACATTAAGAGGTGGCTTGACTACCGCGACTTATTGGGGTTAAATAGAAAGAAGTTAACATATGGCAAGTTTTATAAAAGAACTCGGTTCGACATTAAGGCAAAAGACGTTTGATACCCTATTAAATAGGGACTTTATAAGCAGAAGTATAGGGATGAACAGTTCCTATGAAGTCATTATGCTTATTGTTCAAGCATTGGGGCATGAACCGGTCAGTCTTTTGGGCAAGGATTTCCTTTATATATATGACCACGTCAGAAGGAACCACAACATTGGGACGAATTCAATAAATAATGAATATAACTGCCCAAGATTCACATTTTATAAGGAAAGACCTTCCATTAGATTTGCGGATGTATATAATGACCCGCTTAACCTCTTGGACAAGTGGATGCCGGATATTATCATAAATGATACAAGTGGTAAGAATGAACTGATATCATATGCTGAATCAGACGATGATTTAGTAAATAACAGAGAGGTTAGGAAAGCGGGTAATGATATTGATACCGGTAATCCGGGTACAAGTTATGGTGCTGTTTCTAGTTTTGAGTATAAAATTGACAATTCTTGTGATTTACTTAAAAAAACTAATGATAACTTTAGGAATGGTAAATATAGAACCTTGATTGCAAGGTTCCATACAAATTCGCAAGACAGTAAGGAATATTCCGAAACGCAGAGTGCAATATCAAAATATGGTATGTCACACGGAAGAAACTTATTAAAGGGTAGTACTGATTATAAATTCGGTTATGATAATCCGTATTGCCGTGTTTGGACTTATTTTCACCAATACAACCAAATGGGAAGAGCAATCAGACCATTTGATGATGACAATGAAACCGGAAAATACGGATATAAGGGGATTGCTAGTTTTCGTGCCGAAAAAGATGAAAAGTTCAATAACGGCCAAGAAGGATTGGGTGAGTATGGTGTCTTAAATTATCGTAGTGGATTGGTGAATATTGCCCCAAGCAATGAAGACAAGGTTGACATTAAAAAATGTATGTTTTCCATTGAAAACCTTGCTTGGAGGAATAAGAGCACGGCATTTGACACATATGACGAAAACGGGCTTTCAAAAGAGCAGAAGGGTCCGTTTGGCGGAAGAATTATGTGGTTTCCGCCTTATGATTTGTCCTTTAGCGAAGACGTTAGAGTTAATTGGAATTCAAATCAATTCATAGGAAGAGGTGAGAAAATATACACATATACTGACACGGAGAGGAGCGGAAACTTGTCTTTCACCATGCTGATAGACCATCCTTCAATGATAGACTATTGGGAAAAGAGGGACAGCGGTGCAAATGATAAAAAGTCAAGCGGCACTGATGAATTCGTAATTGACCGTGACGAAGACCAATTGTTACGGTTCTTTGCCGGATGTGATGTCCTTAACGTTAAGCCACAGAGATACAGTAACCCAAAACAAGTCGTGGTTAAAAAAGAAACCGACGTTGCAACAAATAGTACTGTCGATGAAGGGGATAATGGTGGAAAGAAAACTATTCAGTGTGTTCTCTATTATCCAAATAACTACAGTGGTATTGACGATGTAATTAACGGCCCAGTGGACCCAATACTCTATCTTATGAACGGTGTCGGTGCACAGAAATATATTGACGTAAGTGATGAAGATAAAATACATAAGGAAATTGATATTGAGACCACCATTAAGGCGAGACCAACAGTAAACGGCAATTCTTGTGGCGGTTATGAGGTCATGGAAAGTGAGAGCAGCGGAATTTCAATTGTTAATGCTGTTTTGGAGAAGAATTACGAAGTATTTCAATCTACATATGCCGTTAAAACCGGTAAAACTGACTTGTGCGGCCACTATTTAACATCATCAAATGGTGCTAGTGCGGTTGAAGTTAGTTATGGCAATGATAGTTATATATTGGCAAAACAATTATATAGGAATAAAGAAGGATATGCCATTTTTAGGGACGGGACTCATCAGATAATACCGACTTCAAAAAGTGATTTGACAAAATACTACTATAATAATTGGTATTATCGCGTAGATAAGGAATATGAAAAACAAGTATTGACCCATGATGATAGTTATTTGGATGTAAACAGTAAAGGGTTAAATAGTAAACATGGTTATAAAAAATTAATAAATGATGCTGAAACCGCGAAGGCGTTTGGATTTGATAAAGATACAACAACACTGATTAGTTTCGTTGACTTGTTTATAGCATTAGGGGACGAAACAGCAAAAAACTTATTAGGTGATTATTCCGAACCTAGCAATGTTGACCGAGTAAAAGCAATAATGGGTGTGGGCAGTTCATCAAAATATAAGATAACATCTATTAATTTTGAAGGTCATGCGTCATTACAAGGCTATAATAAGACTACCGGGGAGGAAATCTATAATGAGAAATTGGCTGAAAATAGGGCAGAAACCTTAAAAAGGTGGTTAAAGACACATTTTAAGAATGATGCCGTCATAAATGGTACAGTCAAATCAAAGAAACAAGAATCAAATGGTCAAAACCATATTAATATTGGCGGAAACAGTGAATTAAGTACCAAACTATGGAGAAGTGCCTCCGTCATAATTGAATATGAAGAGATTGGTATTTCGGATGCATCTGTAATGAAGGATTCTACTGATGATTCTTATTCGATAAGCATACCAAACAAGGAGTCTAGTCCACAAGAAAGTATTGTGATGATACAAGATAACGGTTCTAACGGTGGAATACCAAACAGAACCCTAAACACCATCATCAATACAACACAGTCAGACGATAATACAATGAATGCGGAAGAGACTGACACAGAACCAATTGTAAAGAGATATGACAACGAGGGTGAATTCTTTAAGAAGTTAAGCAAGAATGATGCATTCTTGCATCACTTAATAAAGGATAAGATTAAATATTTCGACCCGGCATTTCACTCAATATCTCCGGAAGGGTTCGGGGCTAGGCTGACATTCTTGCACCAATGTACTAGACAAGGCCCGACAGTTGGTAACTCAGACCAAGGTTCATTGACTGCGTACAACCTTTCGTTCGGAAGACCGCCGATATGTGTGCTCAGAATCGGTGATTTTTACTACACGAAAATTGTGATAAATCACATATCGTTACAGTATGACAGTACACAATGGGACTTGAATCCGGAAGGTATTGGCGTTATGCCAATGTTTGCAAAAGTAACAATATCCTTCCAATTCTTGGGCGGAAGTGACTTGGCAGGACCGATATCTAGGTTGCAGAATGCAGTATCGTTCAACTATTATGCCAATACTAGTGTATATGATAATAGGGCTGAGTTGGTAAATTATACCAATGATGGAAGCGGAAAAGAAACTAACTTTAGACCATTCGTCTATCCGAATATAAACCAAAAATAACATGACATCATATAACAGATACAAATCTTTCATAACGAACGGCACCTTTAAAAAAGTGCCGTTCATAGAGGTTCCGGCCCATAACACTGACATATACGTAAACTATGAAGTCGGAAGGACTAGATTGGACTTGTTATCATATCAGTATTATGGGAACCCGAATTACGGGTGGCTGATATTACAAGCAAACCCTAGTGTCGGTTCTTTAGAGTTCAGAATACCGAACAACACTAGACTAAGAATACCATACCCATTGGAGAATTCAATTCAAGGTTACGAGGCTAATATTAAGAGATATAATAACTTATATGGTTTAAATGATTAAAAAATATGCCAAATCCACATGCAAGTGTAAACTACGTTGAACCAAATTTGACCCCGTTTAATTCAATGTCCGGAGATATGAAGTATGACAGAATTCCGGACTTGGAGGACTATTCGATATATTTGAATATAGGGGTAGAAGTTTGTAGTAGGAAAAACATATCAAACGACAATAAAATCACCAAGGAGGTCATCATTATGGAGTATCGCGCTTCAAAGAATGATGACAAGGGTGTTGTTAACTTTATGGGCGGTACTAGGATGGAAACCCAAGATAAAGACAGCAATGGTGTCAATTATTTGACATCAAACTATGCTGATATGTATGTCGATGACTTGATAGACTATGGCACAACTGAAATGATTGGTATCAAGAGCCTAGATATAGAATACAAGAAGGCTTGTGTGCCCATAATCAATATAAAATTTACCGATGTAAGGGGGCTTTCACTGTTTCAGCCCACTGAATTGAATAGAAGCAATTCATATTTTGGTATTGGTGGGTTAAGTTCGGACAACATTGCACAGTCATTTTTCCAATGTTTCTTCATGGTACCTCCACCAAGATTTACAATGACCATTAAGGGGTTTTACGGTAAACCGGTCACATATGAGGTCTTATGTGACAAATTTGAGACTAGTTTTAATTCTGAAACCGGTGATTTTGACGTTGACACTAGGTTTATAGGGTACACGTATTCGTTTATGACCGATATTGTAATAGATGCATTATTGGCCGCTCCTTATTCTGACTATGGCGGCAGGGATGAGTCGGATACATACAACAACTATTGGCAGCAACAAATTGAATCCGGCCGTTTTACAATACCAAACAAGGAAAAGACCAAAATGGACAATATGCCGACACTTCTTGAAATATATAACACTGTCAAAAGCATTATGTCCACAAAGAGCGGTGTTACAAACGCCATAGATGACGAAGAGTTGAACCACAAGAATGAAATATCAAAACTAGCATTAATAAAGGAATCATTTGATGAATGGTATGAAACTCTTTATAACGAGTGTGTAAATAAATTCGGAAAGGAATATTGTTATCTGTTCAAGAGTACCGGCTATTATTACAGATTACTCATTTTAACCACCAACAACACAGATTCTAGTGCAAATACACTGTCAAGCGTGTATGATACATTTAGTGATAAGTTCAAGAGTCTCAATCAAGACTTGAATACAACCATAAGTGAATTTAACACGTCAAAGGACAAGTTCATGACTCTCAGTGGTGTATCCTCTGATTTTTCAGCATACAAGATTTTTTCATTATTCAATGCAATAACACTTATGTATGACGGAACACTGAAATTTAATGGTTTTAGTTCAACGTGTAATTTACCTAGGGAGGAAGTGTATGCAAAACTGAATAGTGAAAATAAGAATTTATTTGAGTTGATATACAATGACGGAACTAACCAATATCTGAATTGTTATGTTGTCAATGTCGACTATAGTATGATAGTGAATAGGATAAATTCATTACAGTTGGATGCAAACAAGAGTTCAGAGGAAAAGGAAATGGAGCGTAAAAGGAAAGCCATTAACGAGGAAATGTTCAAACGTCTTAATTGGTATCCTTCCGTATCTAATTTCAGCAAAATAATGATTGCGCACTTGGAAACCTTTATGAAGCAACTATATGATTGTGTGAACAAGTGTGGTGACAGAAGGGCAAGTCAGTTGGGTGTGGATGCCAATGGCAACCTAGACATGAAAAGTATCGACAAAGACCCTCAGATACCTCCATTCCCTAGGGTTTATAAGAGTAAGATGGGTGATGACCGTTTGGTCACAAATGAAGATATTTGGGTTGGAGAATTCACGGACGGAATCGGTTTTGAGGAGGTTAATTTCATTAACGGCTTGTTAAATGGTGCTTCAAAGGTCAACAATGAGTATAAATCTAGCGCACAGCAATATGGTGAGGCGAGCAGAGAATTACGCGGGTCATATAACGGAGAGACATTTATGACACATCCGTTGTCATCTTTTGACCTATACACAAATAAACCGGTATATGACTTTGCCGGTGACATATCAGATGGTGTTCCAAACGGTTATGTATTGGCCGGAAAGATTGCCATCAGAATGTTTAATATCCTAGCCGTGAACTATTTCAAGAAGGAGTTGGGTGATTTGTTTGACAATAATATCGGTAGGATTGGTGCAATTGAGGCGGATAATTTCTTCGATACGACTAGGATTACCAATAAAAAATTAATGGAAATGATTTCTAACCACACTTTCAATTCAGCGAGTGTGATAGACATTATAACCAATAAGAGTAGTGACCATCCTTGGGGCAACGAACCATTGTTCAAACCGGGGGATGACTTGGTTTTCAACCGTTATTATGTTGATAAGTTGAAGGAAAAGTTTTATATTTTCCCAATACAAGATATTTCATTTGAAAAACTTGATGAGACGCTTAAAATGGTGAGCCAAGAAGGAAAACTGACCAATTCTAACGGAAGTATATCATTAACTAAGATTCCTTCAAACATAGTGGATAAATATGTCAATGAAGATGACTCATTCGGATATGGTTCTACCTTGATACTTGATAACCGGTCGATAATAGAGGACAAGATTAATTCGGCGAACACATACCCTAGCGATAATTATTATCAAATCTATTCAGCCATACAATCCGCAACATCCTATGATGAGCAGTTTGCCATGACTTTCATACATACGAACAATGAAGATGGAAAGGCATCATCCGTTACAACCAAGATACCGACAGATGGCATTAGAAGTATGCGGCCGATTACAGAAAGTGATGACGTTGCCAAGGTGAAGGTCATTAACAATAAGGGTGAGGAGGATATAATCGACTTAATTAATACTACGTCATATAACTTCTCTAGTTTGACAATAACTGAAATCTTCGGTATTCATAAAAATTCCTTTAACTTGGACAAGAGCAACAGTTTCTATTCTTGTGCCCTTAAAAAATTTAGGGAGGGGAAATGTATGCTATATCTTGGCCTTGGTGTCGGTGGGTACAAGTTTGAGGCTGAAGTGATGTTGTTGGCTGAGGCATTAATATGTATTGAATTGAACAATTCGGCAATTGTGGATTATTTGCGTAACCCGCACACCGTCACATATGTCCCTAGAATAGTCGCATTGCAGATTGGTGCGTTGATATTCGTCACCGGCGGAATTCATGGTCCGACGAATAAATCTCGCGTATTAAATACTCAAGTTGGCTTGTGGAATTATGCCAAGTCGCTTAGTAAGATGGCAAAACACCAATATGAAAAATATTTCATAGATTGGATTACTGCACATAAAGCATATACTAAGGAAATATTCGATGAGAGCAATTATCTCAAAACGGATGATAATTCATCTAGAATGATTCTCAACCAAAACAAGCCATTCGTAAAAGAATTTACGAACGAACTGCTTCATGTGGTATGCATCGTCCGTCTTTCTCAGATGTACGATAACACCAATGACAATTACAGATTAAGCATAGGTAATGTGAGGTCTTATTTAGACGGGTTCTTGGAACGATTGGCAGAATTGTATAATTCATATACGAACAACAATAACAGCGCAGAGAATTCAATCATAAAGACCTCGAAGGAACCGTCCATAGTAAATGTGGAAATGAAAAAGGAACTCTACAGATACATTAAGCAAATCTATGATAAATGGGTACCGATGTCATCCTTTGATGATTGGACCATAGAGTCATTCTTTAACACTAGCAGTGGCGAAACTGAGGGTCATAAGTTCTATTTCATAGACTCGTACTATAATGATATAGGGCATAAGTTATTGATAAATCCTCTTGTAATATCTGAAAAAATCGGAATATTACTATCAACTCCGGATATTAATTCAATGATGCTAGGATTTATGGCTGATATGTTTTCGGCAAACAAGGCAATGTTCTTGACCATACAGAATTTCTTTGACTTAAAACAACCTGGTTCAATGGATGAAATGTTTAAGCCGATACCATATGTTGACTTGTCAATGAATAAGGTCAATAGGTATCCTAGTTTTGTCGTGGTTTATCCGTATCAGCCTTCAAAAAACTTGGATGTAACAAACGGTGAATATAAGAATGACGGCTTCATGCTCAATGATGAGAATGAGACACCGATTGCAATTAGGACAAAGTTAAACAACGAAGACGGACACTACAGAATACCGGCATTCGGTGTGGCTTACGGTAAGCAGTATCAGAGTTATTTCAAGAGGGTAAACGTGAATATGCAGAGTCCAATAGCAACGGAACAAGCGATAAGGATGAAGCATTCCATAATTCTTGGTCATGCGACAGCGGGAAAAATGGGCATAAAATCCCAAGACATGTATGACATATATGCTTCTAACTCATACACTTGTACAGTTGAAATGATGGGTTGTGCATGGGTTCAGCCATTGATGTATTTTGTGTTATTGAACGTACCAATGTTTAGGGGTTCATATTTGGTCTTGAGTGTAAAACATTCGATGAGACCGGGTGATATGACAACAACCTTCACCGGATGCAGGATGTCAAACGTATCAAACACGTTGGTAAGTGAAATATTCACGGATGACATGATTGATTCAGCAGACATACAATACTATGAAAGTGAGAAAAAAGAAGAATTGGCGGCAAAGGTTGATAATGACTGCCCGTATAAGGTGTATAATTTAAAGGACACGGCAAAGAAGATGACTGAAGCGGAACTCAAAAAGGGTGTTGAATTAATGGGAAAATTAAGTGAAGACTTTCCCCCAATCGCCGCTGCCGGTATTGTCGGAAATATGTTCCAAGAGTCTAGATTTAACTATAAAGCATGTAACAAAGACAATAATGGTTATTTTGTCGGTGGCTTATTCCAATGGAATGATAAATATTGTAATCTAACAAGAATGTGTGATGGTGATTCTAATAACTATGGACAACCCGGTGGTACAAGGAAATTCAAAACATTAGATGAAGTACGTAATGAATTAAATTCAACAACACAAAGCGAGGATTATCAAATAGATTTCATGAAGAAAACGTTAAAACCATCTGCTCGTGAGGCATTAAGCGTGTCTACTAGTCCGTCTGATTCGGCTAAAAAGTTTAATGATGCATATGAAATTGGCTCAAGTGAGAATAATAGGATGAATTACGCCGAACAAGTGTATGCCTTCTATCAGTCACAGTCTTCTGACAAAGTTGTTGATTCTTCGTTTGATAATACAAAGGAAAAACTCCTATACAACAGATTCTTTGAAGTTGTAAATAAGTCTGCAAAGGAAACACCTTCCATTGGTTTGGAACTTGTAAGCGGAATAACAGACAACAATTACTTGGAAATAAAGCAAGCAAACGGTAGGTGTGACAAAATGTGTAATGTTTTGGATTTAATTCTAAACAGTGAATACTACAATTATGTCAAAGAATTGAAATCCGTTTATTCTAACGGAGGCTTAAATGTTGATTCTTCACCCACGGCTATATATTGTTTATTATCCAATACGGTTGAACCAAACAATAAATCCGTGGTTGTTGAGGTAAATACGGAAAAACAAGTTAGGGAAATCCCAACCGGTGACGGAAGTTCAAATTCATTATTGCTGAAGTCTTTGGCAAAGAGGAGGAAGAAACTAAATAATGACAAATACTTTAAATCAGAAGTAAAACAAATAAAAGATATTAGCGCTTTGGATAAATATATGTGTAATGATTGTGCTTCTCAGACGAGAAATGATGGTTGGACCGGTTCATTGAAGGGTTATAACGGTAATGTTAAAAAGGGTTCAGACCTTTATATCATACTTGATGTTGAGCATGATGGGCTTGCATTAGATTATTTGAATTCCGATAAACTTAAAAATAATTACAAACTTTTGAGAGAAAGTGTAAGTGGGTCGGCTGCGTATCGTGGGTGCTGTACTTCCGGTCCAAGCACATGGTATGGTCGGGTCAAAAGATTCCAAGGAAAAGGTAAAAGTCTTCTTTGGTGGAATAATAAAGACGTAACTGATAGTGACCATAATACAACCGGCAAGAATTTCAAAGACAGAGGTTTTATTTTAGTTTGGCATGGAGGATTAAAGGACGCTGAAAAATTATCAAATAGTTTGTTCTGTCCGGGTGACATTGCCACATTCCATGTGTATAACGGAAAGAAATCTACATCACATGGTGTTATGTGGACCGGTAAAGATTGGCGTAGCGATTGTATACAAAACTCTTTATCGTGTTATAAAACAAACGGCAAGGATAGAGACGGCAAATATTCGGTATGTATATGGAGACACGAAGGTTTAATCCGTGAAGGTCTTGATGTTGACAATGTTGATGATTTACTTAAAGAAGTCTCTTAATAATTTTGTTTTTTAGCATTTTTTATATATTTTTGCATAAAATGTGAAAAATGATGAAAATATTAGGCTATATTGTTTCCGAAAAAAAGATAAAAGGATTGGATTTTTGTGTTAAACAAGTTGATAATATCGGGCTTGCAGACAGAAGCAAGCCCGTATTAATCGTTGGTTGGGACAAGGCAAAGGAACAAGGGGACTATACCAACATTTTAAATAAAAAATTAGGTGATAACTTGTTTTGGACTTTCGGAAAAACAGAAAGTCGCTCAGACTTTGAACTCGATTTGTCTAATTTTTATAATTATATATATAATAATATAATAAATAATATTAAGTATATTAATATTAATATTTTTAAGATAAAATATAATAAAATAAAAAAAATATTATATTATATATTATATTCTAAAGAAGATAAGACTATTTATATTAATAATGGGATGTTATATATACCATTTAAGGGCGATATTATAGGTGTTTCGTTGAGAATTATGGAATACTGTGGGATGAAAGAAGAAAAAATACTTAAGAAATTAACTTCAAATCCACATAATAAAATTTGTGACAACACAAGCAAGTCCATCCTTAAACTTTCAAATCGCCTAGGAAATAATAAGTACGTTATACCGTACTTAGTATGAATAAAATTTGAAAAAATGACACTAAAAGGTAATATAATAGGAATTTTTATTAAGAAAAATAGAATACTTTCATTTTTAGAAACCCTAAAACACAAATATGGTGTCGGATACGATAAAATTTTTGTACATGAAATAGACACCAATAAATACGAATACCTTGTGACCTTCAAGGTCTTTGACAAGGAAAAATTCATTAAAGAGATACCCGGATGTTCCGTGATGCACGTCAAAAACAAGTGCTTTTTCTCAATAAACGCATTAAATAAACTCATTGAAACGGAAAAGGATAACTCAAACCAACCTAATAATGAATATGTTATCGATTGGGATAATTTAAAAAATAAGTTAATTATAACTTCAAATAATGAATTATCAATTTCTAATTTGACCAAAATAGACGATTTTTGTTATTTTTTCAAGTAAAATAGTTCAATAATTCTTAAAATTTATAGATAATATACTATTTATAGGAGAAAAAATCTTTATATAATGGGAAAATTCATACTTAAGCATATTGATAACAGAAAACCGCAAGTAACTAGGACTGAAAGTGCTAGCGATTCAAATAATAAAATTAATGAAGTTGTTATGACTACAAGTGAAAAAATAGCAATTGCCCAAGAGGTACTTAACGGGCAACCCCAAGCACACAGTGTAAAGAAAGTGAAAAAGGACAGGGGTCTTATAGAGAGAACGGAGAGTTCAAAGATTGTTCTTACAGAAGATAATAAGGAATTATTGAACGATTAGTATAGATATGGCAACCAACGTAAAATATCTTAAAGAGAATAACTTATATGATGCGCACAAGCATTTCATGGAATTGAGTGAAGCATATCAATATTTTCCGGAAGACTTGGAAGAGGCTGATGACGATATGAACCAAAATCCAATGGATAACCAAGACCCAAACGGAATGGGTGGTGACATGGGTATGCCCCAAGACCAAAACGGAATGGGCGGACCACAAGACCCTAATGGCATGGGCGGCGATACGGGTATGCCACAAGACCAAAACGGTATGGGTGGTGACATGGGTATGCCCCAAGATGACCCAAACGGTATGGGCGATGATATGGGTATGTCTCAACAAGGCGGTCTTGACACCCCTCCAATGGGTGAGATTGAAGACGATGTCCAAAAGGAGGATGAACCTAGTGACACTATCGACATAGATGACCTTACCAAGGCGCAAGAAAAGTTGAATGTCAAACAGAACCACGTAGGAAGGGATTTGGTAAAGGTTGACAATAAGATAGAGAAACTTATTGACACTCTTACCACGTTGCTGCATAAGGTTGATGACAATAACACTGAGATTGAAGCACTCAAGGCCGAGTTCGAGAAGAGAAACCCGACACAGACGGAGAAGTTGAATCTCCGTTCATTGGATTCTTACCCATTCAGCGTCAAGCCAACGGATTATTGGTCCAAGAAGGCACTTGAGGGTGGTTATGAGGTCTATGCCGATAATGATGAGCCGACAACGAAGGAATATGTCATCACCAACAATGACGTTGATAATCCTTCGGATGACATAGCAAATACCTTTTTCAACATTGATGACGATGATATTCAGACATTATCAAAAATTTTCAACATATGAGGAAAGTAATACTTAGAGAGGAATCATATAATCATTTGATTAACGAAATAACTTATGGAATGGTTGATAGGGCTTATGAAAGGTCTTATCAACTGTTCGATGACTTGTCCACTAGGTTTGACGAGTTCTATTCATCATTGAACGAGGCGTTATACAATTCAGAAGACGGTAATCCGTATTTAAGTCAAATCAAGGAACTTGCAGACAATATCCGTGATATCCTTATTAAAAAGGATTCACAGCGTGACAAGTTCAACAGAGAGGCATCAAAGGTCGATTTCCGTAAATTCAACAGAAGCGAGGAATCCAATGAGAATGACATGGATGACTTGGACTTGACTTATTTGCAGAACAAATATCCAAAGCATTAACTCAAAAAATTTGAGTTAATGTAAGGATTTTTTTACAATTTTTTTTGTTTTTTTAACATTTTTTATATATATTTGCACAAAGATAACTTAAGTACGTTTTGACGTACATTTAAAATAATTTTATAATAATTTAATTTTTTTTATGGATGAAAAGAAATTTGTCATTAACATTGACTATGACGCTGTGAAGGAACAGTACGAAGAAGAACAAAGACTTTATTCCCCCAAAAAGACAACAACCTTCGACGAGAAGAATTATCTCCAAGCGAGACTTAATCCCGGAGAGAACCAAAAATCACTTACCATAAGACTTTTGCCCTTTTCAACGAACGGGGGCGACGTATTCCAAAAAGTGTACGCCCATACCTATAAGGTCAACAAAGAGGTTGCCCCTAGCGGCTGGAAGACATTTATATGTCCGAACCACAACACCAAGGACGGGGAATCGTTCAATGTTGAGGGATGCCCGTTCTGTGAGACGGCTGCAAAGGCCAAGGAGTTGAAGAATGCCGCATTGGATGAGGCAACAAAGAAGAAATACGGTGAGGTTGAGTTTATGAGCCGTGTCAAGACAATGTGGATTGTAAGATGCATCGACAGAGACCACGAGGAAGACGGTGTAAAGTTTTGGCTCTTCAACTCCTCAAAGAAAAAGGACGGTGTTTGGGACCAAATCAACAACTTGGCCAAGATTCGTTCGGCTGCGGCTGAACGCAAGGGCAATAAGTATAATATCTTTGATGTGAATAACGGTCTAGACTTGATTGTCACCCTTACTAGGGATGAAAACAACAAGACAAGGATTCAAGTTGTTGATGACGGAACGCCGTCACCATTGTCAGATGACGTTGATTTGGGAAACTCTTGGCTTATGGACGAGAAGAAGTGGTACGAGGTATATACGGTCAAGCCATACAACTACATGTCCATAATCGTAAGCAACGGTGTCCCGGTGTATAACAAGGAACTTGGAAAGTATGTGGACAAGTATGCCAACAATGAGGCACGGCCGCAGAGTGAGGACTTGACAAGCGCAGAGGACGGCGACGAGCCGATTGACTTCTCGAAGATAGTATCTTCCGGAGACATTATCACAGACACTACGGAAAGTGCAACGGTTCAGAGTGAAGCACCAGTTTCCGGAAATAATGATGATGAAGACTTGCCGTTTTAATTACCATGACACCGGTTCTTAAGTTTTATTTCGGTCCAATGTCTTCATCGAAGACACTGCGTCTCTTGGCCCTAGCACACGATTTCGAGGAAAAGGGGATACCCATCTTGGTACTTAAGCCGTCCGTTGACAACAGAGACGGCTACGGCGTGATTAAGTCTAGGGCCGGACTTAGCAGGGATTGTTTGATGGTGGATGAGTCCGTGAACATCTTTAATATGGTTGAGGATTTATACAGAAGAAGCCTACGTGGTGAAACCATTACTAGTGAGGGGCAGACCACACAATCTCTGAAATATGTGTTCATTGACGAGTGTCAGTTCTTGACGGAAAAACAAGTGGATGAATTGTCCGACGTTGTTGATTTTTTAGACATTAATGTCTTATGCTTCGGACTGAGGACTGATTTTCAAAGCAAGTTGTTCCCGGCATCAAAGAGACTCTTCGAGTTGGCTGACGAGATAGAGGAAATCAAGTCCGTATGTGACTGTTGGTATCGCAATAATGTCATTAACGCAAGGTTGGACTCTAACGGTAGGATTGTCACGGACGGAGAGCAAGTCTTGGTCGGAGGTGATGACAAGTACACACCCATGTGCAGGAAATGTTGGAAAAACATCATCAGAAGGAAAAGAATGAATGATAAACTGCGCACGGCAGTTGTACATACGTAATATTTTAGGACGAGCAGTCGTTCATCAAAAAACAAAATTTGAAGAATAATTTAAGAAAAATTTATCTGTTATGAAACAACCCATTAAAAAGAAGGAATTTCAGAAGCCTAGCATTGCTAGCATAAAGGAGAAACTGAATTTAACAATTAAGTCAAGCGATGACTTGGTAATGTCTTCAGCAGACAAACCAATGGACTTCATACCACTACCACAAGCGTTTGCAGATGCCGTTAAGTTACCCGGCATCCCAAAAGGCTACTTAACCATCGTAACTGGGTGGTCAAACACCGGAAAATCCACAATAAAGAACTGTTTAATAGCATCTTGCATAAATAATGGGATACTTCCGGTTATATATGAGACAGAGAATAACTTCGATTTTAACTATGCCATTGACTGTGGTGTTAAGGCAACCCCGGTGTATGGTGACATTGAAGTAGAAAATGTTGACACCGAGACCGGTGAGATTTATGTTGAGACAAGAAAGGAGATTATTGACTACGAGGGTGACTTCCTATACTACGACAGCAAGAAGTTGGCTAGGAATTTCGGACACATAGACCATTCGACCGGAAAAGAGGTAAAGACGCGCAGAAAGACGGCAGTGTTGGAGGATATTGCTTATTCAATGAACACAATTCTCGACATGCAAGAGAATGGAGACATTAGACAGCCAATATGTTTTATATGGGACTCCATAGGTTCCATCGGCTCCTATAAATCTTATACAAGCAAGACCGGAAACAATATGTTTGATGCCGGTGCCATAGCACAAGCATTTAACAGCATAATCAATGACCGCATCCCATCCTCAAAGAAAATCAGTGAGCCGTACACAAACACGTTTTTCTGTGTGAATAAGATATGGAATGACTCCATGAATTCAATGGGCGGGGTTCCATCCATAGAACTAAAAGGTGGAAAGACTATGTTCTATGGTGCTAGGCTTATCATTCATTTGGGTGGAATCGGAAAGGCTGCAACTAGGAAACTTGAGGCAACCGCAAAGGGCCAGAAGTATGAGTACGGAATCATAACAAAGATTAGGGTCACCAAGAATCAATTACCAACCCCTTATAACATCACGTATGAAGGTGAAATGGCTTGTGTACATAACGGTCTATGCTGCGTAGGTGACCTAGACGCTTATAAAAAGACGTATATGAAGACCTTCCTAAAGAAACTAGAGGAAGACCTAAATGGTGATACCGTAGGTGAGGATGACGTTAAATTTGCCGAGGAGGACACTAATGACTAATGGGAAAAAAGATTGATACTCAAGAATTTATAAGAAGGTCTAGGCTTGTACACGGTGACAAGTATGACTATTCAAAGACAAACTATGTTAGGGCAAAGGATAAAGTATGTATAATTTGCCCTAAACATGGTGAGTTTTGGCAATTTCCATTTAATCACTTCTATAATGGTGGCGGATGTAAGAAATGCGCGATGGAAGCACTGACCTCAAATAAGCCGAAGACACTTGAACAATTCATATCCGATGCAAGGAACGTACACGGCGACAAGTATGACTATTCAAAGGTCGAATACAAGGACTCAAAGACAAAGGTATGTATTATCTGTCCAAAACACGGTGAATTTTGGCAAACACCGGATGCCCACATAAATTTTAAATGCGGTTGTCAGAAATGCAAGAGTGAAAAAATAAAGGCGATTAAAAACAAAGGAATCAAAAAGTTCATCGAGGATGCTAGGGCCGTACATGGTGACAAGTATGACTATTCAAAGGTTGAATATATCAATACCCATGAAAAGGTTTGCATAATATGTCCTACACACGGTGAGTTTTGGCAAGAGGCGAAACTTCATATCAATGGTTGCGGTTGTCCTAGTTGCGTAAACAGTATGTTGGAGAATTCGGTTGAAACGGCATTAAGGGAAAATAACATTCAATTTGAATTGAGGAAATATCACCCTTGGCTTTTAAACGAGAATACGAATTATCACTTGACACTTGATTTCTTCCTTCCAACACTGAATACCGCCATTGAATGCCAAGGAGAACAGCATTTTGTGCCGATTGACTATTTCGGAGGACAAGAATCGTTCGAAAACACCGTGAAACGAGACAAGTTGAAAAAGAAACTATGCGATGAGAACGGAATATCACTATTATATTATATGGATGAGAAATTCAATGAGTATATGAATGACGGTGACATATATTTCAACTCAATTGACGCTTTAATAAACTATCTGAAATCAAAGATGTGATGTATGGCAAACAAGATTAATTATTATTGGGCATGTGAGTTCGTCGACAAGGACGGAAATTCACAGTGGAGGCTGATTGCCGCAACAACGCCGCTTGGTGCCAAGAGAAGAGCGTTTGAGATTGGTTTCAACCGTAACTTGACACCAAAATATGAAACGATAAGAGTGGCAACTAGCAAGGAAATTTCTGATTTGAAGAAGAAAATAAAGGAAAAGGTAAAAAAGCGCGACATTTGATTGCGCTTTTTTTGTTTTTTTAACATTTTTTATATATATTTGCAAAAAATTAATTAAAACATTAGGTTATGGAAGTTACATGTAAGTTTTTTAAAGTTAAATCATTCGGTGATGATACGTTCTTTGTGGATTCCGTTATTCCGTCAATTGACTTGGCTATCCGAGAACTTGAGGGAATCTTGGCCAAGGAGTTATATTGTTCGCATTTTGATGAGGACGGGGTGGAGATTGAGGAGCCTGACATTAACTATGAGAATGTGTTTTGTGAGGCTTTTGACTTGGCGTTTGGTGGGAACAATATCATAACGCCTAGCATACCAAAGATGATATTGAACGGAATAGTCAATGATGACATAAAAGAATATGAATTAATCGACATAACGGATGAAATCGTTAAAAAGTTTTTCGAAAAGGTGAACATTAAGGAGATTGAGGAATTTATATTGACACATGATGAAGATGAAATTGCTGAAAGATATAGTGCCGATAAGCGACATATTGAACAGTTTTGGTGGTGATTTATGATAGGTTAATAATGTTTCAAAACGTTAAAATATTGATTTGAATGAGCAAGATTGTACTTGAATCGAAGGTGGACGCGGATGATTATTGCGAGTACCTTTTTAATAATTATGACATTACACTTAAGGATAAGACTAGGACTGAGGTTCCGCTGCCGTCCAAAGAGGACATTGATGAAATGAACTCGAGCCATTGGAACATAATGCTCATATGTGGGAACAGCGGGAGCGGGAAGTCAACGATATTGAAGGAGGCGTTCGGCGGCGTGAAGCCGATTGAGTATGACGAGAGCAAGGCAGTAATAAGCCAATTTTCCGGGTTTACCGTGGATGAGACTTGTGACTTGTTGTTCAGTGTTGGATTGGCTTCCGTACCGGCATGGCTGAGAAAACCGCACGAACTATCAAACGGTGAAAAGGCTAGATTGGATTTATGCAAGGCCATTTATGATGCCAAGGGGCGTGAATTGGTTGTCATTGATGAGTTTACCTCCGTCGTAAACCGTTCTTGTGCAAAGTCAATGAGTTTCGCCTTGCAGAGATACGCAAGGCAGAAGGACCTCAAATTTGTTATTGCGTCATGTCATTTCGACATTATCCCGTGGTTGCAGCCGGACTATGTCTTCAACTTGAACCATGTTGATGGGAACGGTGACGTTGAGTTGGAAAAAATGGTCTACAGTGACGATGACGAGTATGTTACGGGTCAAAGTGTGTTGGATGAGCAAATATTAACTAAAGCAATGGAAATTTAACCATGAAAATGAATATTAACGAGGCGGTCAAGTTGCTTGACGGTCATAATAAATGGAGAAGAGGGGCCGATATTCCGATGGTTGACGCGAAAAAACTAGGAGAGGCCATAGACATTATTGTTGATTTTTTTAGAAACGAGGAAAATGGCAAACAAGATAATTGAAGAATATAAGAGAAAGAAGGAAAAGGAATTGAAGGAGCATCCGGAAAGGTTTAAGCCACAATGGCCATATGAGTTATTCGGTGTTGAGTGCGGTGAGGGATGGAAACATCTGTATGAACCGATTACGGAGTACATTGAGAACTATAATAAGACACACGAGGATGAGCCGATTGAAATCCATCAGATTAAGGAGAAATTCGGTGGTTTAAGGTATTATACCAATTTCTACACCGAAGAATTGAGAAAAATGATTGATAAGGCGGAGGAGGAATCTTTCAAGACTTGTGAAGTGTGTGGAAAACACATTGACAAGCCAATCATTGAGAACCGTTGGGTCTATGCTGAATGCAATGAGTGTCACAATGAACGATTGGAAAGACGAAAAAAAGCCTTTGAAGAATTTAAGAGGAAGGTTGAGGAACATAAAAATGAAGAAAGTGTACATAAGTCACAAGAAGGGGGAACGACCGGAGATTAAACTTACCGTCAAGCGCGTTGAGTCAAGCGCGTGGTCAATTTTCAGTTCTCATCACTATTTGAGCACAAAAATAAATAAGTCTTGCAAGTGTCTTTTGTTTGAATGGGAGGGCGTTCCGGTGGCATTTGCTGCAATACTTAACACACCTAGAAAAGGGGTACCATATGGATGTTCGTTATCAAGGCTCGTTGTGCTTCCGGACTTTCAAGGTTTGGGATTGAGCACACGCATATTTAATTTCTGCGGCGGAATCGTCAAGTCACTTAGCGATGAGGAACGTGACTACAGAATGTACATTAAGGTCGGATATAAGAAATTCGGGGAAGCGTTGGATAGAAACCCCAACGTGAGGTCTACCCAATTTGATGGTAAGGGTAGGAGGAGGCAAGATTTTGACACGAATAAATATGCTAACCGCATGGAGAGGGTTTCCTATTGTAAGGAATATATCGGGGAGAGTATAAGCGGCTATGAGGATTTGCTTAAACCAATTAAGGAATTAAGAGAATATAAAAAAATAAGTTTATGAAGCAAGTGACAAGACAAAGACAGAAGGATGATACTAAGTTTTCCTTGGTGGTAGACGGCAATAATCTTCTAAAGATTTCTCTTGTTAACGATACAATGAACAGCAAGGGAGAGGAATATGGTGCGGTTATTTCGTTTCTGAGAATGTTGGGCAATGTCCTAAAGAAGAAGGATTTTGACTATTGCGTTGTCGCATGGGACGGTGAAGGCTCCGGTGTCTTGCGTTGGCAGATTTATGAGGACTATAAGGCAAACAGAGGCAAGAAATATTGGGAGTATGACCCGAACCTAAGCGAATATTCTGAAAGATTAGTCAAGTATCAGCAAGCACTGATGAAATATTCAAAATTAAAGAAAGGTGTCGAGGATGAGGATATTTCCTTTGAGAGACAAAGAGCCATCATAAGGTCCATATTGGAGGAACTGTGCATAAGACAGTACGTATTTGACAAAGTCGAGGGTGATGATATAATCGCGTATTATGTTAAGCATAAGAAGGAGAATGAGAAAGTTGTCATAATGTCATCGGACAAGGACTTGACACAGTTGATATCGGATTCCGTAATCATATATAACCCTAGGATAAGGGATTTCATCACAAAGGACAATTCGGTGGAAAGGATTGGCATAACCCATCAGAACGTTGTGCTTGAGAAGATTCTTTGCGGTGATTCTTCAGATAATATAAAGGGCGTAAAGGGATTGGGTGAAGCAACCCTTATTAAACTCTTTCCTTTTATAAAGGATGAAAAAACCGATTTAAAGGCCATATTGGAGCGTTCAAGGTCTTTGTTGGAGGAGAGGGCACAGAACAAGAAAAAGCCCCTCAAAGCGCTTGAAAACATAGTTAACGGGGTCACTGACGGGTGCCAAGGTGAGAAACTGTATGAGATTAATAAGAAGATAATAGATTTGTCTGAGCCGTTATTGACAAAAGATGCCGAAGAATCCCTCAAGAACGAATTATATGGCATTATGGACACCTCAGACCGTACAATAAAGAATGTGTATTCAATCATAAGGGATAACGATATGTCCGAATTGTTTGACGAAAGCAAATTCAGTGAAATATTTTCATCTTATGAGAGGATAAGGATGATGGAGGAGAGAAGGTTTAAAGAATATTCTAAAAAATAATTTACAATTCCCTTGTATTTTAACATTTTTTTATATATATTTGCATTAGTTTAACGATTTTTAACTATTTTATGTTTAACTTTTAACAAAAATTAATATGGAAAACAAAGAAAAGGATTACAAAGAAGAGAGGTTTGAGTTTACCATTTATGTAAACGATAACATCATTTGTAAGAGGAACTTTAGGATTTACAACTACATTGAGAACAGTATGCAGTCCATAGAGTTCAAGGACAAGGTTGATGAGATTGTACGGATGATTGACAATGACTTGAAATCCAAGAGCCGTGTATACACTTGGTTCTACTACAATCCGGATGACTTGATTGAGGGTGATGAGTTCGATTCACCATTGATAGACCCTTGGGTTTGCACGTTTAAGATTGTTATCTCAGATAACAAGAATGACGTTATTACGAAAATTTGGGACGGATACGCCTACCCAAAGGCTGTGCGTGACAAAGTTGATTTAAGTAATAAGAACGTTAAGGTGATGAGTGACGGGCAGTTATACGTATATGACAAGGATAGTTTCTTCAAGGCAAATGAGGGTAGGCTTTCTTTTGAGCACGAACTCCTAAAGGCCATGATTATGGACAAACAAGATGTTTTATTACAAATCACCAAGAAGATTTGCGAGGCTTGTTCACCTTCAAAGGATGAAATCAAGGAAGTGAACCAAAGGGGTCATTTCGATACAAGGGACAATACAAAATACTTGGTAATGAAATACACTTTGGTGGATGAATATGGAAATGACGAGGTAACCAAGAAGGCTACCGGGGAAAAGTTAAAGCCAAAGAGGTATGCTTATAGTTTGCAGTTGGCAAATAAGAAATTAGAGAAGGATTGGGAGAAATATACACAGAAGAAGACTGCGAAATATTTGAAGGAATGGTTTTAGGTTTAATTTTTTAAAAGTGTGTTATGACTCAGAAAAGAAATGACTTAGGTTATCTTGGTGAAGAATTCCAATACCGCTTGACACACGAGTTCATGGAAAACCACACTTTTTTCGAAGACCTAAACTGTATCGTTGACCAAAATATGTTCACTGACCCCAACCTTAAGGTCTTTATCGGTGTTATGAAGAATTATTACAACACAAACGGTGTTGTGCCTTCATATGAAATGATGGACGTTGAGTTGAGGAACACGTCACATTCTGAAAAGGAATTGGAAACCTTTGTCGCCGTATTGGAAAAGGTACGCAATACCAAGGAGGACGGGTCAGAGAGGATAATGGAGTTGGCCGAGAAGTTCTTCAGACAGCAGAATATCGTCAAGACCGCTAACGAAATACTTAAAGTGGCTAGCAACGGTGACATCAATGAATACGAGAAATGTGTCAACTTGTTGAATGATGCCATGACGAAGGGCGTTCACAATGATTTCGGTGAATGCGTATTTGACCACATAGATGAGGTGTTGTCGGATGATTACCGTGAGCCTATTCCAACCGGAATTGATAAAATAGACGAGACACTAGAAGGTGGGTTGGCAAAGGGTGAATTGGGTGTGATTATAGCACCTAGCGGCATCGGAAAGTCATCATTGACCACTGCAATGGCATCACATGCAGCCTTAAGCGGCAAGAAGGTGTTGCAGATAATCTTTGAGGACCGAATAAAGCAGATTCAGAGGAAGCACATCGGAAGACTTGCGAATATCGAGGCAAAGGACTTATCAAAGAAGGAGAATATCGATAAAGTTAGGGAAGTCATTGCCAAATACGAGGCAGACGGAAAACTTCAGAATAACCTTAGGATTGTCAAGTTCCCTAGCGGAGAGAAGACCGCAAGACAGATAAAGTCCTTCATACAAAAACTCTCAAATAGCGGATTTAAGCCGGATTTGGTCATAATAGACTATTTCGAGTGTCTTGCACATGAGCCGGACAAGGATTCGTCGAATGAATTTGAGAAAGAGGGAAAGACAATGAGGTTCTTTGAGGCAATGGTCGGTGAATTGAACATCGCGCTGTGGATTCCTTCACAAGGAACGAAGGACTCGATAAACCTAGAGTTGATTACGATGGATAAGATTGGCGGTTCGGTCAAGAAGGCTCAGATTGCACATATAATATTGTCAATTGCTAGGACTGTGGAGGATATTTCAAACAACAAGGCAACGATTGCAATACTTAAGAACCGTGCCGGTGCTAGCGGAAAGATATTCAACAATGTAGGCTTTAACAACGGAACATGCCGCATTACAACCGACAATGTTGACGAATCTGACAGTTTATTTGAACTTCAAAAGAAAAAAGAGGACAATAGGGCACTAGTTGCTGCTGAAATTTTTAAGAGCACTCGTGAAGGAAAAAAATAAAAAAAAAATTATGTTTGTACTCATTGGGCTATCAGTGGGTTTTCGACCGATAGCCCCAATTTTTTGAATTTTTTATGTTGAATTTTATATGATTTGGTTATATTCATTTTTGACATCAGATGTAAAAGAAAATAAAAAAATGGTTAACCGAATCAATAAAAAAATTAATTTACAACACTATTTGTTATGGCAAAAATCAATGATGATTTACTGAAATATTTTGATGGCGATGAAATGGCATCAAATGTTTGGCTGAATAAATATGCAATGAGGGATGAAAACGGTGAATTAATAGAATCGACCCCGGATGACATGCATAGAAGAATGGCAAAGTACTTTGCCGATGTTGAGGAAAAGTATGAGTTTAACGAAGAGGAAAACGTTAAACTGAAATTGAGTGAATATGGCTACAACAGAGGCAAACTTACCGAAGAAAAAATCTATTCTCTTTTCAAGGACTTTAAATATATTGTTCCGGGCGGTTCTGTCATGTGTGGTTTAGGCTCACCGCTAGCAATTAGCCTCTCTAATTGCTGGGTAATTGATGGTCCAGGTGACAGTATAGATGACATCTTTAGGGTTTGCAATGAACAGTCTCAGTTGTTTAAGAGAAGAGGTGGAAACGGGTTCGATATATCGAAGTTGAGACCAAAGGGTGCGAAGGTAAGCAATTCTGCAAAATATTCCACCGGTGCCGTATCCTTCATGGACTTGTTCAGCAACGTGACAAATACCATCGCCCAAAGCGGAAGAAGGGGTGCCCTTATGCTTTCAATGCACGTGGAACATCCGGATGCGGAGGAGTTTATTGAGAAGAAGCAAGACCTTTCAAAGGTTACCGGTGCAAATATCTCGTTGCAGATAGGTGATGACTTTATGAATGCCGTGGAGAATGATGAGGACTTTATTCAGAGGTGGCCAATCACTTGTGAGGTCAACGTTGACCCTAGTTGGGAATATGACACCTTGTACGAGTCCAAGGATTCGAACGGTAAGACTTGCTATTTCAAGAAGGTAAAGGCGAAGAGGTTGTGGGATAAATTAATCCATTGTGCTTGGAATACGGCCGAACCCGGCATCATCTTCAAGACAAACCACTATGAATATTCACCGGACGGTGTGTATGATGAATTCCGTGGCAGTTCCACGAATCCGTGTGGAGAGATTTTTATGCATGAGGATTCTTGCAGACTCATCCACGTAAACCTTTCTTCTTTTATTGATGACGAGTATTCTGAGAATGCAAAGGTGAACGACGAGAAGTTGTATGAAGTGTTCTATGAGGCCACTAGGTTAGGTGATGATTTGGTTGATTTGGAAAGGGATGCCATTACAAAGATTCTCAATAAGATTGAAAAAGACGGTGACAAGAATAATAATGAATATAAACTGTATAGCCGCTTACTTAAGAATACATTAGCCGGAAGAAGGTGCGGCGTTGGATTCTTCGGATTGGCTGACGCTGTCGCAAAATTGGGCTTTAAGTTTGATTCTGATGAGAGCCTTAAGGCAATTAACCATATGATGAGGATTATGTTCGTTGCAGAAATTGACTCAGAGATTGACATGTCAATCACAAGGGGTAGTTTCCCGAACTATAATCCGGAATTGGAGAAGGCCGGAAACAGATGGTATAACCACTTGAAGGATGATTTCAAGCACTTATACGACAGAATGATGAAATATGGCAGGAGAAACGTATCATTCAGTACGGCAGCACCTACCGGTTCTGTTGCGATGCTTGCACACTGCTCTAGCGGTATAGAACCCATATTTATGCCATTCTACACAAGGAGGGTTAAATGCACGACACCAAACGACAAGGTTGACTTTGTTGACAAGGACGGTGAGAAGTTCACGGAATATATTACGGTACACCATCCTTTGGAAGAGTGGGCAAAGAACACATTGAACGTCGATACAAGCGAATTGAAGGTAAAGGATTGGCAAGACATATATGAGAAGTCACCTTGGTATAAGTCAACCGCAAACGATATCGATTGGGTAAAACGTGTTAAAATCCAAGCAATATGCCAGTGCTATGTGACACATAGCATTTCTAGTTGCGTTGTTAAAGATACATTCATTGAACTTGAAAATGGCGGCTACGCATATATTGATGAGTTATGTGACTTTTCAGCCATAAACGAAGGGGAATTTAAGGATAACACATCGTTTGAAACATTGGTTAAGACTTGTGACGGAACTAATAATAGGATTAAGTCATTCTACAATAACGGAGTAAAAGATGTGTTTGAGTTAAAACTTACGAATGGGTTATCAGTCGAGACCACGTCAAATGAACGTTTCATGGTCTATAACGATGAAAAATCAGAATTTGATTGGAAATATCTTTATGATATTAAAGAGGGTGACATAATAAAAATTCAATAATTCTTTAAAAAAATTTATCTCATTGTATATTTATATATATAAATAATTTTAATAAATATGCAATGAGATAAATATGAATGAAAGTCAGAAAAAGAGGATACAAAAACTAATAGAAATGGGTTTGTATCATGAGCCAAAAATAATAAAGGGCGTATGTAAATTATGTGGAAAGGAATATGAATATGACGAGAACAATAAAGTAGTTAGACAATACTTTACTAACGGCTTTTGTTGCAATAAATGTTATCAAGATTCCGGTTTAAAGTTAATTAATAAAATTAAAACGACACTGACGAATGCAAATATGCCGTTTAATGATGAAAACATCTTAGAAGTTTTTTCAGAGTATCAATCAAATAGAACTAAAAAGTGTGCTGACACTTGGAGGAAGACAATGGTTGAGAAATATGGAACAGACTATGCCACCAAGAGAGGAAAAATGGGATGGGATGGCCACAAGAAGAAATTTTTAATTGAAAACAACATAATTTCAGAAGATGATTTTTCAAAATTAAGTGAGGAGGAAATTGATGACTTATTTATTAGTAACTTCAACAAAATAACCAAACATGGTGAACACGTTGTTAATGGTAGAAAAAGTAAATACGGAGAAGATTACAAGAAATCATTCCAAGATGCACTAGTAAAAAGCGTAACCAACCTAATGGAGAAGAAATACGGGAAAGAATATTTAGATGGACTATCTGATTCTGAATACCAAGAGGTTTACAATGAATGTTCAACTGAAATAAATTCGAAGAAGGTTGTAAAGGATAGAATTGAATGGAAGAAGAGTACATTGTTGAACCACGGCTTCGATAAAGATTCATTGGACAAATGCAGTTCAGATGAAATTGAAAAGTTCTATTCAGAATATTTGTCAAAGAGAAAGACAAAACTTGTTTGTTCCGAAAAGAATGGGTATAAACATTCTGAAAAGGGTTGGTACAATTTTGATAAGTGGGATAAGTTTTTCTACCGTAGTAGTTGGGAAAAGCGATTATGTGAAGAATTGGACGCTAATTGTGATTTAATTGAAAATGTCATGGTTCCGGAACCAATCTATTATAAGTTAAATGGTGTTACACATGCCTATTTTTGTGACTTTGAAATTTTATTTAAAAATGGTTTCAGACTATTCATAGAAGTCAAACCGGAAGGAAAATTAAAAGAATTAGTAAATGAGTGTAAAATAAATGCGGCAAAGGAAAAATGGGGTGACTCATTTATTGTTGCAACTGAGCATGAAATTTTTTCAAGTGATTTAAAAAATTTATTAATGAAATATGGAAAAGATTAAAGAAATTGAGTCTATTTGTCTAAGTGATGAAAGAATACCGTTTGAATTTAGAAAAAATGGTGACTCTGTGAAAGATTTTCTTGAAACCATTAAGAACAATGGTTTTGTTGTGACGAACAAGGATGTTAAAAGACTCATGAAAATGTATGACACAAAAAACGAAACATTTTCAATTGTTGAAAACATTTCTTATGTTGGGGTGAAGGAAACCGTTGATTTGGAGGTTGAAAATACTCATAGTTATGTAGCAAATGGAATAGTTGCCCATAATACAATAAATCTTCCGAACGACGTGAAAGAAAGCGAGGTGGCGGAAATATATAGGGAATCTTGGAAACAAGGACTTAAGGGTATTACCGTATATAGGGATGGATGCAGAAGCGGTGTCTTTGTATCAGTTGACAAGAAGGACACACCGAAGAAGGACTTGAACCTTGAACTCATCGAGAGCGGTACCGCAAAGAGGAGGCCAAAGACATTGGAGGCCAAGATTATACGCTTCAGCAACAAGGGTGAAAAATGGGTAGGCATAATAGGAATGCTAGACGGAAAACCGTATGAACTCTTCACCGGAATGCTTGATAAACTGAATATCCCGAATTGGGTTGACAACGGTTCCATCATCAAGAACTATGATGAGATTGAGACTGACGGTGAAGTGAAGAAGAAATCACGATACGATTTCTGCTATAATGACAAGGACGGGTATAAGGTATGTATCGAAGGTATATCTAGGATATTTAACCCCGAGTTTTGGAATTACGGCAAACTAATCAGCGGCTTGTTAAGGCATAATATGCCCATACCTTATATAATAAAGGTGATTTCAACCCTTAAGTTGGATGATTCCTCCATAAACACTTGGAAGAACGGTGTTGTTAGGGTTCTCAGAAAGTTTGAAGACTCTGCTGAATTGGAGGGTGAAAAATGCCCGGAATGTGGTGGAAGGCTAGTTAGGGACGGCGGATGCATTCACTGCGTTGACTGCGGATACAGTAAGTGTTTATAAAAACTGATTTCTCATGTTAATGGATATTATTTTGAATAAACCGTCAGTTAACATCAACTTGGATTCTGACGGTTTATTTTCCTACCTATTTTTGAAATTGGCTTCATATAAGGGTCATATAAGCGGGTACAGCAACAGCAACGACCTAATCTTAAGTGAATACCCAATTGATGATTTATGGAGTGATTTCTATGTTGACTTGTTCACGCCGAAGCCGAATGCCACAACAATTGACCAACATGTCATATCTAACTCAAACGGTATTTCCTTTCCGGAGACAAAAATAAATCCTCATATATTGATTGAGAACCATATTGCAAATAACCCCAAAAGTTATTGCGGCAAGTTCCCGTTTTCAACATCAATATTCATGTTGGGTCTCTGTGAAAGGGAAGGAAAGATTTCAGACGATGTCGGTCTTTTTGAAAACATTGACTATAAGAATAATTTTTTTGGTGGCTATGGTATTACATTGGCAGATTTGCTGCTACGTGCCGACGGATGCCTCCTAAACCGTTGCCAATATGAAAGGAATGTCTCATATTGGAAAGACAAGATGATTGAGTTCTCCAACGGCGGTATTAATACCGAAAGGGTATTGGAATACTTGGTAAGGATGCCGAGGGAAGAGGCACAAGTAAAACACGGTATTATAAGCAACGGTTACTTTAACTATGGGCTTTCAAAGGACGGCGGCTATAACGGACGCATTGACTTGGAAGAAAATCTTAGGCTGATAGTGAATTTGTTTAGGTCGATTTCAAAATACTTGAACGTTCTAGTAAAGGAATGCGAGACTACATTATATAAATATATAGGGGTGGTTCGTGATGCAAAATCAGACTTGACGGAAGATTTGTCATCGTTTGACACATATGCCTTCACTAGGAATAATCAGATAAAATATACAACAGACTTTAAATGTTGTGATAAAATAACTTTTAAAAATTTTAATTAATATGTCCGTACAGTATTTTTTGGACAAGCCAATTGTAATTGGCGACTTGAAAAAAGTTGGTTTGGTGGTTGAGGACCACAGAAAAAATATGAAACATCATCCGTTCACCGTCTCAAACGGTCAAGATACGGTGGCAATAAGTTCAATTGATGAAAATGGTGAAGGCAATGACGATGAACTCACAATAAAAGAGTTTGAGGGAAGATTCTCACACGGCGGAGCAAGCGTTATGCTTGAAATATGCGATAAACTTGATTGCAAGTTCATTACAGATGAGGATATTGATGAGTTGTTTTACACTGATGGTGATACCATTACGAAGGAAATGTACGATGATAGAACTGAGCGGTTCAGAGAATATCTCAAATGAGGTCTATTGGAGTTGACAATTTTTAACTCCTTTTTTTTTTTGCAAAATAATTGTGATAATATTTGTTTTTTTCAAATTTTTTATATATCTTTGCACCGTTAGTATTAAAACACTAGCCTACCCACAGTGTAAGTGGGGACGTTAAGTCCGCGTACTAGGCTGTTGAGGAGTGCTTTAGTGAAAGTATCTTTCTCACGTCTAGGTTTAAACGGAAAGAAAATGTGCAAGCAGGACTTGCGCAACCATTATTAAAATTTAGTGGAAACATTTGATACAACTTATTGATTGTCATTCAATTACGTGTGGTGTGGTGTTAATTCCACTTATCTTAAGGTGGGTTACAACTACATCCCAATACTTTACTACGTGAACTTGGTGTTAATTCCACTGATTGTAAAGTGGATTACAACCTTAGAGAGGAATAATAAAAATCCAAAGAAGGTGTTAATTCCACTGATTGTAAGGTGGATTACAACCAACTCCCAAAGAAAATACACAAAAAGTTTGGTCTTAATACCACTTATTTTAAGGTGGATTACAACACATGAATTAAGTTCATAGATGGTGTTAATTCCACTCATCTTAAAGTGGATTACAACAATCTAAATGAATATCAACACCCGTGAAAATGGTGTTAATTCCACTGATTTTAAGGTGGATTACAACCTACCTATCACTCAGAATCAAGTGTTAATTCCACTGATTGTAAGGTGGATTACAACTGTCATTGGGAATTGCCGGTGTTAATTTCACTTATCTTAAAGTGGATTAATACAACAATGTATTTGAGTTACAACAAATTAGATTGTCAAATATGACAAAAGAAAAAATCTTACGTGGTATTAAATACCGCTTTTTTCCAACGGAAAAACAAAAAACATACATTAACGCTATGTTTGGTGCAAAACGTTTTTTTTATAATAAAACGTTAGAAACCTATTTGTCCCTTGAAAAAGAGAACCGTGAAATAAAAGAGTATAATAGCACCCATGAGGATAAGAAGGAACCAATTGCGTATTCTTTGTTATTAAACAACGGAAAACCAAACCCAAACTATAGCAAAAACTCTCTAATACAAAGGGGATTTGATGGCTTTTATGGTGAAGTAAAAGATTATTCTTGGCTAAAGAATTATTCATCTACCATATATCAAAATGAGATTGCTAATTTGGGTAATTCTTGGAAGACTTTCTTTAAGTCCCTAAAGACGAAAAATAAAGTAGGAAAGCCTAAAATGAAAAGAAGGAATTCGGTTAATTCCATAACCTTGCAGAACACATCTTCCTTGAAGGACGGTAAGAATATTATGGATTGGAAGAATAGCCGAATAAAAACCCCGGGTTTTAATAAATTGGGTTGGTGCAAATGTGAATTGCACAGAAGATTCAAAGGCATGGTCAAGGAGACAACAATATCTAAGGATATTGATGGTTCATACTATATTTCCCTAATAGTTGAGAGTGAAGGCTCATACCCACAGCCTAGCGGTGAAGTCACAAAGGAAAATACTATAGGTATTGATTTTGGCCTAAAGACACTTGCTACCATTTCCAATGCAAACGATGATAGCAATAACTATGAAAAGATTGTTCCATCATATTTTGCAAAGGTATGTGATTTGGAGAAAAAAATCAATAGGCTCAAGGCAAAGAGAACTCTATGTCAAGCAACACTGACAAGGGAGGGGTGCGAATCCAAGTGCTTAACCATAAAGCAGATGGATAAGGCTAGAACCAACAATAAAAGGGCTTTCAGTGGATACCATATCACCTATTCAAAAGGTTATGAGGAATATACCAAGAGGATAAACAAACTTACGGTCAGAATCAATAACATTAAGAAAAACTACACTGGTGAGGAGGCAAGTTCGATTGTAAATCGTGATTGTGCCAATGCAATCTGCGTTGAAACCCTTGATATAAGGGGCATGTCCATAAGAAATAAGACAAGGGAGGCCGAAGGCAAGAAGATTCCAAATAAAGTCAAAAGGAGAAGGAAAATGGCCCATAAATTAGGACAATTGGCCATCGGTAGTATAATCTCTCAAATAGAATATGACTCCATAAAGGCAGGAAAACACTTTATAAAGGCCCCGGCAAACTATGCTTCCACAAAGATTTGCAATTGCTGTGGTCATAAACTTGAAGACATTGGACTAGATGTTCGGAAATGGGTTTGTCCGGTTTGTGGACAAGAGCATGACCGTGATGTAAATGCCGCAAAAAATTTGGCAAAGTATGCCTATGCCTTAAAGAATGACATCGATTTGAAGGATATTTACCACAAAGTTGAGGCTGAGGTAATGGCTGAACGATAAGGATAATATGAAAAAAAGAGCAACCATAACTGATTGCTCTTATATTTTAAATTTTTTTAATAATTATGGTTATTATAACCACCATAAAATCTTGGCTGTTCACCAAACACAAACTGAACATCCCTTGTTGTGATACGCCCACTCCGTATTAACAAATCAACATCCCTTTCAGTGATGTCATATGGCTCTTTCCCCCCTTTTATCATTTTCGCCCATTTATCAAGTTTTTCTTCCCTTGACGAACCACTACGACGTGGTTCTTCCTTATATTGATTTTCAAATTCAAAATCAAGACATTTCTCTCTGTTTGCAGACCTAACTTGCTTAATTGAGTATTCAAGTTGTTCCGGCTCTACTCCGCAAATTCTTCTAACCTTATGTGGGCTACCAAAATCAATATCCGGTGCAACGTTTACTACCCATTTATCCGAATTGGCAATCTTACCATACCATTTATTTGCCCTAGGATTATATGCGTATTTTAAGGCTAATCGACGATTATAAAAATATATATAATCTCCGGATACCATCGCAAACCACCTCTCACTAGAGTCGATATATCCATTTTCCTCTTTTAATAACTTTTTTACAGATTCTTTTACGATTCTGTGAAGGTCTGACTCTGTCAATCTAATTTTTCTTTTCATATTGTTTTATATGTATTTGTTGCCTTATTTTCTAATAAATATCAGCATATACAAAAAATGTTGTTGCCAAATTTTTTCCAAAATCATCATTTTAATACTATTTATAATAATAAAATGATTATTTGTTAGAAGAACTTAAAATATGGTAATAACTCAAGAAATGAAGGACTTGTTCCAACTGACTAGACACATGTTAGGGGCACCAATCAGAACCGTTCAGTTGGAAGACGAACAACTCTGCGACTTATTAAATGTTGCTGTTGGTGACTATTCGGAAAAGGTTCAGAATTGGGTTCTTGAAACACAGTGGCTAAATTTACAGAACAGACACATGTTTCAGTTTCAGAACGCAAGTGAACTAGCCTACGCCATGACGGTTCGTACAATGGATTGGTCACGCGACTACTCTTATTGGTATAGCCGTGAGGTTGGACTTCAGCAACGTGGAAACTATGAACTGAAAAAAGACTTTTTTAGAATTGAGAAAGGTAAGCAAGTATATGTTATTCCTGCCGGTAGGGAGATAAATAAGGTCATGTACATTACACCGTCAACAACCAAGGCTGCGCTTTACGGTAATCTTGGAACACTAGATACCGGAATCGGAGGCGGATTCGGACAACTTGGAAACTTGGGATACATGGGAGGATTGACCGGATTCTACGTCGGAAACGTATATGACACGGCCCTCATGGCCGCTGACCTTAAATACAAGAATTCAATGCTTAGGGGTGATTTGGCCTACAAGGTAACTGCCGGTCCGAACGGTACACACCTTGTACACCTTATGTCGGTACCGGGTTCACCAAACATGGTAGGAGGCGTTGCTGCCGATGATACTTGGGGTTGGAGAAAATACCACAATTGCATATGTTGGTATACCTATTATGACGTTTCAAACGGTACGAGCGATGACGTTACACAGTGCATGTTGGAAAACAAGGATGACATTGTCATCACCCCGGACCAAGTACCGCTTGACAAGATGAGGTATGAACTTATGAACAACCCAACACAACAGATAATAAGAAGACTCTTGGTTGCTGAAGCAAAGATTCTGTTGGGTATTATCCGTGGTACATACAGCGGAGAAGTGAAGATACCGGAGGCCGATATGAAAATGGACTACTCCATTTTTCTTGAGCAAGGCAAGAGTGAAAAAGAGACAACATTGAATGATTTGAAGGAAAGGCTAGAGAGGATGTTGCCGTGGAATCTAATGAAGAATCAAGCGGACTTAAACGACCAACTGATAAACGTCTTAAAGAAAAAGCCGTTGGGGCTTTACGTTCGATAAACAAAAAAATTCGGAGATTCCTTTGGTTTTTCCGAATTTTTTTTATATATTTGCATTATGACGAGGGAAGAATTCATAAAGAAAGCCCAAGAGGCTCACGGTGATAAATACGATTATTCGAAAATTCCAAGCGAACTGAAGGCAAGCGACAACGTTGTGATTGTTTGCCCCATTCATGGTGAATTCACACAGAATGCTAGGACACATTACAGAGGTCACGGTTGTCCAAACTGTAAGGCGGAAAAGACAAGACAATTCTTGACATTGACAACTGAGACCTTTCTGAAGAAGTATCATGATAAATTCGGTGATGAGTATGATACTTCATTGGTTGATTACAAAGATTTTGAGACAAAGGTTAAAATGATTTGTCCAATTCATGGCGTATGGGATTAACATCTGCTGAATGAAAAATATTCATTTATATCAAAAAATATTCAAAAATAAGTAAACTTTTTAAAATTACGTGATATTTATATATGAATATTAAGATAAATAATAAAAGAATAAGTGAACTTATTTTATGGATAAATTGTTATCACTGAAAGAAACAGAGAAATTGCTAAATGTAAGTAAATCCACATTACAACGATGGGATAATAGTGGGAAACTTAAAGCAATCAGAACAGAAGGTGGACATAGACGTTATAAGCAATCTGATATAGATGAAATATTAAAAAACATAGACGGTGTTACATACGGTAATTTATATGAACATCTTTGTTCAGCGCAATATATAGCCGATGGTTTACATGATGATGATGCTGATGCAATACTCGAAATACGAGAAAGAATAGGGCAAAAACTACTAAATCAATATAATAAAATGAGATAAAAATCAAATTGAATAATGCTTATTCAGAGTAAGTACACAAAGATATTCCATTCAAAGGACTTAACTCGTCAGAAATATGATGAGTTATATGACTTTGCTGTGCTTATTCGAAACCATAAAAACACAGTATCACAATACGTCAACGACAATCTCTTACATTTCTTGGAATACAATAAATTTCAATTCCTTAAGGAAATGAGAGAACGTTTCAAGAATGTAATACCAAGTTCATTTGATGCACAACTCTATACACAAGTATTCACTTGCTATCAGAATAAATTTGATGGAATACAACGCAAACTGATATTTGAAGTAAAAACATTTAAAGGGTTTGAGTTCTACAAGCGTGATACAAAGAAGAATAAGAAAGGTGACTTAAAGAAAGTAATAGCCGAAAAGAAACAAACACCATTATCTAACTGCCTCACTTATCTTGCAAGATACGGAAATGAAAACACAATAGACTATATAAGTAGTAATATAGATGTTTGTGATGAGAAGAAACGTGAGTTCTATAACAACATATTAAGATGCTGTAATAAATTCGGATTTGAACGGTTGTATCGATTAGCATTGAACAAAAGACAACGTGTTGTTAAGCATTATTCTGAATATCCTATTGAATTCAAGTCATTAACGTTCAATGGTAGGTGTAGGAAGAAAAGGATAATTGACTACAACAGAAAGTTTGACTCTGTTATCAATTCATTCATAAGCCTTAGTGGTATTGGACGTAAATCATTTGATATACCGATTACATTCAACAAAGGTTGGCACGGAAATATGAAGGATTACAGAAAGAAGAATCCCGATTACGAATATACAATCACTTTCAATGAGAAAGAACATCAAGTAAACATCCATTTATGCAAGGATGGAGAAAGGTATATTCCCCAAGCCAATGGCAATACAATAGGTATTGATGTCAATTGCAAGCATAACTTATTCAGCCTATCAAATGAAGCAACTTACGATTATGATAGAAAACTCGTCAATGATTTCTGTAAATTATCACTTGAAATTGACAAACTTAAAGAAAATGATAAAGAATACAAGGTCGGTAAGCGTAAACAGCAGAAACTTGATACTCTCAAATCCAAGATGATTAAGTCTGAGCAGCAACTTATTGCTGATATGTGCAAGACGTTACAATCGCAAGGTGTTGGGCATATTGTGATGGAAGACCTTGATAATGGTTTCGGTAAGTGCTATGTTAAAGACAAGGATAATGAGGATATTAATTACAACAGAAAGGTTAAGTTTCTTGGCTTGAGTAGTCTTAAACAAGAAGTTGAGCATATTGCAAGAAAATATGATATTGCGGTTTCAACTGTTCAAGCAAGTTATACATCGAAGATGTGTCCTATGTGTGGATGTATTGAGGATGAGAACAGACCAAACCAAGAGACTTTTGAGTGTATTAAATGTGGACATAAAGATAATGCAGACTTTAATGCTGCAAAGAACATAAGGAACAGAGTGCTCGTAACCGTGTTACAAGATTTGCTCTTAAAACAAAAGGATAATGGTGCTTTTGAGCCTAAGAAACTTAAACGTGAGAAGGTAAAGGAGGTATTGTTATCGTTTCGAAGAAGCCTACAAAATGTAGGAAGTGAATGTACAGAAAGTAGTGTGACTACTTTTGACTATGTTTAATTCTTCGGAAATGACACCGCATGATTTGATGCGTGGAAAGGGGTGCCCGGTTTGCGGCACGGAACAAGGACACTTATCAAAGCGTCTTGAACGTGATGAGGTATTGAAGCGGGCGGAAGAGTTGCATGGTGGAAAATATCTCTATGATAGGTTTGTTTATACTAGAATGTGTGACAAGGGTATAATCACTTGTCCAATTCATGGTGATTTTAAACAGACCATGAGAAAGCATCTATCCGGTAGTGGATGCCCAAAATGCGGCTATGAAAGGAATGCAGACACCTTCAGAATACCGATAGATAAAGTCATTGAGAAATGCGAGAAGGTTCACAATGGCAAATATCAATATTTAAAGGATTTTGACTATTTCAATAATAAGACTCGTTTGCATATAGTTTGCCCAATTCATGGTGAGTTTTGGCAAGAGGCAATTGCTCACTTTCATGGTCAAGGATGCCCGGAGTGTGGTAGGGAAGAAGCAGCCCGTAAGTTACGAAAAGATAAAGAGCACATGATAAAAAGGGCAAGAATTGTGCACGGGGACAAATATTCGTATGATAATTTTGAGTATGTGAATTGGCACACAAAGGGACTTGTAACTTGTCCAAAACACGGTGATTTCTTGGTTACGCCACTTAATCATATTTCAAATAGAAGCGGATGCCCAAAATGCGCCCACCAAGTGTCAAAGTGGGAGAAAGATGTTGGTGATTTTATCTCATCCTTAGGAATTGAAGTTGAGCATTCCAATAGAAGTATCCTAGGTGGTAAGGAAATTGACATTTTTCTGCCACAATATAATATTGGTATTGAGTGTGATGGTTTAAGGTGGCACAATGAGTTATACACGAAGAAAAACTATCATTTGGACAAGACAAACGATTGTGCGGAAAAAGGAGTCAGACTAATTCATATTTTTGAAGATGAATGGAAGGACAAGGATTTTATTTGGAAATCAATGCTAAGGAATATCTTTGGTATGGTAACAAATAGGGTTTATGCTAGGAAATGTCAGATTATGGAGGTATCAGCAAAGGATACTAGGGATTTCTTGGAAGGGAACCACATTCAAGGCTATGCAAACTCAAAATTCAACTATGGCCTATATTATGAGAATGAGTTGGTTTCAATAATGACTTTTGGTATTCCTAGAATTAACCTAGGTGGTAAAAAAGAACTTGGACACTATGAGTTGGTTAGGTTCTGTAATAGAATAAATACAAATGTGATTGGAGGGGCAAGTAAATTATTTTCTCATTTCGTAAAACTTAACAATCCGGATGAAATTGTATCATACAGTGACAAGAGGTGGTCGCTTGGAAACTTGTATCAGACCTTAGGTTTTGAAAACACGCACGATTCAAAGCCGAATTACTTCTATGTTTATAACTTTAAAAGGATGAATAGGTTCAGATTCCGCAAGTCATTGTTGATAAAGGAAGGTTTTGACGGTAACAAGACAGAACATGACATAATGCTAGAGAGAGGAATATTCCGGATATATGATTGCGGAACCAAAGTTTGGAAATGGAAAAATATTCCAAGCGAACTGAAGGCAAATTAACACTTTCAAGATATTTATAGATAATAAATTTTTTTTGAAGAGTTAATATGTCAAGTTTACTTAGAGAAATATTAGAACGGATTGAGTTTGAGCGGTTAATCGAGGAAGGAAGGGACCCCGTAGAATTGCTTCATCATAAATTTCAAGATATTCCTAGTGACGTAATAGATAAGGTTATTGAAATTGACCCCACCAACAAGAAGAGTTATTCACAGTGGCTTCTAAGCAAGTGGGATGATGAGAAGAATGTAATTTTAGACAATTTGGATAACGGTAGAATTGAGAAATTGTTTCAATACTATAAAAACCGAAATGACATTCAGTTAAAGGACTGTCCTTCCGTGAAGATTGGGTTGGATACCTATATTCCGGAAGAAAATACCGTATTGGTAAAGAGTGACAAGGAAACGACTGTTTTGATGAACAAGGGAATGGGTTGGACTGAGAGTGTTCCGTCGGAATTGGCAAACGACTTTGATGTTGTGTTCAATGAAGACAATTGGGTGATAGCAGTTCCGCATACGTATGAAGCCGACTGCAAACTCGGTGAAAATACAAAGTGGTGCACCGCCGGAGGCAGAAGCGACTTCAGAGGCGGAAGAAGGTATTATGACCATTATTTGGAAGATGACGGTGGCAGGTATTATGTGAATTTTGACATGGGGCAAGGTGAGACAAGATACGGCAAGGATTATCCGTTTACACGCTATCAGTTCCATTTTGAAAGTAATCAGTTCATGGATTCAAACGATGACTCGGTCTCGCTCAGTGATATTGGAATGCCGGAAAGTGCAAAGGATTTTTACATCAATGAAGGTTATTCCGAAGAGGACTTTGAGGATGAGGGAGCGAAATTCGAGCGATATGAGGAGCAGAGGGGTGATATTTCATATTTTTTAGCATACGGGTACTATCCGTTATATTTGTGCATTGAATATGATAATGATTATGAGTATCATGAGCCGGATGAAGACACGCCGTTTTTCTTATTCGGTGAGGATTCAAGAGACCCAATATTGTATGAGGAAATATTGAATCCATGGGCACATGAAGATGCTGTTATATTAAAGAGTGAGAATATTTGTATCCTTAAAACGGCACATTTTGACAAGTATGTTGTAGCGGTGAATAAGCACCCTTGGTGGGCTTGCGCCTTAAGCAACTATTTGGTGTTGCCTCAAAATATGGGTGTCATAGGGGTTGAGGGTTCTAATTATGCATTCATTTCTATGGGTGACTATACTTTATTTAAGCATCTTAATATTGGAACTTGTGAGAAGATATTTGTGAATGAGAATTGCACCAATGCCTATGGCGCTAAAAATAAGGTATTATTTGTTGAAGCCGTTGCGGACGGTTATCACACCCTTTTTATGGTGAGCAATGACAGTAGTGAGTGTGAGATTCTTATTAAGAAGGATATTCCGGTGAACGGAAACTCCTTTGAAATTAATGAAAAGGGTATGATTGATGGAAAGATACGCTCATATAGGGTATATTCGGATGAAGACTATGACGATGAATATGATGAGTGGAATTTTGAAACCGAACTGACCAATGGTGACTACCTTATTTCATATGACGATAAGTTTTATAACGTGTTAAAGCCAAAGACAAAGAAACTGTTGTCCCAAGAATGGTTTAATGGGTATATTTCTCAGAGTGGATATTTATATTGCTTCAAGAAAGGTGAGAAATTGGTGCTGATAAACAAGGAAACCGGTGAACAAATTGGCGGCGAATATAAAAATTGTGTTGGTTTTGATGCGGAGCATGACATTGTTTTGGGTTATATGAATGACTATGACTACGGGGCACTTGACATGATAGATGGACGCAAGAGTGCGGTTATAGGTACGTTCCACGAAATTATCAGCAGAAAGGCCAATAATAAGGTAATCGTATCCGATGTTGAGACTTATACCACTAGGATATTTGACTATGTTGAGTGTAAATACTGTTTTCCGGAGTTAGGCGACTTTAGGAAAGTGTACGACTATCAGACAGTGCCACTGTTTTCTTGCCGTGTGTTAGATACAAATGAGTTGGTATTGTTTGACTTGAATCAGATGAAGATAGTTGCTAGTGAGTTAGAAAAGGTACAAGCATTTGACAAACGAGAAAAAAATTTCATTATTTTGACCAAAACAAACGGAAAGGTTAATGTGTATAATGCAATGACATCAAGTGAAATATTGCCGTATGATGCGGATGCGGTCATTGGTGTGTCTAGTAATTATAACATAGTGGTTTTTGAAGCAAACGGGAAATCATACCCCTATAATTATAAGGATAAGCGTGTGTTGATTAATCCGAACGGCTTAGGTGTTTATTGCCAAATATATGATAATGGTAATATAATTTGTGAGAAAGGTGACTATACGATAGTATTTAAACCGAATGAGAATGGTGAGTATAATTTGGAATATTGGTATAATTCTTCCCGGATGACGGAAAGAGGCAGAACGTTCGACCGTCAAACAACACCGCAGGAAGTCCTTGTGATGTACAGCCTAATATATGGGCAACAAGAAAGTTTTATTAGTGATTTCAAGAAATATATGAACAGAATAAATGAAGTAAGGAAATTAAGATAATAAAATAAAAAATGCAGTCAGAAATGGCTGCATTTTATGATTTACTCATCTTCGTTTTTTGACTTTTCTTTGTTGGCATCATCTTGTGGAAGTTCTCCACTTCTTTGTTTCAATACCTTGTCAGAATAATTGTTAAGCCTAGTTCTAGTATCCTTATTGCGCATTGTCTCAAGTTCACCTTTACTGTACCAATTGCTTTTATTTCCCAATGACATCACTCGCTTCATTTCAGACGTTGTGAAAAGATTCTTAAGACCGTTTGCTGCGACAACACCGTGATACCTTACATATATGGTATACTGTTTCCCGGTTTTGTTTTGGTTGAAACATACACCACACCTATCACATGTGGATTCGTCACTCTTGCAAGGACACTTATAAAAGTATTCAATCCCACCGTTTTTAAGTTGCTTTTGACCCAATATGGGCTGTCCGTTTTTAACTTGGTCACCACCGGTCAAGTTATCATATGTCTCATCATCGACTGCCTTAAACTCTCTAGGCAAATCGCCTCTCTCGTTGCCGTTCCCGTGGTGTGAGTAGTTAATGGCAATATTATCTGAGGCTTTTGAGAAGTCAAGGTTCCTAGCAGTATAGGCATGTGAGTTTATTTGATACTTCATTTTCATCTTTTTGGCGAATTTTGACCACAAGTCAACAGCCAACTGACAATGGAAATCACCACTCTCGTTGAGTCTTATTTCAGTTATCTTGTTCTCGGAACACTGTACCCTCAGCAATCTTTTCTGTTCATCCGTCATCTTACCACCCAACTTATAATTCCACTTTTCCAACTCTTGTCTATACAAGTTCTCAGAATAGGCATTTCCAAGTTGTATGTACATTTCAAGCAACCTAAAGAAGTCTTTATATGGTTTTTTGTTTCCGTGTTGATACTGCTGAAGCATTTGAGTGTGTACCAAGTCTCGTTTGAAGTTATTGTTCAATACTGAACCTTGGTCAATTCTTGAATATTGGTTTTCATCCTTCATTGCATAGCAAGCACCGTTTGTTATCTTGCATAGCCCAAGAAAATAGGATGGACACATTAAGGCCGAGGACATATTGACAATAAGAACATTTGCCGGAAGTTTCTTGTTTCCGGCAGAGAACATGTTTTTAGGTATCTGCATAAAATCACCCTTTGGTTTTAACTTGTTCATCTGTTTTTGCTTTTCACGGGTCATATCATATATTTTTTCGGATAATTCGCCGAACACCTCTTGATATAACTCCCTCTGCTTTTTGTCAATTGCCTTCCAAATAGCCTTCATGTTCGTACCATTTGTATTTCCCCTTTTTAGGGCAACATTTTCGGCTTCAGCCAATATTAAAGCATTATATTGTTTATTTGTGATGCTGATTCTCATGATAAAAAAAGACCTTTTTACAATAAATACAAATATTTTTGCATTTTTTCTTAAAATTATTTTGTTATTTCAAATTTTTTTTGTACCTTTGCATTGTAAATCAATTAAAAACATTAAGATATGCTCACAAAGAAGGAAATAAGAGAGGAAATGGTAAGTGCATTTGCATTATACAAACACAAGGTTGAGGAACTAAAGGTCGGTAACGGGTATTACCTTTTCAACCTAGGTGACGAGAGTGTGATACACTTCAGACTAAAGGGGTGTAAGAAATGGCTCTTTGGACTATGGATTCTAAATGATGAAAAGGAAAACAAAACAACATTAAGACTCTTTGGCGAGCATGAGGACTATATCGACAAGTTTAAGCCAACTGCAACTGTATTGTCTGAGAGCGTTGAATTCAACAACGACTCAAGAAATGCCGACATCAAGGAGAATATTAAAGACTTGGTGTGGTCGTTGATTTATAACCAAGTGGACGTGATAAAGAGTTCCAATACCGTCGGAAAGTTGAAGTTTTATTACCACGGATTCAACCGTGGTCCCATTGCATGGCTGATTGAACAATGGTGGTCTTATAACTATAGCATCCCTTTCCGTAATTGGCTTAAGAGGAAGGGTAACAAGTATGTGTGCATGCTAATATGCTTCATATTGAATATGATATATTGGAAAAGGCTAAAGGCATCTTATTCCAAGTTGAAGGACACATTCCACCCTTGCTATATTGTAAGGCTTGACTATAAGGAAGGTGTCGATGATGACCATATATATGAGGTGTATTATCATATACACGGAAATGTAGGCTTTGATAATGCCATACGGATTGAACACGTTCCGTTTGGCGAAAAAAGGGGAGTATGTTTTCGCAAAAAGGATGAAGATGATGAATAATAGGACGTATTTCACATCTTTTAAGAAAAAAACTTTTGTCAGTTCAATTTTTTTCGGTACATTTACACCGTAAACCAATTAAAATAGAATTATTATGTTCGATTACATTTTTAACCTTAAGGGATTTATTGACGAAATGATTTCCTCAATCTACGAGAATGAGAACCTTCCAACCGAAATCAAGGATAGTTGGGGTGAACTGAGTTTTGTGGTGAATATTGAACACCTCCATGATGAGGTCGTGGCTTGTTAAAAAAAAGATATTGTCATGAACAGAAACGAAGTTACAAATTTTGCAATATACAGCGCAGCATTGTTTGCTGCCGCTGCCAATAATCCCTATTTTGGTGTCGGTCAAAGACCTCAATATAAGCCTTCCATTAACAATCCGCAAGTTCAGAGAATGGCCGATTTCAATACACACCGCACCATTCTCCGTGAATTCTCCGTCCATGGCGTTAAGATAGAGGCAAGGTCAAAGAAGGACGCAATCAAGATTTATAATGCAACAAAGAGAAAGCAATGACACAAGAAGAAAAACAACTACTGTTGAAAGACCTCTGTGCGAGGTTGCCTTATGATTGTAATGTTACTATTGCTGAGGGTGGAATTGATGGACTGCAATGGCATAATGTAACATTGAATTCCTATTTGCTTTATCAGATTGAAGAAGAAGATGGTTTGGAATATATTAAACCCTATCTCCGTCCGATGTCAAGTATGACTGAGGAAGAAAGAGAAGAGTGGGCAGATTTATTTAATTTAGAATTAGATAAATTAAACGAAATTGATGATGAAAATGAAGCAGAAGAACTTGCTCCTTATTATTTTGGAAAATCACATCAAGTTTCTATTGATTGGCTCAATGAACATTACTTCGATTATCGCGGACTTATTGAATTAGGTCTTGCATTAGAAGCACCCAAAGAAATGTATGAAATACAGAATTAGGCGAGCAAAATATAAGGACGGAACAAGAACTCCTTGGTGGACAATAATAGTCTACAAAAATGGAAGACCTTTCGATGAATCAGATACACAATATTCATCCTTTTGGACAATATTTAAAATTTGGTTAAAAGCAACATTATTATGATATACAAAGAAATAGAACGAAACAAAATAGGTTTTTATTTCGAAGGAAGAGAAGTATCTTGGAACGACTTGCCTCTTTCGGTAAGGAAACACGATTATCCGTATTATTTTGATAAAGATGGAAATGATTGCTATCCGAATGTACAAGACCCTAGATTAATTTATAATGTAAAATGACACAAAAAGAAAAAATCCCTATTACTCCAAGACCTTTGTGCAAGGTTGCCTTATGGAGTAAAAATCAGAATTAGAAACGATTATGTTAGGTTTCAAATCGAAGAACATGAACTTTGTGCTGAACACCTTGCTAATGTTTCTTATAATATAGAGAATTTAAGTATGCGGCCTTACCTTCGTCCGATGTCAAGTATGACGGAGGAAGAGAAAAGGGAAATTTACGATTGGCTTGTAGAAAATGATATTGATTGGTTTGATTTTAGCCAACTCAGACTTGATGAAATACTAATATCATTTGATAGTTCTTGGTTGCTTGTAGATTGGCTCAACAAGCATCAGTTTGACTTTCGTGGACTTATAGAGAAGGGACTTGCTCTTGAAGCACCAAAGGATATGTATAACTAAAGGAAGAATAACCACGACACAAGAAGAAAAAGAATCGTTGTTAAGCCTTCTTTCAAGATTAAATGAAGACAGCCATTATGAGATAGACTAGATGTTTTTTTGACTATGAATTATGTGTGAAAATAAAACGATAAAAGGAGAAATAACTATGGATAAAAATACGTTAAAATGGATTGATGTTAAAGAACAACTTCCAATTATTGACGATGAACATGAAGAGGGTGAAGTGCCATATCTAGGTATATACTGTGAACTTGAAGATTATGATGAAGAGGATGAAGATTTCCCTTTTATGGATATAGTCTACTTCTATGGCAAAGGATGGAAAAATTCTAGATGGGAAAAAATATATGTCAAATATTGGTTAGAAATACCAGAAGCCCCAAAAAAACGATGAAAAGTTATACAGATATTGAACAAAGCAAAAAGTTGGCAGAAATACTGCCACTTGAAACCGCTGATATGTTTTATGACGGTGTTCAAGACTTATATAAGGAAAAGGTATATAACATTCCAATAAACGGCAGTTCTATTGCTGTTAGAACTGGACACAGCATCACAAAGAAAGCAATTAAAGCAAATCTTCTCTTGCCTTGTTGGAGCCTTGCTGCATTGCTTGGTGTTTTGTATGATGCTCACTTGAAGAAATACGTTTATGGCGGTATTACAAAATATTATGTAACGCTACTTGGAAATAGGCAATATAATTCAATGCATCACGATAATCCAATTGACGCTTGTTACGAAGCGATAATGAAGTTACAAGAATTAAATTAGTTATGAAAGCATACACTGACATAGGACAATCCAAAAAGTTGGCAGAAATACTGCCAATTGAAAGTGCTGATATGTATAGAGTATTTGAGAATAATGCAGAAACTCGTGTCTATCATGGTAAAATACCAACTGCATATTTTATTTGCAAACCTTGTTGGAGTCTTGCTGCGTTGCTTGATAGATTAAAAATCTTTACTACACCAACAGCATTTTCAGTTAAAGTATGTGTGCCCTTGTTAAGAAAGACTAACAAAGGTTATTCTTTAACATATGCTGGAGATTATGCACTTATGGTTAATAATGGCGCAGACATTGTTGCTCCAATTGAAATAGTAGCAGAAAATCCCATTGATGTTTGTGTAGAAATGATATTAAAATTACATGAACTTAAAATGTTGTGATTATGAAAAAATTATCAATAGAAGAAAAGCAACTACTGTTCAAAGACCTTTGTGCAAGGTTGCCTTATCACGTAAAGGTAAAGGTATGGCTTAAAGATGAGACAACAGAAGAAGGTGCATTGGATTTGGAACATAATTATGGGGATGTACTGCAAGATGCTTTTTATTTCGGTAAAATAAAAGACATTAAGCCATATCTTCGTCCAATGTCAAGTATGACTGAGGAAGAGAAGATTGAATATAAGCACCTTATTGCATTTAGTGGTAATCCAATTGGGTCAGCAGATTTTATTGATTGGCTCAATGCACATCACTTTGACTTTCGTGGACTAATTGAGAAAGAGTTTGCATTAGAAGCACCAAAGGATATATATAAATTATGAATCTGATAGTTGGTCGTTATTTAAATATGAAAAGTTATACAGATATTGAACAAAGCCGTAAGTTGGCAGAAATACTACCACTTGAAACTGCTGATATGGATTATATTCCAATATGTAATTTAGAAGGAGAATATTCTATAAATGTTAATATTTGGAATAACGACCATCTTATAGACGAAGGCTGGATTCCTTGTTGGAGTCTTGCAGCGTTGCTTAATGTTTTACCGGATGATTGCGGTACAGAGAAAGAAGACGGAAAATATGTTGCATCTTATATTATATCAAACGAATGCGGCGCTTACACTAAGGATAATCCCATTGATGCTTGTGTGGAAATGATAATTGGACTTAAAGAACAAAACTTATTATAATTATGGGTTGCGATATACATTTAAGGGTTGAACAAAGAAAGAAAGTAAATCCTTATCCAAATGACAGACATGAATGGTATCATGTAGGATTCTATGGCGAATTTAGTTGCCGAATCTATGGTATGTTTGCACGAATGGCAGGTGTAAGAGATTATGGCAATGATTGCAAAGTCAAATTTGAGCCACGAGGTCTCCCTAAGGATATAACAGATTGGGCTACACGTGAAACTTTCTTTATGAATGTCACAGACAATAAGGAAGCGGCAGCATGGCTTAGAAGCCATTGTCTCAAGGAAGATGCAGAAAGATGGGTAAAGGAGGGTTATTCAGAATGGGTTGATGAAAACCACAGAAAAGTAACACACCCCGACCTACATTCGCATTCTTGGCTTACAACACAAGAATTAAGGCAATGCTTTGATGATTGTTTCAAAGAGGAAGATGGCACATACAAACCATATGGTGATTATGTTAGATGGCTTGGATTAGTGTCATTATGCGAAGGCATTGAATCTGACGGAATACATGAATGTAGAGTAGTATTTGCATTTGATAACTAATTTATGTTTTACAATTATGACACAAGAAGAGAAACTTGAAGAGGCCAAGAGGCTATACAAAGATGCAAACGCAGACCAGCGTTATGTGTTGGAACGGCTATTTCCACAACTCATAGAGTCAGAGGATGAGAAGATAAGGAAAGAAATAATTGAATATTTAAAATCCAAGTATGAAAATCCCAATGCTATTAGATTCGATTATGATAAATGGATTGCTTGGCTTGAAAAGCAAGGTAATCAGAAATCTGCTGATATAGAATAAATTGGTTCAAATCTCTCAGAGCAAGAATAAAAGGAGGATAAGGTTATGACGCAAAAAGAAAAACAACTATTGTTAAGGGACCTTTGTGCTAGATTGCCTTATGGTATAAAAATTCTTCATAGAGGGGCAATAGAAGAAATAGTAGAAATAACATTAGAAGGGTCGTTTCAAAATAGGAGTTATAACGCTTGGTTTGATATTTCAACTTGTAAGCCTTACCTTCGTCCAATGTCAAGTATGACGGAGGAAGAAAGACAAGAATATGGTTTGGTACTATGTGATGAAGTATCAATTAATCAGTATGATTGGCTAAATGCACATCATTTTGATTATCGCAACCTCATTGAGAAAGGGCTTGCATTAGAAGCACCAAAGGATATGTATAATTTCAATAATAAAGAGAAATAACTATGGTAACAATGATAAATAATATTACAAGCCTTACAATAAGTGATATAGGAGAATTAATTTTTGTTCTTTTACCATTTATATTACTAATATTATTCATATTGAGGTTTAAAGATTCTAAATTTAGATAACTATGGTAACAGTTAAGTCATATACAGACATTGAACAGTCAAAAAAGTTGGCTGAGATACTGCCAATTGAAAGTGCGGATATGGGCTATCTTTGGAATGGCATATCTTTTTGTGAATATGCTGTAAGTAAACAAACTATTTCCAAGAAAGTAGAGAATATTCCTTGTTGGAGTCTTGCTGCATTGCTTAATATTTTACCCAAAAAATATTATCCGATAAAAGACCATAAAACTGACCTAGTTCTTTGCAAGCAAAAAGATAAATGGTGCGTTCTTTATTGGGATGCAACTGGAATGCAAGACGGTGAACAAACATTGGAAGATAATTTAATAGACGCTTGTTACAAAATGATTTTAAATTTACATGAACTTAAAATATTGTGATTATGATTGCAATTAACTATTTAAGAAGCAAGGAATATGTTCTGTCTTCCGATTATAAGGATTATAGAATCATTAAAGGCAAAACAAAATATAGTGCAAAACATAAAAAATAATGGAAAAGGTTTTTGAAATACCAGAAATAACAAATAATACAATTAAGTATTTTGTTGATAATAAATTTGTTGGTGACGTTACTGTAGACCAAGTAAATCAAATCCGCGAAAATATTATTGAGTACATTATTGAGAATAAAGATAAATCAATTCTTGATAGATTTTATTTTGTTGGTCATAAGGATTCAAATGACAAGCCAGGTGAAGAGGTAAAAATAACTATGGATGTATGGGGAAATCTCTCTGATTTACCGTGGGAAATGAACCATGTTCGAAGAAGCATGATGCGTCTTATTCATATTGGACGTGTTAATAGTGAACTTTTATATAGTTTAGAAAAATAATAAGTGTTCAAGTATCAAACATTCTATTTTTACGATAAGATAGATAAGTATGTAATAGGTCAACAGTTAACATTAAAGTAATTGTAGCAAAATGAGAAAAATTGACTTTTAACAAAAATTGACACATAAAACTTTGCCACGTGACAAATAATTCGTATATTTACACAAGTCAAAGATAAAAATAAGTTTTATAGAATAAAAAAATGTTGTGATTATGCATATAAACGGAAATAAACACCCTATTTTATGGTGGATTTGTGTTGTAATCCCCTTTATTATATATTCTTCCTTTCCTAAATGCATTAAAAGAAAATTATTTGATAAATATTCAAGTTATAGCAAATATAAAAATAATAAAAAGAAAATACTATGAAAGAACTAACTATAGAACAAAAGGCTTTAGTTTATGACGAGGCCCTTGAAATAGCAAAACATTATCACAGCGGAATGGGTGATGATGTCAAATGTGTCTTAGAAGAGGTCTTTTCCGAACTCCGTGAATCAGAAGACGAGAGTGAGGATGATAAGATAAGAAGAGCCCTTCTCAACACAGTAAAATATTATCATTTTAAAGAATCACCTTACATGTTAGGTATATCTCAAGAACAAGTTATTGCTTGGCTTGAAAAGCAACGCGAACAGAAGCCCACTGATAAGGTTAAACCAAAGTTTAAGGTTGGCGATAAAATAATTGAAAAAGATTTCGATGAATGTGGTTGTGGAACTATTATAGACATTAAAGATGGCAAATACATCTTTGATGATGGAGGCTTTATTTTTATAGAAGAACAAGGTCTTTGGAAACTCGTTAAGCAGAAGTCTGCTGACAAGGCAGAACCAAAGTTTAAGGTTGGCGATTGGATAGTATATAATAGAAACAATTCTTCAATAGAAATTCTGTATATTTGTGATATAAGGGATGGTAGATATTATTTCAATGACAATATTCATATCTCTTGGTCTGTAAAAGAATGTGATGAAAAATGTCATCTTTGGACTATTGCTGATGCAAAGGGTGGTGATGTACTTGTAAATCAAAATGGAGAAATGCCATTTATATTCAAAGAATGTAAGGACAATCATATCTATTGCTATTGTGGATATACAAATCGTAAAGATATATTCTTTAATAAGTTTGTTGATAGTAAAGGTGAAGAATTACATTGGTTAAATCTTTATCATGAACAAGCATATCCAACCACCAAAGAACAACGTGACCTCTTGTTCCAAAAGATGAAGGAATCTGGCTATGAATGGAATGCTGAAAAGAAAGAAGTGAAGAAGATACACGTAATTGATGAAGGCAAGGCTGAAATGGACTACTGTTTCACTAAGATGATGAATGGTGAAAAGGTAAGTCCCATTTGGAGTGAAGGGGATGATGTCTTTTTTAAAGCAATTGTCAGAGATATTGAGAATATCAAATATATCAGTGAAAGTGCAAAAACTGATAGAATAAAATGGCTCAAATCCCTCAAAGACCGCGTACAACCAAAACAAGAGTGGAAACAAGAAAATACAAGTGATTTGACTGACTTTGAGAATGCGATGATGCACATAGGTGACTCTTTCTTTGGACAACATGCAGGTTTAGACCCGAATAACACTAATGCAATAAAAGAGCAAGCAAACCTTCTCTTAGAACTTATACCAAGTAAAGAGTGGAGTGAGAAGGATAATAGACTTTTAAATGATGCCATATCTCTTGCTGATGAATGTGATGATTTTGAATTAAGAGATTGGCTCAAATCCCTCAAATCTCAAAATAGATGGAAGCCAAGTGATGAGCAGATGAGCCTTCTTGAAGAATTAGTTGAAGACAATAATCAAAGGTACTTCTATACTATACTTAGGTCATTGTATGAGCAATTAAAGAAACTAAGGGAGGAATAGTTATGAAATATTGTGTAGAAAACGAAATATTCGGACATCTTGAAGGCATTATCGATGGTGCTGATAGAATGACAAGTGGCAACTTTATGCACAACAAAAATGCAATTAAGTTGTCTGCGAAGATTATTATAGATAGGCTTCACAGTCTTGGTATTAACGAAAAAAAATAAAATTATGAAAGCAAACGAAGCAACGGAAAAATGTATGACGTTTTATCATGGAACAAATAAAGAAAATTGGGATGCCATACAAAAAGAAGGTATACTTTATGGTAGAAGGTATATAACAGACAATAATGGCAATATTATAAAAAAAGTTAGTAGATGTACTTATCTTGCAACAGATTTAGAGGAGGCTAAATGTTATGGTGATGTAATTCTACAAGTTGAATATGACCCATTTAAACATAAGAAGAAAAACAACTATATAGATGGTTGTTGGCAAGTAAGAGTATATGAACCTATTCCTATTTCTAAAATTCAAGAAGTAAAGTTATGAAAGCAAACGAAGCACCAGAGAAATTGTATGTTGATGTAAACGACAATTTTAGTGATTCTTTTCTTTATGGATTTACAGAAAAGCGTAAAGAGGATGATATTGAATACACCCATACTGATGCCTTTATTGAGAAGGCTTGCGAGTTTATAAGTAAATATATTGAGTCTGATAAATATGTATCTCCTGATGAGGAATCATACAGATTGGGTTTTCCGTATAACTACTTTGAGACAAACATGTTTATTAATGATTTCAAAGACTATATGAAGGGGAATAGTTATGAAAGCAAACGAAGCACCTAAGAAGATTATATTGTCAGCATATAGAGATTCAGAAGAACTATCCGATTATTGGGCGGTAAGTGACAATACAGATAATATTAAGATTGAATACGTTCGTGCTGATGCCTTTATTGAGGGGGCTGCTGACAAATTAAAGCAACTTATGTATGACCAACATTTGTTTGAAGGTAGGATGCATCAAGATGCTATTATCGAGAATTTCGTTGGGTATTTTAAAGACTATATAAAAGGATAATAATTTATGACATAATTGAGTATGGCACACTTAATAGACAAAGACGCTTTATTAGCGAGGATTAAAAAATTAAAGATGGACATTGGAAACATGTTCAATGAGTATGATGAAGGGTTTTGGGAAGGAAGGGCCACTGCATTTGATGATGTTATTTGTGCTCTCAACACCCTTGAAGTGAAAGACCCACATGAACAATGTGCTCAATATGACTCTATTAAAGCGGGTATTCAAGCCCATTCTGAAACCTATTCTTTCAACATAGAAAGTGAGTTGTTTAATCAACTGACAAAAGAACAGCAAGTGTTGTGGAGAAAGGAAATAGAGCAAGCATGTATCAGCGGTGGCGAAGTAGGTTATTTACTTGCAAAAGACCCACGTTATAAGGAAAACCTTGAAGTTAAAGTGGCGGACTTAGATGAAGCATTATCAGGTTTGGATAAAGAGATAAAAGAATTTGTTGCAACGGAAGAAGGAGAATAGAATATGAATATGGAAAAAGATTTTGTCAAACCTTTTGTAACCGTTGGAAAGTGGTTACTGTTTCTTGTTCTGATTATATTAATAGGCATTCAGAATTATCAGATAAGAAACTATAAACAGAGTGAAAAAGAATGGGTTGAACTTTCAAAACTATGGCGAGAGAAACTTGATACTTGTATGAATCGTAATGAACGAATCTATGAGCAGTTGTATCAATTCCAAGATATAAGAATTAATCAATTAAAAGCACAGAAAGGAGAAGATTGAAAAAATACCTTTTTCACATTTTTTAAGAAAAAAACTTTTGTTAATTCAATTTTTTTCGGTACATTTGCATCGTAAACCATTTAAAATAGAATTAAAAGTATGTCACACTACATAGACAAAGATGCTCTTAGGGCGGAAATAGAAGCCCTACAAGATGCTACCATGGACGAGAATAGAAATTTCAAGTCTTCCTATGACGAGGGTAAGTTTGATGCTTTAACCGTAATAGATAATTTACTTGACACCCTTGAGGTGAAGTCCGAAGAAATTGATTTGAACAACTCCAAGGATAGAGTAATATATTAAAATTTTGTGAAAGTTATGGAAGAAAAAGAAAGATTTGAAGAAGCCAAAAGGCTATACAAAGATGCAAATGCAGACCAACGCTATGTTTTGGAACGTATATTTCCTCAACTCAGAGAGAGCGGGGATGAGAAGATAAGGAAAGCAATAATTAATTATTTTGAATGTCAAATTAGGGATGAACCTACAAGAAAAAATATTCTTAATAAATGGATTAATTGGCTTAAATTTATAAAAGCATCTTCTATCAATAATATAGATAAATCATTCATTGATGATATAAAAAACATAATTTATGAAGCACCTGGAGTGCTTCAAGCAGATAAAAATAGACTTGTTGCTTGGCTTGAAAAGCAAGGCGAGTCGAAATCTATTGATATTCAATCAATAGAAAAAAGAGCGCATGAAGTATTTCCTGATGATGATGATGAAAATACTCCCCTTTATAGACAAGCATTTATAGATGGTGCTGTAGATTATATTGATTGTGGCTGCAAAAATATTGCTTGGAGTGAAGAGGATGAGAAGATAAGAAGGGAAATTATAAGAATTGTTGACATATGGACAAGTAGTTCTCCAATTGTCAACGGGATTCCAAGTGAAACCCTTCTTGCTTGGCTTGAAAAGCAAGGGGAGCATGCTTCTACTTGGAGTGAAGAAGATGAAAGAAACGTAAAAGAGTTACTATATCTTGTAGAAGCAAATTATTTAAACTCAGAAGAACCACATGACAGACTAATCAATTTTCTTGAATCCATCAGATATAAGAACACTTGGAAGCCAAGTGATGAGCAGATGCGTGAACTTCACAATGTATTTAATGATACAAGTGGGGGTTGGGAAGATAGCGTTATTGAATCACTCTATAACAATTTAAAGAAACTAAGGAAGGAGAAATAACTATGGCAATAATAACAGAAGATTACGTTAGTTTTGAAATAGCAAAACTTTTGAAAGAAAAAGGTTTTAATGCCAAATGCGATAAATGTTATGCTTATTTTGCAGATGATGACATTCGTTCTCTGAATTTAAAATATCCAAAATTAGCACAATTACTGATTGAAAATAGGTACCCTTGTGTAACTCACCAAATGGCAATGAAGTGGCTACGAGAAGAACATCATTTATCAGTTGAGGTGTATAGAACTGCTTGTGGTTATATAGGATGTGTTGTTGCTATTCCAAGTGGAACTGATATTAAATTTCTTGAAGATGATGGCGATGATTTGCCAAGTGGCACATATACAAAATGGGAATATGCTTGTGAAGCATCAATCAAGTATTGTATTAAAAATTTGATTTAATATGACAATAAAAGACAACGACTATGGAAGAAAAAGACAAATTGAGTGATATGCTTGATGAATCTTTGTCCAAGGAAAACACTGCTGACAAGGTTGAACCAAAGTTTAAGATTGGTGACACTATCTATTATAACTCATTTGGCAAAGTAAAAAGTATGATTGTATCCAATGTAGTTACAGATAGTACAGATAATCCTATGTATGAAGATGCAAATGGCAATGCTGTATTTGAGAAAGACCTTGTAGAACAGAAGCATGTTTGGAGTAGAGAGGATGAACAAAATCTTAATGCCGCACTAGGTTATATAGATGATGAGTATCTTCGTAGATGGCTTAAAGATGCTATCTATAACAAATACGAGAAGCCTACTTGTAGTGAAGAGGATGGAAGGATAAGGAAAGACTTAATAAGTCATTTCAAGGAAACAATAGAAAATATTAAAAGTGAAGAAATAATACCTCATCATGCAAAGATTCTTGTAGGCAAAATGCAAAAATGGATTGCTTGGCTTGAAAATGCAAGAACTTGGTAAATATAAAGTTAAATAAGTTTTAGAAAAACATATGAATAATATGAGCAATAAAGACGATGAAAGATTAAGAAAGACTACTATTGCCTTTCTCAAAGATTTCGCAGAACAAGGTTATGAGAATGCCGTAGAGTGCATAGATTGGCTCGAAAAGCAAGGTGAGCAGAAGTCTATTGATATGGTTGAGCCAAAGTTCCATGAAGGTGATTGGATTATAACAGACAAGAATCATATTTGGTATGTGGATGAAGATTGCTCAACAACGGGTTATCTTTATAGACTTGTTGCTATTAATGGAAAAGTTGAAGTGGCTGAATATGAAGTTGTTGATGAACACGCTCGTCTTTGGACTATTGCTGATGCAAAGGATGGGGACATACTATTCCAAGATTTAATGTGTGGTAAAACGTTTATTTATAATGGAATTAACCCTGACATGGCAATACTTTATTCTTTTCTTATAAGCAATGATGGTGAAGATGTTTTGCCATATCATATAGGGAAACCAAATACAGGTATAGGATTTATTGAAGAAAACAAAAATATTATTCACCCAGCCACCAAAAAACAGCGTGAACTTTTATTTGCAAAAATGAAAGAAGCGGGTTATGAATGGGATATTGAAAAGAAAGAAGTGAAGAAAATTGAACCAAAGTTCAAGGTTGGCGACTATATAGTTTATAAAGGTTATGTGTGGAAAGTTTTTAATATAAGTCTTGAAAAATATTATGAACTATTGAAAATAAATAACGAAGTTTCTACATGTTCTATTGAATACGTCGATAACAATGCACATTTGTGGACCATCCAAGATGCAAAAGATGGTGATATACTTGTGTCTAAATCTGGAGATAAAATATTTTCATATCGTGGGAATCTTGATTTAAGGGGTAGACCTTGTGCATATTATGGAATATACAAAGTACATGATGGAATACGTTTTAGTCCGTGTGCTATTGGTAATTATTTTACATATGAGGATGTTCATCCCGCAACCAAAGAACAGTGCGAGCAACTTGAAGAAGCAATGGCTGAAGCAGGATACACCTTTGATTTTGATAAGAAAGAGTTGAATAAAATAGAGGCACCAAGACTATGATTAAGGTATTTTTAAGCAAGATTTTGAGGTGGTTTCTTGAAAGCGGCAATGATGATGCATATGCAAAGGCAATCGAAGACATGGACTAATTAAGTGATAAAATGCAGTCAGAAATGACTGCATTTTCTGTTTATTATGATATTTATTGTAAAAATAACGAATTAAATACATATTATAATATGAATAAGAAACTTATTAGATTAACAGAAGGAGACCTTCATAATATAGTGAAAGAGTCTATAAAGAAAATACTAAAAGAAAGCGTTGGAGTTTTCGAGGTTTACACAAATGACTATATGCAAAATGCACCTGTTTTTGTGAGGGTTGGTGAAGAATTCTATAAAGTGCCACAAGAAATGGAGTTTATGATAGGCGAGTTAGGCACAAGACAAGGAAGAATGACTTTTATTGATGCCATTACTAATGGCGAAATTCCTTCTTGTAATGTAGATGTATTAAAATTGAAAGGACACGGATATAAGAGTAGAGCGTTTAACGCCAATGCATTTTAAGCAGCCATTAGACTGACTCTAATTTCTGACCACTTACGAACAAGTCCAATTGACTTATGAAATATATGGGCGAATCTTTCTGATTTGCCCATTTTCGTTTTTTATAACCCAACTGCCATATTATCACCAACAATTATTGGAATTCTCAATTTTTTTATATATCTTTGCATTGATTAAAAAAAATATTATTATAATATGGAATGGCATTTGATTTTAATGGTTGTTGGTACGATGTTATACCTCTACATGAAGGTATATTGGTATTCAACATCGATAACTATTAGTTATTATGAAGAGCCAAAAACCAAGATACAATCATTTAGGCGTTGGCTTAATCGCATAAAGTATTATTTGAAAGGATACTTCAAATGGTACGGATTTAAACATTTCTACCGCATAATAATCATATGGCTTATATATGGTGGATTTTTCATTTGGTAATTTTTAAACAACTTATGACAATAATACCGAAAGATAGAATGAAGAGGTATATGGCTTGGTGCAAGGACAAGAGATATACCGTGATTTGTGATTGTGGAGAAAAGGTTGAGATAACCCTCACTCCATATTATTATGACGAAGAGGAGAATGATGTATATTTTGCAGCATTATGCCCCAAATGCGGAGACCTAATAATCATCAAAGAGTGAAGGATTGTTAAATTTTGGAATAAAATTTGCTGTTTTCAAAATTTTTATATACTTTTGCACTGAAAAAATACGGATGGTCGTTTAGTTCAATTGGATAGAACAATGCTCTCCTAAAGCATAGAATTGAGTATGAAATAGTTAAGTAAATATTTCAACTTTTTTATACTTTTTTTAACAAAATTTGATAACTTTTTAAAATAACGATATATTTATATATGATGAAAGTAATAAATATTGATTTTGAAAATAAGACATTTGAAACAGATAATGGTGAAACATTCCCCTTAATGTTCGATGTTGATGAAACCATCACGCTTGAAGAATTTCAAGAGTTGGTTGACAAAAGTGAGAACGCAATAAAAGAAGTATTAAGTTAATTGATGGATAAACTATATAACATATCAAAAACCGCAGAAATATTAGATGTCACACCAAAAACATTAAGAGTATGGGATAAGGAAAATAAACTTAAACCGATTCTAACATCTGGTGGTCACAGACGTTATCGTGAGTCTGACATTAATAAGATAATCGGAGTTGAACAAAATGATGAAGTTAAGCAAGATGTTTGCGCAACATATGCAAGAGTTTCATCACAAAAACAGAAAGTAAGTGGTGAGTTGGATAGACAATCTCAGAGACTATCTGAATATTGTGCAAAACATAATCTGTATGTTGAGCATATTATTAAAGATTGTGGAAGCGGCTTGGATGATAAAAGACAAGGCTTCGCTCAGTTGACTGACTTGGTTGTTAAGGGAAAAGTCAATAAGGTGGTGATTGAACATAAGGACATACTTACACGATTCCAATTCAACTTCATTAAGAAGTTGTATGCTGCATTTGGATGTGAGATAATAGTTTTAGATGACAAAGAAGATGTTTCTGATGCAGAGGAATTGACAAGAGACCTTATGGCATTATTAGCAAGTTTCAGTGGTAAGTATTATGGACGAAGAAGTTTAGAAAGGCATAAGCAAAATAAGAATGATAATAGAAGTAAATAAACCAAGATGGAAGAATAAAGAATGGACATTTAACATAATTCCATACTTTTCAATAACAAAAATATCCAATCTAGTGATTGCAATTAATGTTGGATGGTTATTTTGGGGAATAACGATTAGTAATGATTTTTAATTTAATATGTTAAGAGCGGTTAAGATAAGGTTGTATCCAAACAAGGAACAAGCAACAATGATAAACAAGTTGCTTGGATGCTGCCGTGTTGTCTATAATCAATGCCTTAACAGAAAGATAGAATCATATAAGAACGAAGGAAAAACTGAAAACTTGACAACATTGGGGCATTTCTTTCATAATGAATTGACAAAAGACCCGTGTTTCATATGGCTTAGAGAACAGAATACAAAGGTTCTCAAACAAGCAATAATTGATATGTTGACAGCCTATAAGAATTTTTTTGAGCGACGCAGTGGATTTCCTAAATTCAAATCAAAGCACGATAACAAACAATCTTGTAGGTTTGAACTACACGCTATATCAAAACGCAATGACTATACAACATATCATTTGTCGCTTGCAAATATAAGAAACGTCAAATTCAGATGTAATGAAAAGTGTGCCCAGTACCTACAGAAGCATCACGACAATATAAGACAAGCAACGTTAACGAAGGTGCCTTGTGGTGAATACTACTTGTCAATATTGGTTGATGGTGATTTGACGCACAAAGTAAAAGAGACCGATGCTGCTGTAGGTATAGACCTTGGAATAAAGGACTTTGTGACAACAAGTGACGGAGAAGTGTTCAATAATCTTCATTTCAAAAAAACAGAAACAAAGAAGATTAATAGGTTACAACGTCAGTTGTCAAAGAAAGAAAAAGGAAGTAACAATAGAAACAAGGCAAGGATTAAACTTGCTAAGTTATATAAAAAGATAAATGATAGGAAACAATACTATCTTCACGCTATAAGTAATTCACTCATTGACGAAAACCAAGTCATATGTATGGAAGACTTGAATGTGAAGGGAATGGTCAAGAATCATAACCTTGCTGAAAGCATTTGTGAAATGAACTTTGGCGAATTTCGAAAAATGCTTGAGTACAAGGCTCAGTGGTACAACCGAAAGATAGTATTTGTTGATAGGTTTTATCCATCAAGCAAGACGTGTCATAATTGTGGCTACATCAATAAAAGCCTCACATTAAATGATAGGCAATGGGCTTGCCCTCAATGTGGCGAAGTCATTGAAAGGGACTACAATGCAGCATTGAATATACTTGATGAAGGTTTAAAGATATTGGAGACAACCATAAACGTAGGGTGCTGTGAACCCGAACTCACGCTTGTGGACTACCCAACTACCGAAAGGTGGCAACACAGAAATGTGCTTACCGTGGATGACAGACTCAGCAATGAGGTACTAAAAAGCAGTGGTAGGTTGAAACAAGAAGTTAATAATGAACAGACAAGTTTGTTCAAGTTTTAGCACACAGTTCGAGTCTCAAAATGACCACAATAAAAATTTAACCTCGGCTATTTATGTGAATATAATCTAAGCCGAAAATGAATAGGAGTAAAGAAGAATATATAAATGCTGCAAAAAATGCTTTCAGCATTGCACAGATGTGCAGAAATTTAGGGCTAAAATGTGCCGGTGGCAACTATAAAACCGTTAAGGAGGCAATTGATAAATATGAGATTGACACTTCGCACTTTAGAGGAAAAGGTTGGAACATAGGTTTAAAATTCAAACCGAATAAACCAATTCCGATTGAAGAGATATTGGTTGAGAATTCTAATTATCAATCGAATAAATTGCGAAAGAGGTTAATTGAAGCCAATTTAAAGGAAGCAAAATGTGACTGCTGCAATAGGTCAACGTGGAATGGAATGCCAATTCCATTGGAACTCCATCATATTAATGGCGACAACACGGACAATAGGTTAGCGAACCTACAGATACTTTGCCCCAACTGTCACGCACAGACTGAGAACTACAGAAGAAGAAAAAATGCTGCTATGGTGAAATAGGTATACACGAGGGACTTAAAATCCCTTGGTCATTGGACCGTGCGAGTTCGACTCTCGCTAGCAGCACAAGAGTAATGATTTTTGTATTATTATGTTAAGTTTTGAATATATATTAGAGAAAAAGGTTGTTAGGTTTCCGTTTCGAATTGGTGATATTGTGAAGGTAAAGGATTGGGGTGATACTTATAGCCAATGCCCTTCATTCAATAAATTCTTTGGTGTGAAAGATAACAAGACATATTACGAAATGTCGGATGACTCTAATAAAAAAAGAAGTAAAGCAAAAGATTTTAAGATTGTGAAACTTGGTGCACACCCAAATGGACGTGTGGTTGTTGCATACATTGTTGATAGGGCATTCCGTGATAACATAATTGGTATTGACGGTTTGTCCTTGGTGAAACAGTTTCCGTTAAGGAATGGTGAGCAAACAACAATAACATTAGAACAAATACCAAGATAATATATTTAAAATGGATAGGAATAAAGCATATAAAGCCTTTGACATTAATGAAGTCGGTGACCACAACGAGGTATTTCTTGTTCCCAAGAACAAGACAATAACCTTATACGACGGGAGATATTGTGCCGTTGCCGGATTCATTTATGCCATCGTTGACGGAAAGTATTGTGTGTTGGCGAATAAGAGGGGAATCGGGACACCGGACTTCCAAGGATATTGGAATTGCCCTTGCGGGTATTTGGAAAGGGGTGAAAACTCAAGACAAGGTATTTCTAGGGAAACGAATGAGGAGTGTAACATACTTGTCAGTCCGGATAAATTCACTGTCACATTTGTACAAACTGAACCGTCAGAGTCCAATAACGGAAATGTGACAATCCATCATACTGCCTTTATCGGAAGAGGTTGTAATAACAATACAATTGAATACCCTACGGAATTTGATAACGGTGGCGAGGAGAATGAGGTCCAAGACATCAGATGGATTCCGGTAACTGAGATTAATAGATATAAATGGGCCTTCGGACACGATAGACTAATATTAAAATATGCCGCACCCATTTGGAAAAGGGTATTTCTTAAAGTTTGGTTTAAATTTTTTGGTGGCTATGATAATTGATTTGTCTTTTGACTACGATGCATCCTTTACTGAATTTAAAGGGCCGAAGGTATTTGAGATAAGCAATGGCGATAGGTGGGCACATTGTCATACAGATATGGGGAAGGAATTCTTAAGCACTTATCTCGGCAAGGAAGTTGAGATAAATAAGCCGGTAAGAATATCAAAAGACTTATACAGAAAAATAATGGAGGACATTCCAAAAGAACTGTCCTCCATCATCGGTGGATTCCACTATAAGTGATTTTTTTATTTTTTAGATTTCAAAACTATCACTTGAATTTGTGGTCTGTACTCTTACGGTATCGCCGGATGTAAACGTACGTGCCGTGAATGATGCAATGTTATTGGTTACGGTTACCGTCTCAATGAAAGTGTCATTTACATACAATGATGCCGAATTTCCGTCATTGGTATAGCATTTTATTACTCTGTCCACTGTCTTTGTGTAATTCTTTCCACAGATATGAATAAACGGTGCCGGATTCCACCAAGCCTTATACAGATAGAATGCATCCTTCTTGGTTCTGTGGTCTCTCTCAACAAGTCCCTTGTCATTAAGTCTTCTGAGATTATCGTCAATTGACGTGTTTTCGCCGTCAAGACACACCGTATATCCCTCGTTTCTGTTATAGACCGCTATATCGAATAACTGCCATTGTGCCGTGAACAACAATTGCGGATATTGCTTTATGGTTGCAATATGTCCCTCATGAAGCCACATCATATACTCAATGTCATGGCGTTCATAGTTTCCCCTTGTGGTTGTTGTCATAAAGTCATCGGAGTGACACCGTTGAGTACCGCCACATCCGTATTCTGAGAATGCCATAGGCTTGTGCAGTGCCGTAATGGTATTGGCCGTCCTAGTATTCAGTTGATTTACCGGTGTATTCATATTCGGTTGGTCATACCATCCCACGTATATATTGCAGCCGAACCAATCAACGTTTGGATTATTGAAATATGCGCTTGGGTTTGTTGAATTACCTTGCGAAAGCACGTAACCGACCCATCTGTCACTGTCCAAGTTCTTAATTATGGATGTGTAGGATTCAATCTTACCCTTTGCGAAGTTCTTGTCATCCGTGGTCGTTTCATTGCTTAAACTCCAAAATATGATACACGGGTGATTATAGTGCTGATTCACCATATCAGTATATTGTCCCTCAAGGTGGGTATAATATTCATTCGGCATGGTTGTCTGCATCTTGTTGACACAAGGAACCTCCGTCTGTACGACAATACCCAATGCGTCACATCTGTCATAGACCTCCTTCGGGTGTGGATAGTGTGCTAGACGTATGAAGTTACATCCAAGTTCTTGTATGATACTGAATGTCTGCGTGTAGTCGCTGTCTGTCAAGGCATTTGCCTTTCCGTCAATATCATCATGCATGCAAACACCCCTCAAGAGGTAAGGTGACCCGTTCAGCAAGAAGCCGGTATATGGATTCTGTGCAGTACCAACCTTCTCAGTGTCATCAATGACATATTCATAGTACCTTAAACCATATGGTCTAACATATCTGTGATACAAGTCACCGTTATGACGTATTTCCATCGTAATGGTATACAAGTGCGGGTCACTAGTACCGTTCCAAAGGTGCGGGTTTGATATGGTTGTTATGAATATGATTTCCTCATTCTCACTAGCCTTTGTTTCGGTATGATGATAAGTCCCGTCATCGATTGTCAACGTCACGCTTGCACCGGAAGGTATCGTTGTCATGACATTTATGGTTGCCGTGTCTGACGATACCGTGGATGTTACGTGGAATCCGTCGTATCCATATTCCGGAAGCGGCATATATTCACTTGTGAACAGTTTCACGTTGCCTAGGGTTGCGTTAAAGTTGAAGTCACCCGCTGCCGGTGCAAGTTTATTTCCCTCATTGTTCTTGAGGACAACCATCACTTCATTCGTGCCACTGTGAACATATTCAGATATGTCCGTAAAGAATGCGTTATATCCGCCCCAATGTTTCTCAACCAAGGTGTTGTCAATATATATGGAAGCCGATTGGTCTGCGTGTTGGAACCAAAGATATGCCGGATGTTTTTCCCTTAGTGCGAAACTTGTCTCAAACGTGAATTCACCCTTTGCATAACTAGATGAGTGTCCGTCTATGGCATTTACCGAATATGGTGTCGAGACAGTCTGTCCGTTGTATCTCCATGAAGTCAAGTCTCTGTTTGAGGCTTCATATGGAACATCGCTCACATATTGGCAATATTCACTGACGGTACGGCTCGTGTCAGTGTTAAGTTCCGAATATGCCTCAATGGTTGTATCGGCAGTAATGGTTATCGGACTGCTATATCCGGAGTATGCACCGTTCTTGTCAAGCCTATAGTATATATTCGCATTTACCGTACTGCAAGACAACGAAATAATACTAAATCCGTCGTACATGATTTCCGGTGGCGTAATGGCAGTTTCATCCACGACAACCCATGATGTCGGGATACCGCTAGCACCCCTAGTCCAAGTAGTGACCGAAACACCTGAATCCTTTACGAAAGTACCGGATGAGGAAACGCTCTTAACCCAATTCTGCTTGCAGTTGCTTGCATTAAACCCGTCAATTGCAAGACACTTGATAAAGTTTAGGTGTGTACAGCCGGTAAACATATTACCGTAGCATTCTTGCACTAATATAGGTGCAAGAAGTTCCGGTGCGGACTGTATTCCGCATTCCTCGAACATATACCAATAGCAACCTTTTGTCAATGTTAGTGCCGGTAACTTAGGTGCCGTCGTAAGTGTGGTACATTTGCTGAATAATGCCCTATAGCAGTATTCAGTCAAGGTTGTACAAGGCAATACCAAGTTTTCGGCTGATACTACACTTGAGAGTTTAAACAATGAGCAGAAATTATAGGTTCCTCCACTGAACGTTGTCTTGTTAAGGAAATTGTCACCATAGATTAAACTCATTATGTTACCTTCAGCGTTGAATGTTGCCGTGCCGCCCTCAAAACCGGAATAATTACTCTTACTACTAGCATATGAGACATTTGTTCCCTTCAATCTCAAGGAATCACCGGCAGCAACGGTTATGGTTGTTGCCGTGCTTGCCGTAATCGATGTCCATTGCCCGTTATTAAGACTATATTGAATGGTCTTTGCTTGTCCGGAACCGATAGAGTTCCACTTAATGGTTCCGCCGCTTAATATGCTTAATGTGAGATAGTCTTGAGAATAGTCATGTGCCGGATTATAGATACAGTTCTCCGTCACGACGCTGCTTACACGCCCCCTATACTGTGAATAGGCTTCAACAATGGTGTCTGCCGTTATTGGTATGGGTACGTCATACAAGATATAACTTCCACTTTGGTCTAGTCTGTAGTATATCACAGAACCTTGCGTCGAACATTCAATTGTCACTTGTGTGCCGTTGCACATTATAACCGGAGAAGTTAACTGAACGGGGCTATATATGCAGTTTTCGGTTACCGTGGCACTTTTGGTACCGCCTATCTGAGCATACGCTTGAACAATTGTGTCCGCCGTGATTTCTATTTCCTCAGAATACAACGCATAGTCACCGGTTTCATTTAGTCTGTAGTAAATGTCCGCATTTGAGGTATCTGATACGATTGTGACTATTTCACCGTCACAATATATGGTCGGCCGCTTGACATCACTCTCGTATTGGCAGTGATATGATGTAATAGGACTTTTCTCACTGTCAATTTCAGCATATGCTTGTACGAATGTGTCATCATAGATTGTAAATGCCGAGGAATAGACCAAATACACTCCGGTACCGTTTAAGCGATAGCGGATGGTTGCCCCCACGGTATCACAAGCCATTGTGACCTCATTGTTATTACATGCGATGGTAGGAGCGGCAATATTCGTCAGTTTCGATATTTGGAAATTCTTGACGTTAATGTTTGAATATCTGTATGCCCCGCCGCTAGCATTCATGGCATATCCAATCGTCACCTTAAGATATTTAAGTTCTTCAATATCCGGGAACTTGGCGTTTTTTGAGTATATAACCGCACCGTTTACCATATTCTCACATACAAATATATTGGTGCTTGCTGTAGGATTATATGTTATCCTCAGATTATATTCAGCCGTTGTTCCGGTTAATAATGTAGGACTTATTGTCGTATTTGTATTATTTGTACCGCTGAACTGCGTACCCAATATAATGTACTTGTTTGTTGATGTCTGTCTCAATTGAAAACCATACCAAGGCTCCGGCGTGGCTCTCTTCATCGTCAGTATATTATGGTGATTCTCGTCTTGGTTTGGCGGTTGGTTGGAGAAGTCAATCGTGAAATTGAAGTCAATGACAAAACCTTGGGTCAAGTCAAACGCATAATATTCCGTGTTGACACCGTCACCGCTGAATGACTTTACACCGTCCGGGTTATTGCTAGTATCGATAGCATATCCAACGATAACCTCTTCTCCATTCTCATCATATGCTATTTGCTGCGTGTCAATGTTTCCGCTTGGGTCGATTACCTCATTGGTCCTTTCACTAGGTTCACCGTCTGAACCGTACACAATGGTTGTGACGCTCGTGCTTTCCGTACCATCTTCGTTCTCAGTTACGGTTGTTGTGATATTTGTTAGTTCATCGGTGTCCTCATTTATTACAGTTTCACTTGATGTCTCACTGCTTGAGCCGCTTGAATAGGTTATCACTGCGTCCATTGTCGCCGAAAGTTCACCGTATTCAGCCCTTATCGTTATTTGGTTTCCATTTGCGGTATTGTTGATTATTAACAAGCCATTAGCACCGAAAGAGGCATATTGTAAGCCGCTGTCAAGTGACCATGTGGCATTGTTCACTTCCCTTCCGTTCACCAATGCAACATACGTACAAGATTCACTAGTCACACTCTTTGCACCGCTGATTTCCAAGTTGCTGTATGACCTTCCGGCAAACTTGAATGATGTAACCGCACTAGTGGTTGCAGTTGTCACCCAAGTCCCGTTCTGTTTCACGAAAACATTTGAAATGCTTCCGCTAGTCCACACTCCGTTCTGCTTGATTCCGAATCCGTTAACCTCAGACAAGGAACCATCGTTCTTAAAAAATACTCTCGTCATGTCTATACCGTCGTTTGTACAAAAATATCTCCATTATTTCCTTGGTCGGAACTTGGCGTATTTGTACCGGTATAGATGCTAGACAACGTTACGAGTGTCCAAGCACCGTCAACGACCATTAATACCTTTCCATTATCTGCGCTAGTGACACTTGGCAGTCCGCCGACATTTCCAAGGTCTATGGTTACGCTTGAGGAGGAATTAAGGGTAAAGGTACCGGCAGTCGTTCCGTTTATTGTTATTGTAATTGTGGAATCATTTACAGTCGGTATTGTCGGCTTGTTCAAAATCTGAGCAACACCGCTGCTTGCATTCCAATCAGACTGTGTAGATGCATTCGTCCTAATCGTACTTAAGTCATTTATCACGTCTTGTTTTTCATCGAGTCTTTCATTCAAATCATTTAATGCTGCTGCCGTTATCTCTTCATTCTCGATAATAACGTCCGTAACAGTCAATGCGCTATTCGAACCGGTGAATCCACTTCCCAATTTCTGTTCCGTATAGTAGTCATCGGAGGAGAATCTTACAATTTCACTGTTCGAATTCTTTATCGATATGGTCTCATACCCATCAGCATAGTTTACGGCCACCTCTCCCTCTAGCAATGAATTGCTCAACGGGAGTTTCGGTTGCCCATCGTTTATAACATTACTTTTAATGTGTTGAATATGTTCGATATTTTTCATGATTTATATTAGTTTCCTTATAAATAGTGTGAAAAAACTAATTTATCACCTAATATTTGTAAAAAATTTTCAAAAAGAAAAAATGCAGCCGCTTATGACTGCATTTTTATCAATTATTTGAATTGATTTAAAGAAAGGTGGTCAGATATTGACCACCTTTTTTATTGTTATTGTTCGACCTTTGTCCAATAATACAATTTACTCAACCAATCATCATAGCCGCTGCTACCTTGTGGAACATAGAGAGTACCATTAGTCTTAACTCTATAAAAAGTATTATTTGTTGTTGTTGGTGCTGTTGTGGCAAGCGAGGTTATTGCTGATAAACTACTACAATAACCGAAAGCATTACTACCAATACTTGTAACACCACTACCAATTGTACAAGTTGTCATAGCAGAACAACTTTGAAAAGCATAATCACCAACGTTAGTAACAGTATTTGGTATTGTTATATTTGTTAAACTAGAACATTGGGTGAAAGCACCACGACTGATGCTTGTAACACCACTGCCAATATTGCAAGTTGTTAAGGCAGTACAACCAGCGAAAGCACTATCAATAATGCTTGTAACACTGTCCGGTATCGTTATGCTTGTTAAACTAGAACAATTTCGGAAAACATCATCATCAATACGTGTAATGCCACTTGGAATTGTTATGCTTGTTAAACTAGTACAATCTTGGAAAGCATTATAACCAATGCTTGTAACACCACTGCCAATTGTACAAGTTGTCATTGCAGAACATCCTCTGAAAGTCATGGGACTAATACTTGTACAAGGTTCGCCAATTTCAGCACTGACACAAGTTGCGCTGTAATCCCTTATCATTGCTTGTGTAAGTTGTCCACTTCCTTCAATTTTAACAACTTCACCATTGTTAAGGGTTAATTTACATAATGGTGGAGGAATGGGATTATAATGCACATCACCCTCAGCAGCACAAAGTGATACATTTGGTTTCGGGTAGTCTGTTGCAACATATGCCGTATAATCAGCATGTGTTGCAAATTCTTTAACATATTTCATAATTTTCTAAATAAAGATTTTTTAAAAATGAGTTATTATTTTTCTTACTATAAATACTTTATTAATCTTTAAAAAGAAATATTTTTACCTATATTTATATAGGAAAAAACTATATTAATGGCTAAGAAACAGTATTTTGGTATAAAGTATCCATTTACATCAGATGACTTCCAAAAGTTCTATGTAGATGTTAATTCCGACACCAAGGACAAGGTGAGGAGTCAACTCATGCACGTTGTATTCACGCCAAAGGGTCAAAGGATAAGGATGCCGGAATTCGGTACGGACTTGATAAAATTCATATTTGACCCGGACGAGGGAATCACGTGGGAATCAATCAAGAGTGAGGTGAGCGAGTCTGTTAACAGATGGATTAATAATGTTAAGGTTAATGACATACAAGTTGTCAAGAATGAGAATGATGACTCTGAGATATATGTGAGACTCGATTACAGCGTCATTGAGGGGAATAAGGTTACAAACGATAGCATAGGCGTAAAGATATAATGGGTAAGAAAATGACCAAGGAGGAGTTTGCTGAAAGGTCTAAGGCTGTTCATGGAGACAAGTATGACTATTCAATGGTCGATTACGTAAATAATAGAACCAAGGTTTGTATAATCTGCCCAAAACATGGAGAATTTTGGCAAACCCCTAGTGACCATTTGTTAGGAAAAGGATGCAAAAGATGCAGTGTTGAGAAAAACCATAAACTAATGAGTAGTGAGGAATGGATTAAACTCGCAAAGAAACATTCTAGTGAGCCTTATGACTACTCAAGAGTTGAATACAAAGGAAACAAGAAAAAGGTAGAAATAATTTGTCCGAAGCACGGTCCGTTTCATATCAGACCAAATGATTTCCTAAGTGGACACCGGTGCCCGAAATGCGGAATTGAAAACCGAGTCAGTAAAGTCTCAACCAAACAATGCGAATTCATTAGGAAACTCCATTCAGTATTTCCGGAATATGACACCTCTGAGGTTGAATATATAAACTCACATACAAAAGTTAGGCTATACTGTAACAGACACGGTTGGTTTGAGTCTCTGCCATATCACTTGCTAAGTGGACACGGATGTTATAAATGCGGGCAGGAATCGACCCATAACAAGCAGAGAAAAAGCCTAGAGACCTTCATCAGAGAAGCAAAGTCAGTCCATGGAGACAAGTATGATTACTCCAACTCTGAATACTTGAACAGAGATTCAAAGTTATGCATAGTATGTCCGAAGCACGGTGAATTTTGGCAAACGCCACACGCCCATGTTGACTTGCACCGTGGATGTCCGATATGCAACAACAGCCTTCTAGAGGAAAGAATCTCAAAGGTTCTAGACGGTGAGGGAATAAAATTTGAACGTGAGAAGAAATTCGATTGGCTTAGACAACAGAGATTGGATTTCTATCTTCCGGAATATAACGTAGGGATTGAATGTCAAGGTATACAGCATTTTGAACCGGTCGCCTATTTCGGCGGAAATGACGGATTTGAATACCGTAAGGCAAATGATGAAAAGAAACTGAGACTCTGCACGGAAAACAATGTGAGACTTCTATATTACTCAGACTATGACTGTCCGACAGTCTACACTGACACGAATAAACTGATAAACGATATAAAAAATGGCTTCTAAGAAAATAAACTATCTTTCACGTGACTTTGACACGATAAAGGATGAATTAATTAAATTCTCAAATAAGTATTATCCGGAGTTGTCGGATAGTTTTAATGACTCAAGCGTTGGTGCTTGGTTCATTGACCTCGTTGCTGCAATTGGAGATGATTTAAGTTATCATACGGACAGGACCTACCAAGAAACTAATATTGATAGTGCTAATCTGAGGAGTAGTGTATTAAATCAAGCGAGGGCAAACGGTCTTAAGATACCTAGCAAGAAGGCATCTATTTGTGAAATTGAACTTAGTTGCGTACTTCCGACTGATAGTGAGAACATAAGTCTCCCGAATTGGAATTATGCACCGATAGTCCAAAGCACTAGCGTAGTTTCTGCCGGTGAGTATAACTTTCAGTTGACTGAGGATGTGAATTTCGCAGAGCAGTTCAATTCTGAAGGGTTCTCGAACCGCAAAATGATACCGGCAAGGGACGGTAATGGAAACATTACCGGATATACCGTATCAAAGTCAACGATTGCAGTAAACGGCGTTACGAAAGTCTACAAGAAAGTCATCTATCAAAATGACTTGAGACCGTTCATGGAGGTTGTACTTCCGGAACAAAACGTGATGAATGTTGAGTCGATTATATTCAAGGAAACCTCTGATTTCAATGCAAATCCTAGTATCTATGAATATTATATTGACGAGGAACAATATATGATTAGCAGTGAAGCGGTTATGACGTACCATTATTTCGAGTGTGACTCGTTAGCCGACCAATATAGGTTCGCAAGTGAAGCAAATATCGACAAGTATGTCATAAATGACATATATACACCACACTTGTATGATGACTACTATGAGATTATCAAGGATGATAATGGTGAAATAAAGACCGCTAGGACTAGCCGTTACTATCGTGGAAAATGGAAGCCCCTTACACAGAAGTTTATCACTGAGTTCACCGACAACGGCTATCTTAAGATAATATTCGGTGCTAGCAACGGATATGAGACACTACCATCCGGACAAACTACCTATGGTGACTATGTTTCGTCTAAGTTGGTAAACAATGACATGTTGGGTGTTTTGCCGAAGGAAGGATGGACGATGTATGTCCTCTACAGAGTCGGAGGAGGGGTTTCGACCAACTTGGGTCCAAACTCCATCAACAAGATAACCTTGGCAAACATAGATTGGGGAGGAACGACCGGAAGCACTGACGGAAGCGTTAGGGGAAGTGTGGTCACTTCACTTAGGGTAACGAACCCGTCTACCGCCGTTGCGGGAAAGGACGAGCCGTCAACCGAGGAAATCAAGGCATTGATGAAATACAACACCAATTCACAGAACAGAGCCGTTACCGTTAACGACTATAGGGTGAAACTTATGCAGATGCCGCCAAAGTACGGCGCACCGTTCAGAAATACCGTAATTGAGGCAAACAATAAGATTGAAATGGACTTTCTAGGCATAAATGCGGTTGGTCAGTTGGATTCTGCGCTTCCGCAGACGCTCGTTGAGAACGTCATTGAGTATATGTCCAAATATAAGCAACTGAATGATTACATTGAAATAAGGAGTGGAAGAATCTATAATATAGGGGTTCTCATTGAGATTTTCATCAGTAAGAACTATAACATTGCAAATGTTATCTCTAGCGTCATTGAAAGAGTCAAGGACTATTTTGACGTTTCGAAGCATGAAATGGGTGATGACATCTTCGTTGGTGACTTGGAGAAGGAGATAACCTTGTTGGACGGTGTAGTTAGCCTCATTAACCTAAGAATATTTAAGATTTGGAACGGTGAATACAGTGTTGACGTGTGTCCGTTGCCTACATTGTCACTAGGTGACGGGTGCTCGACTAGACCTAGTGAGGTGTTTATTACACCGGGTGACGGTGATTCGAATTCTGAGGAAATTGACTTGCTTGCGTGTGACAAGGTACTTAGGTCGGACTACAATAGCATGTTTGAGGTGAAAAATCCTAACGTGGATATTCAGTGTCACATTAAGACCGTTTAAACCTAAAGTTAAAAAATGTTTTTTTGAATGAGTTGCGATTGTAAGAAGAAAATGATTTTGGAGGATAAATACGGTGAAAAGGTTGATGAGACCGTATTTGACAAGACATTAAGGTTCTGTTGGTCATTGATGATGTTTTCGATTGCTATTCTGCTTGCAGTAGTGATTGTGCCGGTAATGGTTGTCATCATAATATATAAACTAGCCTTCAAGGATGATACAAACATAATTTTACCCAATTTTCTAGGGAAATATCTTAAGGATTCAAATAATGGATAAAAGTTTTAGAGTACATACAAATATATCAAGCGATACCGTCTTGAATGTGAACATGAAGCAAGACTTTGACTTCTTGGAGGTCTTGTCATTGAAATTGCGCCAAAAGGATGCATACAGACTGCATTCGTCCAATTATGGCGTAATAGTGGGAAGGGTGTTGGCAAACGAGGCATTCGGAATTCCGAACGCAAAGGTGTCCGTGTTCATAGAGAAAGAGTCCGATGATACTACGGATATGGAGTCAATTTATCCTTATTATGAGGTAACGTCGAAGGACAAGGAGGGTCGCAGATATAACCTACTTCCGGATGAGAGTGATGATAAGTGCTATAAGGTTGTAGGAACATTCCCGAGCAAAAGATTGGTGTTGGATGACAACGTCCAACTTGAAATATATGATAAGTATTGGAAATACACGACAGTCACCAATAATTCCGGTGACTATATGTTGTATGGGGTTCCTACCGGTACCTTGACAATCCATGTTGACTTGGACTTGTCCGACATAGGCGTATTGTCACAGAAACCGCGAGACTTTGAATATAAGGGCTATAACATAACAATGTTTGACAGCCCGAACCAATTCAAGGACGGGACCAATTTGGACGGATTGGCACAGTTATTTGCACAGAATAAGAGTGTGTATGTATACCCGTTTTGGGGTGATTCCGATAACGGGACCGCTGCAATAACACGTTCAGATATTGAAATCCAATATAAGTTCGAGCCAACTTGCGTGTTTATGGGTTCGATTGTATCAGACAACGAGGGCCATGCAATAGGACACAAGTGTTCCCCGGATATCGAGAACGGTATCAACTCACAGTTAATAGGCGGTAACGGAACCATTGAAATGATTCGTAAGACCACGGACGGACTTGTAGAGGAATTTCAGATACAAGGAAATCAACTTATCGATGAAAACGGTGTTTGGTGCTATCAGATACCGATGAACTTGGATTATATCGGCACGGATGAATATGGCAATATCGTACCTACGGATAACCCGTCAAAGGGTATTCCTACTAGGACTCAAGTTAGGTTCAGAATAAGCAAGACCGAGACCAATTCTGAGGGGTTCTCTAGACATACCGCAAAGTACTTGGTTCCAATGAACCCTATGTTCAGTGAAGACAGCAATCAACCAAAAATCGATTATAACGGCTCTGAAATCGAGAAGATGTACTCTTTCGGTTCATCCACTCCGCTTAGTTGTTTTAGGGACTTGTATTGGAATAATGTGTATAGTGTGAAAAACTATATACCGAAGACACAAGTTGCACACCGTGCATATGCCAAGAACTATTGTGCATTGAAGGGTTCAAACTTGGCTGATGACCAAAATCCGATACCCTTTAACAAGTTGAATATAAACTTGCCATTCCTCTATATGGTGGTATGTATCATTTACCGTATAATGGTGAAGGTTGTGAAAATGATAAACAAGATTATATCCTTCTTGTATTGGTTGGTGTATAAGTGTTGCATAAAGATTTTCAGATGGAAGATATGTCCCTTCAGACCGCTGAGACACTTGTTGGGTGACTTGTCTTGTATTACAATGTCAGCCGGTGGTGATGAGGGAAACATCGCCTATTACCCCGGGTGTTCAAAGTCGGCGATGAACGATTCTTCGTGTCCGGACGATATGTTGGGAAGTTGCAGAAAGAGCAATGATGACAAGAAACTAATGGATGCCATACAAAGAAATCTTGCATTGGAATTCAAGATTGTAAGATTGGACTTGTATCAAGATTGGATTAACGGGTGTCTCTATATGCCTCTATGGTATTGGAAGAAGCGGAAAAAGAGAAAATTCCTAGGTATTACGATAATGAGAGCAAAAAATCAGTTTTGCTCCGATGAGTCTTTCTACTCTAGGCTTAAGAGTATTGTGACTTGCAATATTGGGTATACCGATACTAATTTGTCGGTTAGTAACAATAAGAGCAGTATGCCGGACAGTGAGAAGAGGTGGCACAAGAACAAGAGCGGTAGCGTGAGGTATTATAGGGGCCTAATCAAGCCGGTTGAAAATAATGACGGGCTTACCGTATATTACTATAGTGCATTACAAGCAACCACTGATAATGATAACCCGAAACTTGAAATGGTTAGAAGACCGAAGAACTTCAATGCCGTTCGTCTTTTTGCAACTGACATTATATTATTGGGTAACTTGGACCCACATAACATATACGGCATACCGCAATTCTTTGAATGCTTGCCGTCAACGACGGCTAATGTTCCGCCTATTGCCACCATAGAAGAGGATACTAGCGACGGTGAAAATTCATCAAATAATAGCAATGAGGGATTAAACGGAAATGATGAGGATAGCGGAACAACCGTTACCACCGGTATGGATTGGAACCATGACGGTGAGAAGCAGAGTCCGAAACTGAAGACCGGTCTTTTCATGGATTTGGAATGTACATATGCCAATACTAGGCCAAAGTCTTGCATTAATGTTGAGAGGATGAGTGAACTTGGTGTGTCGTTGGATACCACACATAGGGTTGCATACTCCTCAAATGGTGAATTGAAGTATGGAGATATTGAAAACGACGGCTTCATAAGCAAGTATGAACTTGATGATATGGAAAACCGGTCAATGTTTGCAACAATGAACCATATCGGATTCATACCACAAGAATATCAAGACATGCATGACGGATATGAGACCCAAGTCCGTGACGAGAGGACAAACTACCTCATACCGAAATTCAAATACATATATCCGGTGGACTTTGACGGAAGGTTGCAGTTGCCAATGTCAATGTATAGGAACGGGTTCCAACAGTCAATGTTTGACGAGAGGGACCAATCCTATGTTACATTTAGGCTAGGTGCTGAGGAAAATAATGATAAAATTAGAAATAATGAGAATAGGATAAGACATTTCTATATCCAACGCGACGGTGTATATTCAATGCCGTTATATAATAACTCATATTACTTCTATTTCGGAATAAAGAAAGGAAGCACGGCAATTGATAAGTTTAACAGTATGTTCTATGCACAATGCTTCAAGAAGACTAAACTACCGTTCATGATGGACTTGGACTATCGTGGGAGGTCATACTGTACTAGTGCATACACTAACGATTTAAGGGACGATTATGCCTATGCATACATTAAGTTCTCGTCTGATAATATAAAGGCACCCTATAGTTATTGGTTATATGACTCCAAGGGAAAACTCATAATAGGTGAGGATGATATGGAGGCCGATACATTTGTCATTGGTGGCTATATAGATGACTATGGAGAAGTTAAGTCGAATGAGTACGGAAAGATATGCTATCAGTCGGATAGCACCAAATGTCTTACAACGGAAGACGGTAGTGGTTTCATCTATCTTAAGAATCAAGAATATACTCTAGAGATTACCGATACAAACGGGAAGACAATAAGTCAGAATGTCAAGTTGGATACGCCGCATATAACCGGCGAATACTCTAGCCGTAGTCTTGGGACGAAATTCTATAATACCGAAACAACTAAAAAGGATTATATATGCAATGACGAGACTGCATTTTATGGTGAAATCCACATGACAAGTTTCACTGTGGACGGATATGAGTGTACCATAACGTCTGCGGAGGCTATAAGTAGTGGTAACATCATTAAATTGAGACTGACCGGAAGTTCTCCTTATATCAACCCTAATGTTGGTGGAATAACTGCAAATAGTGAGATTATATTAGAGTTGAGGGCGATTGACTTGGAGGAAGGCGAATCGACGGAGAGTTGCATGTGCGGTGGCGGTACGCCAACACCGCAATGGAGGCTTATTACCGGTGATGACTATACTGAATTGGTATTTTATGTATATAAACCAAAGACATATGTGATGAGGATGATTCAAACTTGCAATGGTCAAGATGTCAATTCTAGTGAAGAAATTATTAAGATTGATAACGGAGAACCCTTTATGACATATCTTAATAGGATGCCGGTTAAATTCATGTTGGGCACATCCACGGATGATAGTGGTGCCTCCATAGCAAATACTAGCGAGTTCTATAGGTCTGACCATGTACCGACCGCCACCGGTAACGGCATTACCGGTTGGTATGGTGTTCATACAGAAGACACTTATAGGTTTGATGGGACCTTTATCTCAAATCAGAGTCTGTGGGAGGATGTATTGAACGGAACGACTGACTCAATAGCAAGCCCGACGGTAAAGCAAGCAATTCTAGTATTTAAGTTTAATTCAATGTTCTCCTTGTCGGAAGGTGTGTATGTTACAGAGGATTCGTCTAAGAGACTTGAAATGACATCTGAGGGCGGTGTCAGCCCGATATTGTATAGGACGGTTGCTCCGACATACGATAATGACAGTACGATTCGGACCCAATATAGGTTCTCTGAAGAGAGTGATGTATATTGTAGTGACTATCAGTCCAATGTAGTTGGTGACAACTATTGCCCGAATACTGCATATAATCCGGGTGTTGCCAACGGTCCGGTGTTCAATAATAGAATTTATGACAACACTGATAAGTTAGGTAATTATTTCGGTGCATTCACTAGGGACGGGTCATACATTTCAAAAAATAAAATCGACGGTATAAACATAGGCATAGAAAGGAGTCCATCATTTGCCTCAATAAGTCCATACAGAGAAAACGGGGTGCTTAAGATAATGGGTAAGGATGTAACAATGGCTGTTACCGGTCTTAGCCGCGTCTATGATAAGGGAACCGGGGCAAATCAGCAGACACTTCCGGGCGATAAGAAAAGGACAACACAGCCGTATCTTAGGGGTTTGTTTGTTGATAGAAGGTTGGATTATGACTTCATTATATTTGCACCGGCAATGGGAAGCAATTTCAGTCTGTACAGTGGTATAAAGGCTGTCGAACGTGATAGGGTTTGGCGTAGCGGGCGAATCAGTGGTTGGACCATGAACGGAATTGAAATGTCATATGATGAAAATGATGAATATAATATCATTTCATCAAGTGTTGCTTCCACCACGGTAGATGATGAGACCTATTACCCAAGTGCGATATATAACACAAGATTGGAATACACATTCAAGTATAATTCAAATCACAGATGTTTGAATTGTAATTATCAAGGTTTGGGTTTAGACCCTAGACAGCCATGTCCAAATTGTGGTGGTGAAGTGATACCATATCAAGGTGAATTTGGTTCCCAGCGCTCCATAACTGATAATAATATAACAATGTACAGTGATGTTTATAGCCACACTATGGATGGTGACGGGCCTTATGACGATGCTAAAACACGATATAATAACAGTAGCGGTGATGGTGTTTGGAATGTTGGTACATTAGGTTATATCCCCGGATATGATTTAGATTACATGCCACTAGTTAAGCGTTTCTACAGTTCTGAATTCTGTGGAATTGATTTAAGAAACTTCTATTGGTCAGACGGAAACAGAAGCAGACTTGGACATTATTGTGCAGTCCAACAGACACGTACTTTGTCAATGTTTGATTTAAAGAAACCATTCTATGTTTATTGTTACCCTGCGAATCCTAGTTATGGTAACGGTGATTTTGACAAGGACAACTATCCAACTGAAAGATTTATAGACATAGGTAATCTTCCTCCATTGACAATGTATCACTATGAAACCGAAAGTTGCAGTTATGGTATGCAAGCGTATCCGCAAGATGACGGAACAATTGTGGCACAGACAAATGAGGGTGAGAAGGTTGAATTTGACTTGAATTGGATTAATCCGGTAACAATGGTTCCGCCAAATGCTGATTCCACCGACTATGTTAATATAGAGTATGGTGCATTGTCAAGTGGTTTAAATGATGAATTGATATTTACGGCGGAAGCGGGAAATATCTCTTTTAAACTTAATTCATATACTTGTGAGGGTTTTGAGGTATATACAACAGCACCTAGGCTAATACAAGTATTGCCATATATTCAAGGTACTAATCTTGATGGTATTAGTTTTGTTAAAACATACACTAAGACCGGAGAGATTGGCCTTAGTGGAATAGAAAATTTGGATATGGCAATTGACCTTGTAACATTGGATGGGTGTGTATTAAGTTTTCCGTTAAATAATAAATGGGCGAAAAAAATGCTAGGTCTAGAGCAGACAGTATTTTGCCCGGAAGGAGTTACCGTATGGAGTGGTTTGACATCAAGTAATGGCAAAACGGTACAAAGAATAAATGTTAAGGGCGGACCCTTAACCGAGGGTGCATTCTTTAAGAAGGATGATGAGTGGCTAACTTCGGACAATGAAGACTTCACGAATGTCCTTTTCATGAAAAACATTAATGCATTGACAAATGATGGTACTAGTGCTACGGCTTTTGCTGTATTGGTTGATAGAGAATATAAATCTGAGGATGATAATCACTTGATAAGACACTTGAGAACAATTGAGACCTCTGATATTTATGACTGTAGGAAACTGAGAATGAGAATGGCAAATAATAGTGAGAGCGGTGGTCCTTATTCTTATGTTGTAATGAATATAAGCAATAAACATGAAGAAGAATTAATTACCGGAATAAGTGGCCAGACTGAGGAAGGCAGCACAGATGTAGATATCGAAACCACAAAGGAAACAAAGAATTTTGACACAAAGGTATTTACACAAGTGTTGACCTTTGAAATGCTGTTTGACACCCGACCATCGACAAACGTTCAAGACAGAGAGAACGGTACATTTGCCGATTATGACATGATGTCATATGTGTTTAGGTTTAAGTCAAAAAATGGTGAACAGTTCGATGTCAGTCCTACAGACGTTGAGTTTGACCTTAAAGGTGACGCAGATACCGGTAACCCAAATTCTAGTCTGAAACTTACGGTTATTTGGCCTTCGAATATGGGCATCATCATAGATGACCAATGGAGCGGAAGTAACATACCATGTGAATTGTTTGCAAGAACTCCAAGTAATTTCACATACAGATTAAGTAAATTCAAGATTCAACTTGAATCACAAGACCCGGATGGTGGAAGTACTCAAGATAAGAAGGATGCCATGGTAGAGAATGAAAAGTATAAAACAAACGTTAAATTGGTATAATTTATTAAAAATATGGATACAAGATTATTTCTTAAAAAATACGAAAGCAAGACTTCATCAAATACAAGTGAAGGACTTAACGTACCTCTGAAGAGCAAGAAAAAACTCTTGCCCTCTGATGGTATAAGTGAGGTTATCAGCCAATATGACGTATATTCTGATGAAAGAAAAAATTGTAATATAATAAGGCTGACTTGCCAAGTTAACCCGGTGTGTTCCAACGTATTATTTAATGAAATAACTGAAATTGTCAAAAATGAAGGCAGCAGTGGTGTAACCTTCATTAACTATGGGTTTACAAATGATAACCCTAATAAAATATTTGATGGTGTAGTGTTTAAACCAAATAACACTATGGAGTTTTGGAGTGGTTCAACGATGAGGTATCAAGGTGACGATGATTTATTGCCTAGCAGTGTATCCACCAAAATAGAGAGAATCACAAACAAGGATAAAGTAACCGGTAATACTACGCTAAGTGGTGATTCCACTGATTTCTCGCACCCCACGAACTCGATAAGGGACATGCAACTGTCAAACATAGGGTTTGTATATCATTGTGGCAAAGATATTCTTAATAATCACCTAATCAGAAGTACCACATTCAAGACGGTATGTAAACTATCTAGTGACTCACAAAAATATAATGACTATGATGCATTCAATACAATCGTTGACTTAATGCGTGATGTAAGTGGCATGAAGGTGATTGAAAAGGTACCATTTCCGGTATTGGCTGGTCTTTCCGGTAATGCAAAATTAGTGTCATTGCATTTATACGATAGTGACGATACTCTTTCGTTTTCGGCAAGTGTTGATACGAATTTAATTAAAAAGCATAATGGTTGGGTTGGGTTTTACAATAAATCTAAAATTAAATCATATCGTGTTTTCCCAAATTACCCGAATAATTCAATAGAAATGGGTGTCGACAAACCGCTGATGTATATGAGCGGTGGTGATTTCGTTGATATGTATCCGTCTAGGGACTTGTATTCATTCATACCAAAATATAACGAGCATAGGCATAGGATTGAAAAGAATTGGAATTATTGCATAACATATCCTAGTTCCTCATACACACCTTCCTCTGAGGAAGAAGAGTTCTCTGACATCATAGAGACAAACAAGGGACTTGGCTCATTGAAGGCAATTTATTTTGATGAAAATACAAACGGTGATGACGGCCTTGATGAAATCGTGATATATGGAATATCCAAACATGGACTAGAGAGGGGTGACCATGTCAATGTCTATAAGACATATGACACTGACCAATTTTGGGTTGTTGATGAATACAGTGTCAGAATATCTGAGATATTCACAAATGAAGATGACGCTCGAATTGAGTTTAATAGATTAAGCACTCTGACATCATCGACTCAATGTGACGGTACGCCGTATCCTATTCCGGATAGAATCGTTGAAGTTAGTGGCGATACGATAAATGAAGAGATTCTACATGATGCCGAAGTAAAGGATGTTATTGATGGCTATATCTTTACATTATTTAAGTCTTCCTTGCAGATAAGCAAGACTTGGATTGACACCAAAGATGAAGACAATTTACATGAACTAGGTTTTACAGTAAGTGATGATGGGAAAACCATCACAAACAATAGCGGAAGAACTTATTATATAGTTAACGGAAAATATGCCAATATCGATGATACGGCACAGAGAATATCATATAAGAAAGTCTCAAATGATATTGAATGCAAGTATTACATAAGAATTTTTTCAAAATTACCAAACTTCAAGTTTTCAAGTGCAAACACCTTTAATGAATATGAATTATATAAGGATAAACAAGAAGTAATTGAGGAATATAAGAAGAAGGAATATGATTTTGAGAGTCATGTGAGCAGGATGGCTTTTGCCAAGAACATCTATTCAGACGATATGGGTCAATTGATATTCACGGATAATATAGACATTTCCAACTTGCATGATAACTTAGGTAGGCCATTGTCTGACTTGTATCTCACATTCATTAAGAATAACAAGGGGTATAAGGAATGGTATGGATTTGATTATGACGAATGGAGTGAAAGTTGCATAACGGATGAGAATATAGAGTTTTCACATGCGTTTGGCAAGATAACTTGCGGGATAGAGACATCCTATGAATCTACTTGCAATAAGCAGATAAATTCCGTATTTACCATTTGCAACACAGACACTGGGCGTAAGCAAGGGTATTTGATGAGTTTGCTCAGAAACAAATTCGCTGAATCAGAAGAACAATATGAGGATGCGACATACATATCTTCAAGCGGTAATGTCATAAAAATATCTCCGGATGAGGTTTGGTATGGTATTGACACAGATTTCTACGGTGATTTGTGCTGCTATAACCAATATGATGCAACTGAGAAACACATAGCATACATTATGAACAGATTCAACACTGCTCAGAGGGAGTCATCATTATCAAAGTCTGATAAATATTTTAATAATTTCTATTATGATGAGATAATGATGGATGACTATGACTCAAGTCCATATTCAGCATCGTGCAATCCATATTACGAAAGTGGTGAAACAGCATCCAACAATAAGTCAGAAGGATATTACTACAATCCTCATTATCAGATAAGAATCAAGACATTCGGCAAACTTAATTCAATGTCACCGCAGTTCTTGAACTTAAGACAAATAGTTAAGGTTGATGGTCTTGAATATACATATTCCATCACAACACAACAGCCACATTATCTGACATTAGGTGATAGGGCCGTATTATATGATATGGTGTCTGAAAGATATTATACTCTTACCGCCATTGACAATGAAAGAAATTCAAATAAGGTGTTTACATGCATTGTCACGGACTATGACACGGGTAAGAATGTCGATATAATGTCTGCAAATGGGGTGCCATTCTCGTCTGCAACCACAAATTTATATACAAGTGCCCAAAATCTGCAAATGTTTAAGTTGTTTAAGATGGACAATTTGGGTTGCCCTAAATACGCAACAATTCTAAAAGACGGTACTTGCAGGATTATTTGGCGCGATGTGATTAGTAACGGGTTTGACAGAGTGGATGATACGATTGAGGAATACCCGTTTACAAACGGGGCGCTTTATGTCAACAAGAACATAAACATATATGTGAGGAGACAAGACCCGTATAATGAATATCTGCTTTATTCTAACGAAGATATTAAGGGCGAAATCACAGATTTTGAAAACGAAGATAATTATGTAAAAGAAAATCAAATAGAATGTTAAGGTATAGTGTCAGATTAAACGGAAGTAATTTCAAGCAAACTGAATTGGAATGGAGTGAAAAATATCTTTCACCGGATTTGTCTTATATCAGTGGTGTGACATCACCATCCTATAACCTTGACAGATTCAGATATTTGGCCTCAAAGAACTCGTATTCGAATACGAACGGTGTCTTGTCCCTAAATGCCCACAATGAAAAAAGACAAGGATATATTATTGTCAGAGAAAAGAAATACTACATATATAGTGGTTCTACTGACAACTATTCAATCGAAGAAGGTGGAATAACCATTGAGTATAAGTTTGTTTTCATAAACGGAAAATATTTCTATTATACTGAATTGGATAGTGAATCACACACTAGTGGATTTACCATTGACAATATATTATACTATAAAGATAATAATGTAAAGAATGGTGAAGATGAGCCTTGTAAGGTTGCTTGTTCACAAGATGCCACTTATTTCACAATAGATACCGTTTATTATATTGATGATGAAAGAGTCACCATTGACGGTGAGGAATACCAATACGAAAGATGGGAAGGTGAATATGGTGTCTTAAAATACCTTGATGATGGCAGAGCATTAGACCCTAGTGAAATAACAGATTGTTCTAGTATAGAATTTGTTCCATATGAGGTAAATAATGTGGAGGAAATTACAAAATTTACGTTAACGAAGGAGGATGATACAGTAAAACTGTTCGATTCAATTAGTCACTGTAAGTATCAGTTCTATGTTCTGTATAAAAACCATTATTGTAACATTGTAAAGGTAGCAAGTGATGATTCCTATATTTTTTACTGCGAAATACCGAAATATGTATTGTCCGGGCGCACAAGTGAGGGGCAGATAATCAATGATGATTTGGAGACCGTGCGATTCCCTTTGTATTTTACGTTACAGTCCGGAAACGAAGACATAATGTATGGCTACAAGGATTCAATTGAACAAGGATATTATATAGACTCTCAACATTATTCCGAACACCATATTAAGAATATGAATGAATTGACACGTGTCACCGCATTCATATACATTGAAGAAGAGAATGTTTTTCTCCGCGTTGAGCATGACATCCTATCAACCAACTATGGTGAAATTCTTTCCGTCAACATGAATGATACTTATGCAAGTCTTTCAGTTGGGGATAAGTTTTCTTTGGAATACAATAGAAACAATAACACCAATGCCATTGTATATAAAACTATGCCGGAAGGAAAAGAAACTTATTTTGTCTTCTTTAACAACAAAAGGTATGACGTTGAGAAAAATTTGTGCGACAAAGCCGAAATAAAGGGTCAAGAATGTGATATTGAGTATATCAACGGAAGAATCAACGGCGTTGACTGTCTTGTTTTAATAAATGGTGAATACGTACCAATGAAATTGGAAATAAACGGGGATGAGGCCAAGGTCAAGAGATACGGACGGATTGTGTCCGGCTCGTCATTGACTAGTACAACTGAAGCGTCATACAATGTAATTGAATATGACGGTATCACCATAGACAATACCAAGTGTATCATTAATAAGTATGAAAACGGTGACGAATATGCTGATATACCATTTAATGAGAAATATGTCGTAAAGATTGTGGAAGTGATAGGTAACTCAACATATATTTGTGTTCCTTACTTTGACAGTAATGATTTTACCGAAGAGTTTGCGAGGATAATATCAAATGATATTTGTGACAATATTGTTGACAATCAGCAATTCTTTAGGTTGAAGGTTAAGAACAATATATTCGGTGAATATGAAATAGATGAGGCTTTAGCCTTTAAGGCAATGCGTAACCCAAGGTCTAGCAGTGACTTCTATAATCTATTCAACGATTTGGTTATACTTGTCGACAGCGGGTATATCCACATCCCTCTATCATTCAACATGGATGCCGGGAATAATATTATCCAAGATGATATTATTACTGAAAAATTCTTTAACGTGGAAAAAAAGAAGGCAATCAACGCAATAGTTGATATGGAGAAGGATGTATATGTCCCGAAATATATGGACTCAACATACAGTGGTGCTGCGACAACATTCCATCCAATACATGAAATGAGGTTTAATTTCCATTTTAGGACGAGGAATGAGTTTTGGAAAATAGACAGTGAAGACAATAATTGGTTCATTACCGACTATTACCCATATAAATGTATGTTGAATGATGGTGAGGCAAAGAAAACGCTGCAAACGGCATCTGACTTGATGGGATTACTCTATTTCACTGACGATGATGTATTCTATCAGAGGTCAAAGGTCGCAAAATCATTTATGAGGCTCTTGTTCTATGACAGCACGGACCCGCAGAGACAATCATTATTGGCTACGTCTTGTGTTTTTATGGATGAGCATGCCTTATTTAAGACCTTTATCGACAATTCTAGGCAAAACATATATGACTATGCCAAATCTAGCGGTTCTACGGATGTTTCCGGAGGTACTGACTGTACAGACGGTAATTTAAGGAAAATGACTAAAATATCCGTAAACACTGAATTTATCGGAAAAGTAAGTGGTAATACTAAATTTTATCCATTATCTGCAAATACGGTAAACATAAGTGAGAATCACAGATTAAGTTCAAGGCTTATTGTTAGGGACAAATACTCAACAGACACCTCCTCTGAGGGATTCTATCTCTACATTTTCAAGGAGTATTCTGAAAAATTGCACCCAAAGCCTATTTATATGAAGGTTGAATTTAACCATGCCGGTATTGGTAAGACGATACCATTCATAATACCTATGCATTGGTCCGGAAATACTAGTGATAGCGGAAGCACCGATTATAATATAATGTATCCGGAGCATAGTCTGCAACTTAATAATGAGAATGATGTTAAAGAACTGATGAGCGGAACGCCATTGTCCTATATATATGCTCAGACCTATATTCCATTATATGCAGTATATGATTTTATGAACAAGGAGTACTGTTATGTATTTGATAATAGGTATGTTAGTGTGAACAAAGACGGTACAATGGATTTTAATTTGTTCGAAATGAAATCCATGCGAGAAGACAAAGATTATCAATACGATATTGATGAAATGCGTAAGGACATATTAATGAGAAAACCTAGAAGAGGTTTTATTAACATTAACAAAAATCAATTTGATGTAGAATTAACTAGCAATGAGGGAAATTAGTAAAAAAATATCTTTGGAACCAATGACTTCTAGGCTACCTAGTGTGTGGCCTAGTTTGCTTGATAACGGTGATTTGATTTATTTCGATGAAAAATCACTCGGTGATAGGGGAATGGAATACACTAGCAATTGGGGCCTCACTCCAATCAATATTGTATTGGAAGAGTTTCAGCCGGGAAAGACATCAAGTGAATATAAAGTCATAAGCGGTTCTTGTGAGGATAGTTTTATTCTCTCGTTTGAAAATCTTAGCAAATGGTATTATTTCTTTACGGAATACTATAACTTGCTTAAGAAGTATGGACATTGTAATATGACCTACACTAGTGCCGAAGATTATTATAATCACGAATCCATAGACAAATATGCTAGTGAAATGGTGTATGGCTCCGACAGAGAGACATACATTGAATTGGATAGGAAGTTCACTAGTATGGGTGGAATTGTGTTGGTCACTGAGACGGGTGAAGTCGTTGACAACGGTTTCTTTAAGTGGATTTGCGACAATGTCGTACCTAGTTTTCAAATTCCCATAACCTTAAGGAATTATTGGAAGAGAGACACCCTATTCTATCCGGACGTAATAGGTTGGTTGGAGTGGTTTAACAAACGAAACCAATTATATGATGGTATGGAAGAATATCAGTGTAAGACTACGGAAAATGTTGACTGCTGCGATTGCGTAGAATATTTCAGTCGCGGCGGCAATGATATGTTTACGTTGATGCAGGATTGGTATGGTGAGGTTGAAGGTAGAATTTCAAGCAATAAGGATTCAATAGAATCCTCATTAAGTGATGGTGGTGAATCTTGTTGGTATCCGCATATTATATTGCCGACTGAAATATTGGCCGTAACGGATAATGTAGGTGAAAGGAGCATCTTGTCAGACGATTATAAGTGTGGTGAAGAATATCATACAATCCCAACGGAAGAAGGAAATAAGAGGACGCAAATATACTATGAAAGTGGTAATACACATGACGGAACGGTAGCCACGATAGGTTCTATCCCAATGATATTAAGCGGCGATGGTCTTAGTTTCGAATTTGATGATAAATTTATGGAAAAATATATATCCACATGTAATACATGCGGATATAAGGGTGTCTTCTCTGAAAGGTGTCCAATATGTAATAGTTCAAATATAGAAATTAAAAAGTGGATTCCTTATACGGAACATTACTTACATGATAATGCTAATGAATTCATTACCAACATCACCCTATACACGTTTGATGAAAATAATGTAAAGGTTGTCGGTACCGGTTTGATAGACAACGCGCTCCAAGAAATAAAGGATAAACTGACAAAGGTTTATGAAATACAGAAATCTGAGAATGGTTGGATTTTCATTAACGGTTCACTTTATCCGGTAGGAAAGACCGAATACGGTATATATGATGAAAATAACCAATACCTAGGAGGAAGGGAGTATCCGGTGTTTAGGGATAGTGCTACAAACACACCCTATACAAGCATTAACGGAAAAAAGATATATGCCGAATTATATGTCCCGAAGAATGTGTTCTACTTCCCGTTTTTCAAGGTGCCCGGATACACACCGGCTGAGTCACTTGATTTTGACATTAATGAATATAAGCAGTTCAGCAGAGTTGATAACGGTCAAGGCGAAAGGAAACATTACATAGAGTATATGGGTGATATATTCATGTTTGACGAGTCATTGGTAATCAGTGGTGTTAACCCCATTAAGGTTGTGGGTCATTCTGTCACCGATGATGGCATTGACTTGTATATAGTGGATGCATTTTCTGATGAAAACATCAAGTCATATGATGAGTATAACAATGAATTGGTTGACTATGAGAAGAGCGGGTATAATAAACCTAGTATTGACGAGTATAATACCGTAATTAAAATTGTTCCCATCATAAATGATTCCGGTTCAATATTTGAAATCTACAATGCAAGGGAATTGGTCGGGACAACATCCTCAAAATTAATTGGGTTGAGGTCTTTTAACACACTCGTTGATGATATAGGAAATGAAATAGACGGAATAAATAACTCCGCAACAATCAACGGCATTGGCCTCAGACCAAAAGAGGGTGCTGTGTTGGAACCGATTTATCAAGTCGGAAATACCGCAAACGTGAGACCTTATGCCTATACATTAAGGGATGACCAAATAAGTGGTGGTACTAAAGAAAACTATTATGTTGGTGATATTATTACGGATATGACCTTCTATTATCTGAAGACAAACGGTGAAGTCGCAGAAGATACGATAGTGAAAGTCACTATTGATAATGAAGATGGCCCCAATAAGGGTCGCAAGAAGATTAAAATAAAGAATGACGAGTTTTTAGTTAGCGGAAACACTTCACTGTCTGCAATAACAGTGTCCACTACAAAAAAAGAAGAGATTAAATTGAATAAGGTTTATACGGAAGATGATATATTGTGTGACGTAACATATCATATCGGGGCAACCTTAGTGAGTGGAAGCAGTGGGTACGAGAGGTCACAATTCATGTTGTCCAATGAAAGTAATGACGTTGAATATATTGAGACGGTTAGGTTTGTCCTAGAGCCAAGGGAGTTTTATTTGGGATGGGAAAATGACCCCAAATATATTATTCCGGTAAATAGGCAGAATCCGTGTAACCATTCATTGAGTTACACAATCTATGTCTATAGGATGGTTCAAGACATAACAGAAAGGAGTTTTACCGAATGTGGTGATGAGGTTGAGGTTTCGATTGCAAATTTTCAAACCAAAATAAATTTGTTATTGGATAGTAGCGGAAATGATGTCTATGGTGAATTAATGGATATGGCAAGACATAATAATGTGGAAATTTTTCCGACATTCGGTGAGGAATACAGACTCGGAATTTCAGTTAAAGAAAATGTAGATTCTGATATTTATATAGACAGAGGAATTAATTCGGCTTATGAAAAGCACCTTAAACTAGGTGAAGTAACATCACTAGAGGCTTTAGAAAACTACGGAATTAATTTTTTTGAAATGATGAATACCTAAAAAAGTTAAAATTTAAATTTAAGATGAGTGTAGGCGCATACGGTACCGTAATACCAATTTCAATAAGGAATAATGATATTAGTAACTTGGTTGACATTTCATTTGTCTACCACGAGACTAGGAGTTTTGATTCATTGACAAATGCAAAGTTTGAACATCTTGACTCTAGCGTGTTGACCCAAGCGAGAAGGTCAATGGATAATGGGCAAGGTGAGCAAGATGCAGATGACATTATAGACGGAATGTACAATTTGCAACTCCCTTTGAGACATTTTAATAAAAAGGGCTTCTACACCGTCTATATAAAGCCAAAAGAGATTTTGGCAACAATTGCCGATGTCAGTAACCTTACAGCATTTCCGGATGTGAGGGGTATGGTTATTGATACCACGCAGATACTTAATGAGAGTATGCGGACAAAGGCTAGGACGAATAATAATTTGGTGGGGTATAGGGTGATATACCTAGATGAGAACGGGAACAGAGAGGACTATTACAGAATAATAACCTCGAATAACAAGTGTGAGCCGGTAGTATCTGCACCAAATTCTTCTAGCGACAAGACATATACATACAGATATGAAGACAGTTCTAGTCTGATTTTTGTGACGGTATCACCATCCTCTGCACCTTCATTCAAGAATAACGCCCTGCCTTACATAGGAAAGCCGACGCAGAGGATAATGTTGGTGAACACATTGTTTGAACCGATACAATTGGACATTGAAATGTGCGACCACGACTTTGACACCTTGAGTTTCATGCTCGAAAACAGCCAACTCAGAGATTTGGATAACGGACTTGTTACGACATTCAACAATGAGAATGCAATATATCACCAATCAGAACACTTCACGTTAAAGGATAAATACAGCGGAAGACCGGTATATGAGGTCAAGCAGAATAAGAAGACCAATATTGACTATAGTCAAACCATATCAGACAAAATAAGTTAAGTGAAATCGTAAAATACATATGTCAGAGTACATAAAATCACATTCAAACTACGTGCTTAGGAAAAACCATCAAACAATCAGCGATGGTACGATTTGGGAGCGTGACATCACCACTATTGGTGGTGTCAACCAATTTTCTCCGGGTCAAATTCCAATATACAAAAGCAACAATTTCATCATAACCGTAAGAAATGACGGCCGAATTGCCAACCAATACAACACAACGAATTGGAAAAGCAATGAGAACGGTGAGATTTGGACATTGGAATCCATCAGCGGAATGACCGATAATTCGGATGGTCAGAATGATATTAAAATCGTATTGAAGCAAGACTATTACGATTTTATGGACTTCGTATATTACGGTTCTCTCGTTGAAATGTTTAGGTCATCCATAAACAGCATAATATTAAGGTTTCCGGGTGAGTTATATGGCACTGATAAACAAGCATATTATACAGACTACAATAATGATAGGAGACAACTTGGTGACGGATATTACGTTTCAAACCCATTCAATGTAAACTTACACAGTATTAAGAAGCCGCTTGATGCCAATCCGTTGAGGTATTTCGCCGACGGGGGATATGCCAATTATGAAATCATTGATGACGAAAGTGACACTCCGATTAAAATAGAAAAGTGGGAAGTGGTGGAATACCATTACTTTGAACGAAAGGATAGTAAGAATTTTATTAACTATACCGTTACACCTAATGGTACAACTAGTGTTGTTGAATCTACTCCTCATCCTTGCAAGGGTGAATTGGTTGCTGAAATAAGGATTAACGACAATATACCAATATCAGCATATATCGGCGACAATGATGAAATCATCTACACTTCAATTGATATGGCCGGAAAGCATATTCGTCCGTTGAATGACTTTATACTCAATTTCTATGACGAGTGTGATAACTTTGAAAAAATTTTGTTAAATCCTAAAACAACGCCTAAATACAAGTCAACCTTCTCGGTTATAAATGAGAATGAGTACGGATATTATAGGAAAATGGAGGAGTTCATAGTACCAACCTCATTTGGTGATTATAATATAGACGTTACCTCCGATGCATTCAATGCATTGACCGAAAGACTCGGTGAGATTGGCGCATATTACGATGAACTTTTTACCGATAATCTCTATAGGTCAATGACTCACGAGGCAATCAAGAACTTCGATTGGACATATACCCGTGAATTCAATAACGGTGACGAGGAGGAATATGTCTATGGTGGGGAAAAGATTCAAAAGGCTTTGAGGGTGTTTGCAAGAGAATTTGATGAAATCATATCATACATAGACAATATCAGATACTCCAACAGAATAACATATGACGGAAGGAATAATATTCCGGACTATTTCTTGACGGACGAGGTCGATAAAAGGGGTTGGGACGTTAGAATGGTCTATCCTTATGATTTGACCGAATATACATTCGGTGAACACGGTGAGAAGAACCCATATGAAGACGGGTACGATAGTCCGAATATTCAATTGAGCGGGGTCACAAGTGACGGAAAACCCTTTATTAGGGAATTCACCCAAGATTCAACAAAGGTTGTTGTCCCATATTCAAATGAAATGCTCGGTGAATATAAGAACGGATATTTTATCACTTGCTGTAGTGATTATAGCAAAGATGATGAGTTTTGCTACTATGGCACCAAATCTCCGTATTTTATCAAGAAATCCGAAGGGGAGACAACGTTTTTGGATACTTGTGGCGACAAGTCTCCGATATTAAAGAACAGAATAAAGGCTTATTCTGATGAAAAACCATACACATATACGGATGTCAATAATGAATTTATGAGGAGATTGGTGATTAATTCCCCGTTCATAGCAAGACATAAGGGTACTGAGGAGGGAATTGAAATGATGCTCTCCATGTTCGGCCTTAAAAGCAAGAAATGGGTTGATTCCATGCCGTCATACATCTGTGATAACAAGAAACTAGATTATGACTATGAGATTGTTGAATACACCTCATTCACAAACAGAATCGAGGAACCTTGGGACGTGGTTCATCAAATGTACAGAATAGATTGGATTAATTCCACAAAATCAATCGTGTATGACAATAGGTCAATATCGAATTACACTAGGAATGGTACATTGGATAACGGGACACCTTATGAGGGATTGCCGGTATCATACCGATATGAATATAATAACACCGAAGGAAAATACATTCATAAAGAAAGCGAGCAGAAGTATGAAGATTGCGGAGTGAGTGCCACGACAGATGAAAATAATGCGTTCAAGATAATGGAGACAAATGAACCCGTATTGAGGCGTTACCTCTATCCAAGGTTCAATAAGTATGAACAATTGGACGGGAATCCTTATTTCCAAATGGATGGCGGATGGTTATCCAAGACAATTGAATACGGTATTGAGAAATATAACTTTGCATTTGATGTTGAGGATAATATAGCATACTCTGAATATGTCCCTAGCGGAAGTACGAGTGAGGATGAGGTAATCGACAATCACCCGATATTCAAGGAGACAATAAGAAACATACGAAGGGTTGACTCCATATCCAAACTCTTGGACATCCCGTCAAGTGAACTCAAGGCGAACTCAGTGGTCTATGTGACCAACATCGAGAAGAACGTTGCAGTAATCAACGGTTCAGTATATCCCATAAACTTGGAATATGCCGTTGAAGGAACCCTTGGAAGATACATTCTGTTTACAAAGACATCGGAATACATATTGGTCGGCGATGACAGATTCTTCGATGACACAATCTGTGTCTATAATAAGTACGGACAAGAGAGCATATACAATCTTTCAGATAAGAGTGAGGGTTATGAAGTGAAGGCATATATTACCGATGGTGATGAATTCATCTGTGCCGCCGGTGCTAGCGGCACCCCGGGTGCTTCTTATACAATCGACTCGTTTGAGATATTGGACAAGGTATTAAGCGCTGATGACATAACCAATTATTTCATATTGGATGACCCGTATTATTCGGATAAGATATGCACAGAGGATTCACACAACGGGTGGAGACCGCTAAGGAAGAGTGACCCGGAATATATTAGGATTAACACAATAACAAACTATTACTACGGGAACAATCCGCATAACGGTAACATGAGTTATGATAACGGCCATGAATACTTTACATATTTCAAGAGACTGTTCAAGTATGCAATGGATGAGTATATGTTTGATGAAAGGTGCTATGACAATATAGACAATGACTATGATGAATTCGGTAAAATTGGATTTAAAAACTTAATTGACGATAACGAATATGTCAAACAGTACGATAACTTATTGGTAAAGGACAGAAAAATACACTATTTCGGTTCTTATTACCCCAATAATCCTAATGAACAGCCAACTTCATGCAATACAGTCTGCTTCTATGGAGAAGATGAGGATAAGGTGGACAAGTTAGAAAAAATGTATAGGGCTTCACTGAATGATGATGAGTTCACGGTTGAAAATTACATCCTCACAAACGAAGAAGGTAAAATGTTAGGCCCGGAGAATCCGTATTCGCAATTCCTAACCGGTATGACTTGTGAAAACGGAAGGATAATACCAACCGACGAGGTCACGGACCAAATAGTCAACAACAAGAGGATGACCATAAGGTTTAGACTCCATAACAAATGGTGTAGCAACAAGGGGCAGTGTGAACTGAAATACATTGACGATATTGTTATGAATTATCTCACGCAGATGATTCCGTCCACAACCATCGTAAATATTGAATATGTAGAGAGAAAGGAGGATTCAAGCCATGATTAACATAGAAGGGACTGAAGGTGCATATACCATTGATTTCAATGAGAGTGAATCAAACTCAAGACTGCTGAAGATTAATTCAATAATAGGGAAAATGACGATTCCTTGGAGTGTTTCCTATAACCCTTTCCCCAAGAATGTGGTTAGGATTACCAAGATGCCGGATTATTCCATGAAGATAGAGGCTGACTTATCATTATTGAAGAAGGAGAATTTCTTCATCGTGACAAATCCTAGAAGGGAAGAGATTAAGGTTTTCTTGAAGCCAAACCTAGAATTGTCTAGGGAGAGAATATACATCTTTAAACTAGGAAAGTCAACCACTAGCGGAAATTCTGCAACGATAAACGTTATTTCAAAGGAAAACGGCAAACTAGAACCTTGGCACGTTGAATATGACGGAAGACCACTGAAATATGATATTCAGACAAAACAGAACAAGATAACGGTAACACTCCTTGAAGACTTGCTCTCTAGTTTCACTTCCACAATAGTATTGGAACAAGACAACAGCGGAAAGCAGATAGAATTCAGACTAAAGCATGAGGATTCAGACTCAGTAGAGGTAATAGAAGGTTAGTTAGCCTATGCGTTAACTAACCTTTCCTCGTCTTTATCAAGGTCTTCGATTGCGTCAATCTCAATATCATATAACCCGTATTCCGTCTCCAAGTCAATGAACGTGTGGTCCATACTCCCAACGTCCCATATGACAAACCCGTGCTCAGATACGGTTTCACCGAATGTCTGTTGTATCAGTGACCCGCAATACACAATCTCCGTATTACCCCTTTTCAGCACTTGCCTCTTATGCACGTGAGCAGCCATAACGGCATCACACCCCTCAAACTTGTCAATACCCAATCCGCCGTCATTAACTGTCCCGTTTGGCATTACACATCCGACAACCATACCGTGATACAGTCCTATTATCTTATTCTCTCCACCCATTTCCGACTCAATATCCGGCCTAGCATACCCGTCATATATGGAATATACTGCCCAAGTTACCCCGTCATCGACAACACATCCGCTCTTATATTCCAACACTTCATCCAAGAATGTTGAATTCTCGAAATTGGCAGTGTTAAACAACGCGGTTATTGCGTCAGTCCTGCTAGTATTTGACTCAATTAGGTCATGGTTCCCGGCAATCACAATAACCCTTCCCACCTCTTCAAGCCTCCTTATAAAGAAACTAGTCAAGGTAATGAACTCCGGAGTTATCTGATTCTTACTATGCCCTAAATCACCACAGATTACCACTCTAACTTCATCGTTTTCAAATGGTTCTGCTATCTCTTTGCATTTTTCAACGAAACGTTCCAACTGTTCGGTATATTCATCCAACCGCCTAAAGAGCCGGATGTGGATGTCACCGCAGTGTATGATTAATCTTACCATAAAATATTAATTTTTTGCAAATATATAAATATTTTTTCAATTTAACAAATATTTAGGCAATAACATAGAAGTCGACCCAAATTATTTTTTTGTTCATTATGATATTTATTGTAAAAATAACTTGATAAATACATAAAAAACGATATGAAAAGAAGAATTAGATTGACAGAGTCAGACCTTCACAGAATCGTGAAAGAATCTGTTAATAGAGTGTTGATGGAAGTTAGTGCTTTTCCGAACAAAGAAGAAAAGGAATTGTACCAAAAATTCGCAAATGGTGAGATTACCTACGCTCAATTACGGAAAGCATTGGTAAAAGCAGGATGTGAGGACGTAGGAAATTGGGATTTTCAATGGGGAGATTAAACATAGTTCCCTTAAAACGGCAAATACACTTCATTAAGTTTGGATGCTTGTGACAAATGCCGCGCTATTTCCTTATATCCGCCCATTTGATATAATGATGACGGGTCATCGTTTGCACCCAACGGAATGTATCTTATTCTATTGTACAGATTTCCGTGGTTCAAGAGTGAATAAATCCTCTTTGCCGTGTCATAGGCATCGCCGTCAATGAATATATTGATGTTTGCCCTTGCATTGTTCACCAAACTCCAATATAACTTATAGTTTCTGTTCAAAGCCTTTCCCAATAGCGGTATTGAGTTCGGTACCACAATATGGTCGAACGGCCCCTCTACCAATGTTATGTCCGCATCCCACTGAACATTTCCCTCATTGAATATAATATCTTTCTTTTCAACCTTTGGGTTGTCGTATTTCAACCTTCTGTTGAACTTGTCCGACTTTGGGAGGTAGTCCCTCCCAACCCAATAGTTCAATTCGCTTGAGGCATCGTAGGAAGGTATTATTATTCTGTATGAACCCTTTCTGTTATCGGTGTCTTTTTCGGTATAACCCAACTTGTATTTTTCTATTATATCCCAACCTATGCCTCTGTTCTCCAAATATTTCAATGCACCATAATTGTTCCTTCCGTCCTTTTTGAATAACTTGAAACTTGAAGGAAGTCTAAGTGCTTCCCTTTCAATTATTGAGGTGTCAAAGTCATTTAGGTCAAGTCTGTACAACTTGCTGTCCTTGATTGAGCGTATTATGTTGAAATATTCTTGCAACAAGTCACCGTTGCCGAACAGCCTTATGAGTTTCTTGATTGAGCCGTGCATGGTGTCATCACCCTCTGAACTGCATTTCCAACAGTTATATACACCACCGTTTGAAAACGATACCTCTAGGTTGTATTTAAATGCTTCTTGTTGACCGTATTTCTCAATACAGTGTGGACAAGGGAACTGATACTGCATTTGCCTTTCGCAATACCCGCTCTTCGATTCTCCCAACATAAACTCAAATATGTTATATAATCTTTCAAACTCTTGCATAATTGTGTAAAATTATCCTTTGTTTGCAAATATATGTTAAATTTTTGAAAAAAACAAGGTTTTTGCTTAGTTAATTCAATTTTTTTCGGTACTTTTACAACGTGAATCAATTAAAATGGTCAAAACATATGGAGTATGTAAGGTTACAGTACCAAGTTAAAAAACTGTCAGACGGAACCGTTGACAGATATGAGGCAAGAGAATTGTTGCATCCGTGTGACTCAAACAAGAGCGACAAGGAAAACATTGATGATGCCTTTGACAAAGCATGTGAGGTCGGAGCGGTGCCGTATAAGCAGGTAAGGTGGAAGTTTGTTAACATTTAAAAAAAACAAGAAATGCAGTCAGAAATGGCTGCATTTTTTCACTTTTCGTGATATTTATTTCTATAAAACTTTTTGTTATTATGGAAAATAAAAAAATTAAGGACAGTGATATTTTGAGGGCAATGACCGTTCATTTGGACGAGGACTCCGTGGTCTATGGTGCAAACGGACATTATGCCTTGGGTGCATATTATGACATCACGAAAGTGAGCAGTGTGTTTGGTGACAAAGACTATAACAGCCAAGAGAACTTGGATGCTGCAAGCGATGCAGCGGCAGCAGAAATATTTAGGACTGACAATGACGAACTTCCGGAAGAACTTCAGAAGGCGATTTGGATGAAAGAGTATTAATTAAGTGGATATGAAAAGAAGAATTAGATTAACAGAAGGTGACCTTCACAGAATCGTGAAGGAGTCGGTGAATAGAATATTAAAGGAAGGCGTTGACCCTATTTCAAAGGTTCAATCATTGATTCAACAAGCCAATAACGCCTATCATGAAGCGTTGGAAGCACAAGATAATTACAAGTGGCCACTGATGAACAAGAGAGGTGAAACATATGGTTTATCGTCTGATATTAAACTTGACGGAAGGGGCTATGTTTCCATACCATATACAAACCCATACAGAAGTTTTGACTATCAGCCGGTAAAGATAAGAGTTATCAGCAAGGTTGGCGGAAGGGTAAAGATTATTCCCGGAGATTATTGGGAAGAAGGATGGAAGGATGTTAAGAAAATGCTTAACAACATTATAAGGGATGCAGAAATCGGCAACAATCATATGAGAATCTATGACCCAAGCGTTGAAGATTCTTCCTCACCGGAAGAGAGACGCGCCAACAAAGAAAGGCTTAAGGGAATGAATAGGGAAATTGGAAGAAACGTATCTGCCGGAATGGAATATGTTTAAAGAAAAATCCTCAAGATGTTTAATCTTGAGGATTTTTTTTGTTAGGCAACTATATACGTTATTGTTCAACCTTTGTCCAATTATAATAACCTAGGTAATAAGTACCCGTTCCCATCCAAGTGTTATAGCCGCTGCTACCGCTTTGAATTGTTAGAGTACCACCGGTCTTAATATCATAGAATGTATAATCATATATTGTTGGTGCTGTTGTGGCAAGTGAAGTTATTGCCGATAAACTAGAACATCTACTGAAAACACCACCACCAATGCTTGTGACACCATTCGGTATTGTTATGCTTGTTAAACTAGAACAAAATTCGAAAGCACTATTACCAATACTTGTAACACCACTACCAATATAGCAAGTTGTCATGGCAGTACAGTTATAGAAAGCCCGTTCACCAATACTTGTAACACTGTCCGGAATTGTTATGGTTGATAAACTACGACAACCATAGAAAGCACTACCACCAATACTTGTAACACTGTCCGGAATTGTTATGCTTGTTAAACTATAACAACAATTGAAAGCACTATTACCAATACTTGTAACAGTATTTGGTATTACAGTTGTATTACAACCTTTTATTAAAGTGTTTGTGCTTGTTTGAATAATTGCATTACAGTTGTTTCTTGAGTCATAGGTTGCATTTGCAGCATCAACTGTTATACTTGATAGACTAGAACAATAAAGGAAAGCATTAGTAATAATGCTTGTAACACCGCTACCAAGCGTACAAGTTGTTAAACCGGAACAACCTAGGAAAGTGTTCTCACCAATACTTGTAACACCATTTGGAATTGTTATGCTTGTTAAACTAAAACAACTAGTGAAAGCATTACCACCAATGCTTGTAACACCACTTGGAATGTTTATACTTGTTAAACATTGACAATTTTCAAAAGCAGCATAACCAATACTTGTAACACTGTCCGGAATTGTTATACTTGTTAAACTATAACAATCACCGAAAGCCCCATAACTAATGCTTGTAACACCACTTGGAATGTTTATACTTGTTAAACCGGTACAACCATTGAAAGCATAATCACTAATGCTTGTAATACCATTTGGAATAAATGCTGCATCAGAACCCTTTATCAAGGTATTTGTGGCAGTTTCAATGACTGCATTACAATTATTTCTTGAATCATATACGGGGTTTGCAGCGTCAACTTCCACGTCTGATAACCCACAGTACTCCATTGTGAAAACTTGGTTTATATTTGTTACGCCACTTCCGATGTATAAGGTTCTAATTCCGTAACACTCACTAAAAGCACTTCCGCTTATGCTTGCGACACTGTTTGAGATAACAAGGGTTTGAAGTAAACCACAAGTGTAGTCAATTTTAAACGAATCTTCTTCAGATTCAATACAAGAACCTTCCCAAGCATTATATAAGTCACCAATGCTTGTACATAAATCGCCACAAACAATTGATGATATGCAAGTTCCGGTTACTTCTTCCGTTTCTTGGTCTTCCACATAAGATAAATAAGGAAGAATCATACATTGTGTCAGTTCTCCGCTTCCTTGTAACTCAACCTCAGTTGGTTCGCCAACCAAGCCATCATTATCATAATCTTGCACGGTTAACTTAACAAAGAAAGGTGGGGGGGGGTGGAAC